CCGCTAGTTCCTGATGAACCACTTGAACCTGAAGTACCATTCGTACCACTAGTTCCTGATGAACCACTTGAACCTGATGAACCACTTGAACCAGATGTCCCTGAAGAACCTGAAGAACCTGAAGTGCCATTCGTTCCGCTAGTTCCTGATGAACCACTTGAACCTGAAGTACCATTCGTACCACTAGTACCTGAAGAACCCGATGTACCTGATGAGCCAGATGTACCATCAGTACCGCTAGTTCCTGATGAACCACTTGAACCTGATGTTCCGCTAGAACCTGAAGTACCATTAGTCCCACTAGTTCCCGATGAACCACTTGAACCTGAAATACCACTAGTACCACTAGTACCTGATGAACCTGAAGTTCCGCTAGTTCCTGAAGAACCTGATGTTCCCGATGAACCACTTGAACCTGAAGAACCTGAAGAGCCATTAGTCCCGCTAGTTCCCGAAGAACCTGATGTACCATCTACACCTGATGTTCCTGATGAACCGCTTGAACCTGAATTACCGCTAGTTCCTGATGAACCTGAAGTTCCTGATGAACCTGAAGTTCCGTTTCCGCCACTAGTACCTGAGGTTCCACTTGAACCAGATGTACCACTACTACCATTAACACCACTAATTCCTGAAGTACCACTAGTACCTGAACTACCTGATGTACCATCACTACCACTAGTTCCTGATGAACCTGATGTACCATCTGAACCACTAGTACCTGAACTACCTGATGTACCATCACTACCGCTAGTTCCTGATGAACCTGATGTCCCGTCTGAACCACTAGTACCTGAACTACCCGATGTACCATCACTACCGCTAGTACCTGATGAACCTGACGTTCCTGATGAACCTGATGTTCCTGAACTACCTGATGTACCATCACTACCGCTAGTACCTGAACTACCTGATGTACCATCACTACCACTAGTACCTGAACTACCTGATGTACCATCACTACCGCTAGTACCTGATGAACCTGACGTTCCTGATGAACCTGATGTTCCTGAACTACCTGATGTACCATCACTACCGCTAGTACCTGAACTACCTGATGTACCATCACTACCACTAGTACCTGAACTACCTGATGTACCATCACTACCGCTAGTACCTGATGAACCTGACGTTCCTGATGAACCTGATGTTCCTGAACTACCTGATGTACCATCACTACCACTTGTTCCTGAAGACCCACTAGTTCCTGAAGACCCACTTGTCCCTGAAGACCCGCTAGTTCCTGAAGACCCACTAGTCCCTGAAGACCCGCTACTTCCTGAGGCGGATTGTAATGTAGTTACGATGTAAGAATAGTGTGTAGTACCTTCAGTATAAAATGTAACCGTTTTATTACCTGTTTGGTTATTGTTCACATAAATATTAACAATAATTCTATCAGATGGGTCTAAAATTGCTGTAGTTGCAACACCATTACTTTTTGTTTCTACGGGAGTTGTATTATTTGTTTGCCACCCAATTTGTACAGGGTCACCACTAAATAATACAGTTGTTGTTCCACCTGTAGTATATTTTGATACTGTAAAGTAATAAGTAATATCATCATTTACAGCGTTTTTAGTGAAATAAGAATATGCGTGCCATATACCATTTGGAATAACCAAAACATTTGGATAACCAGGGTCGGTAATCCAACCTGAATCAACCAAAACATTTTGTTGGTTAGACGTTAAATTAACAGTTATTCCTGTTTGAGGTGCCGTTGTTGTATATAAACCTAATTCTCTGTATGGTGATGGTGATTGAGCAACAGATGAGTTGAAAAATAAATTTTGTCCTCCTGAAATACCATTAATACCTGAAGTTCCTGATGAACCCGAACTACCGCTAGTTCCAGAGGAACCTGATGAGCCATCAACACCACTAGTTCCCGATGAACCACTACTACCTGAAGTTCCACTAGACCCTGAAGTAGAAGTATACGCAACCGCTGCAACACCAATATTTTTAATATTAACAATAATTGAAGGTGCTGCAGGTGCAACAAATGGTGATGTTGTTGCAGATAATGCCGTAATTTGAGCATATTGTGTTGTTGCCGCCATTACTAATTCAACAGTATCTCCTTGATTTAAAGATAAAATAATACTTACAAATGGTAATTGTTTTGTTGAATTAGCAACTAAATCAATATACGAATCTGTTCTCGGTACATCAACACCATTAACACGAACCCAAAAACTCATTTCAGAATTTGTTCCTTGTGTTTTTTCAACTTGAGGGGAATATGCAAATTCGTAGATTCCTGAATATTGAATGGAAATACTATTACCGCTTAGTAAGGTAATTCCATTTTCTATTTCAGTATTACTATAGGTTATAACTGTTGGAGTATTTGCACCTGAGACTACTTGAGTAATATCACTACTATAAGACGCATAATAGTTCATTACTCCAGCTCCGCTAGTTCCTGAAGAACCTGAGGTTCCACTTGAACCTGAGCTTCCGCTTGAACCTGATGACCCTGATGTACCATCCACACCACTAGTTCCTGAAGAACCTGATGAACCTGAAGTTCCACTTGAACCTGATGTACCATCTACACCACTAGTTCCTGAAGAACCTGAAGAACCTGAAGTACCACTAGTCCCTGAAGAACCTGATGTACCATCTACACCACTAGTTCCTGAAGAACCTGAAGTACCACTTGAACCTGATGAACCTGAGGTACCGCTCGAACCTGATGTACCATCAACACCACTAGTTCCTGAAGAACCTGATGTACCATTAGTACCACTAGTTCCTGAAGAACCTGATGTACCATCTACACCACTAGTCCCTGAAGAACCTGAAGTGCCACTTGAACCTGATGTTCCGTCCGTACCACTAGTACCTGAAGAACCCGATGTACCTGATGAACCGCTCGTACCTGATGTACCACTTGAACCTGATGAACCGTTTGACCCATCAATCCCACTAACACCTGATGTTCCACTTGTCCCTGAAGAACCACTAGTCCCATTTGTCCCACTTGTTCCCGAAGAACCACTAGTTCCATTTGTTCCACTTGTTCCTGAAGAACCACTTGAACCATCAATCCCACTAACGCCTGAAGTTCCACTAGTTCCTGATGAACCACTTGAACCTGAAGTGGTACCTGTAAATGTAATAACAACATTTCCACCACCATTATCAGTAACAGAGGCATTTGAAAATGTCATCCCTGTAACATTTGTTGCGGTTACACCTGAAGTGGCATCATATATTGTAAGAGGGCTTCCTCCTCCACCTGAAGTAAATCCTGTCACTTGAATATCTTGACCAAGTGAATTAGTTAACGTTAAAGTTTGAGTACCTGAATTATATGTACCTCCCGTGATTGGTACTGTCAAACCTGTAATAGTAATAGTACCACCAGTATTATTATATAAAACTAAATCTGAAGTACCTGAATAAAAGGTACCTCCTGTAATTTGAACATCAGTTCCATAGAATATCCTCCAACGTGCATCATTATGAGTAACCCCATCAACACCCTCAACAGTTGAGCCTGTCCAAGCGTTTATGAAGTTTTTACCGGCTTGGGAACGACTATTTACTACTGTCGCATAATCGGTAACTGTTTTTGCCGAATTTCCTGTAAGTCCCGATAATGCATCCCATAAAGTCTCATAATTAGGTATTGTGTATTGGTATACCGTATCCGTTTCTTGAACATATACCTGCATACCAAGTCTTCTCCTACCTGATGAAATATTATCAGAATTTAAACTTATACTGTCAGGTGAAAAAGCAGTTCCTGTTCCTTTTGTAAAATTTATTGGAATCGTGTTTGCAGATAGTTGTATATTTGAAGGGTATGTTGAAGCAGTTAATACAAGTTCAAGGTCACTTAGATAATAAACTTCCATATAACCTCCCACAGTTAATACGGAAAAATTAGTACCAAATGTTGAAGTCCTTAAAACACTTTGAGTTCCACCTAATTGTGCTGACGATAAAGGGTTTTTATATTCTAATGCCATGTTCTATATTGTTATATTTAAGTATTTTTAAGATTTAGTATCACCTTTTATCCAAAGTGTTGTACTTAATGGTGGTGCTCCTGGCACATAATACAACTCGTTCATCCATAGTACTCTATAAACTCCTGAAGGTATTGCACATCCTGATGGTACCGTTACGTTAATTCCCGCATTTGTTGTGTCAGGTACACCATTATCAATAATAGACACCGAACATGCAGAACCTGTACCCACGTCTAATGTCATATTAGTCATAGAACCTCCAACTCCCGCTAATGGTATCCAAACTGTATAAACATATTGTTCAGATGGATTAACCATACTTGTTGTAATACCAATACTTCCAAATGTATATTGATTTTGAGGACAACCTTGAGAATCCGTACCTGAACCTGATGCCTGTCTGATTGAATTTTTAATTGTACCAACATTAGTTATAAAATTACCACTTGAACCTGTCCATCCAGGGTATTGAACATATATCGCCAAGTCCGAAGCATATGTTGCTCCACCTGCAGGTCCTCCATTATTTGTAAACCCGTTGAAGTTTCCACCCGCATTAAATGTCCACAAACCTATATCCGCCTGTGAAGTTCCATCTTGTGGTTCAGGGAATATATATGCACTAAACGGTACATTAGTTGGTGTTGGTGTTAATGTTGGTGTAGGAGTATTTGTAGGTGTACTAGTGTTTGTCTGTGTTGGTGTGTTAGTATTAGTTGGTGTATTAGTTGGAGTTGTAGTATTAGTTGGTGTATTAGTTGGTGTGGTGGTATTTGTTGGTGTATTTGTAGGTGTTGGTGTTAATGTTTTAGTTGTAGTTGGAGTATTAGTCGGTGTTGTAGTATTTGTTGGTGTTACAGTAGGTGTAATTGTATTTGTCGGCGTGATTGATGGAGTAGGAGTGTTAGTTGGTGTTGTAGTATTAGTTGGTGTATTTGTTGGCGTACTAGTATTTGTAGGTGTGTTAGTTGGAGTCGCAGTATTAGTTGGAGTCACCCCTGTCATAGGGTCAGTTTGAGTTGGTGTTGGAGTAATAGTCGGAGTAATAGTTGGTGTTGGTGTACTACATTCAATAGTCACCACAACCCCATTCAACATTTCTGTTCTTGTTTGTGCTGAATAATATATTGCACTGTCAAGATAAACATTAAATGGTCCTAACGCGTTTGAATTGGATGCCAACCTAACTATATATGTAGTACACCCTGTAACCGTTAGTTGTTGTTCGATTTCAGTGGCACATCCAGGGGCATTGTTTGTTACTAATATAGAATATGTGGACATTCGATGTTTTTATTTAATAAATACCACAACAATACTATTTCAGTGAGTCAGATTAAAAATATTGGGAACTTTAATTTTAGTTGTATTATTGACTTTTTATTGTATGTTAATATTAACAACACAAGAAGCCAATTCAATTGTGATTTGAAAGGTACATCCAAATGTACATTCTAATAACTTAAATAAACTACATCCGTTATTATCAGTCAGTGTCAACATTATTTGAGGAGCAGTCTGAAAAATTGATGGAATCACCGTATTGTATTCAACAATTGGTGGTACAGGTCCTGGGTCAATTGTACCAAGCAAAGTTTGATGATTACCATATACATCTGAAATGTATACGTCAATAGGATAAGTACCCCCCGTTATTTCCGTTATTCTTACTTGTATCATGTTAAACAAATAATATCATATACAATTAGTAGTTCAATTGTAATTTCTTGACCATCTAAACTATTATTGTTTGGATTAGTCTCTATTTTAATTTGGTTATTACCCGCATCAACCGTTACATTACCAATACCAGGAATTGTTTGTAATAAATTAACAACCGTGTCATAATATTCATTATCACTTGGTGCGGTAATTAGTGAAGTACTCGTAAAGAATGTATTTGAAGTAGTTAAACCTAAAGGATTCACCGAAATATTTACCGTGAATGTCGCAGAAATTAAACTACAACTTGTATTACCTGACGTTAAATCATCAAATCCGTCATTTAACATTTGTAATAAACCATACTTTGTTTGTGATTGAATGTTAAATACTTCAGACCCCATAACATATGTCTGATATGATGCGTAATTTGCATCACAAGTTATATCCGCAAATCTTTGTAAAGAACATCCATTATTGTCTATAATTGTAACATTATATGTTCCTGCAGTTAAACCACTAACTTGAATTTGTTGAGGGTTATTTGGGACGTTTGTTGACCAATTAAATGTAAACGGTGGCTCTCCTGATGAAATAAATGCAGTTATTGCCCCGTTAGACCCACTACCACATGAAGTGCTATATAAACTATAATTTAAAGTCGGACTGGATTCAACATTTACTTGTATCGTTTGAGTACATCCCGTATTATCATTTACAGTAATTGTATGTTGTCCTGCGGATACGTTATTAAACGTAACTGCGGATTGTGATGTATCTAATATATTAACCAAACCATCTAAAGAATAATCAAATGGTGGTTGACCTCCATCTGTTTTTGTTACCGTTATATACCCATTACTCTGATTACATGTCGTTCCTGTTGTTTCAGTTGAAATTGTGAATGTATTTGTCGCATATAATGTAACCTCATCCATATAATAACAACCCGAAGCATCTGTAACTGAAACAGTATATGTTCCTGAATATAAATTTGAGAATAATTGGTTTGTTTGCGTATTCGCAACATTTAACGTGTCACCATTAGGATATATTAAAGTGTAGGTATATGGTGTAGTACCACCATTAACCGCCACACTAATAGTTCCACCACTACTAGAGCAAGTTGACCCTTGAGTATTAATAACAACTGATGTAATACCGTTAGGTGATGTTAATACCGTACCTTGTGTAAAATTACATAATGCAGCATCCGTAACTTGGATACTATAACTACCTGGCGATAGTCCTGAAATGGACCAAGATGTAGGATATTGAACCGTAACCTCACCTGTCGATGCTGAAAAATAATACGGTGCAGTACCTCCCGTAATTTGTATTGTTAATACACCATCGTTAGAGAAACATGAAGGTTGTGTTACGGTAAATGAACCAAAACCAAGTGGCGATACATCAGTTACAGTTGCGGTCTCGCTTTTGACACAACCGTAAGCATCCGTTACATCTACTGAATATACACCCGCAGTTAATCCCGTTACAGTTGAACCTGTTGCGGTGGTGTTCCAAAGATATGTATATGGTGGAGTCCCCGTCAAACCTGTTACCATGATTTTACCAATAGGTGAACCATTACAAGAAGAATTTGGAATTACGTACAACCCATAATTTAATGGACTTGAATCTTCAACAATAAAGTTAGATGTTTGTGCAGTACACCCACCTAAGTCTTCAACCGTCATATAATATGTTCCAGCAGTTAAACTACCAAAAACTATTGTTTGTTGATTAGTCACCGCCGATTGTGAAAAAACACCATTACCTTGATATAAGTAAAAATTAGTTGATGAATACTCTGATGTTGAGCTACCTGTTACGGCACCATTATCAAATCCGCAAGTTGTTCCTTGAACTGCCAATATGCTGGCACATACCCCACTCGATACAGGTATGTTAATATAAAACTCGGCGTTAGTAGGTAAAGAGCTGTCATTAACACGTACCGCATAAGTATCGGCACTTAAACCTGTTTTAACTGCCGGTGACGTAGTGACAACATCAGGTGATAATGCGGGACTAATCCAGTCTACTGTATATGGTGAAGTACCACCTGTTAGTGATAAACTAATTGAACCAAGATTTGAGTTGGTACAATCCCCCGTTATCGATATACTATAATTAAAAACTGACATTATATACTACAATCTATATTAATATTTATTCCAACATTCAGAGTTAATGTCTCCTGTAGATTTTGAGTAATACAATTTAAATTTGTAATTGTTAACTCATTACCATTTAGAAAATAAGTATAACCATAATTGTATAGTGTTGGTAAATAATCTATTAGAGCATTCCTCCATTCAGTATTAGTCGGTACATCGTTGTACCCATAACCATTATAGAATGTGTCCTGTATTAATATATCACCACCAATACGTAAGTCAACAAACCATTCAGTTTGAACTGAGTTTTGTTGACATTGGTTTAGAGTTAACCCACTTGATGCCAACATGACAGTAATTCTATTGGCAAGAATACTATCAAAATTAGAAACGTTAATGTCCCCGTTCAACCATGGATATATATTAAAATCAACATATTCTGTACTACAAGTGTAATCAAATATGTTTGATATTATAAAACATGGTTCAACAGGTACTGGTACAAATTGACAACCCCTCTGTCTTCTATATACAAACTTTTGTTTGTGAAGAACTGAGTTTTCTAATCTAACCCCTCCATTCCAAATCGTAGTTGCAGGAACCATTTGTTCAACTAACTTTGTCCAATAAGGACCAATACCATTCACATAATCAATAAGTTTTTGATATGTATATTTGTTGTTTGGTAAACCTACAGTTTGTTCAGACTCAATATACTTCCACCATATAGATTGTAATGTCGGATAACCCCCTGTTTTACCATCTGAAATATATTGTCTATTTCTTGTGTTAATCATATTCTGCCAAAAAGTTTGGGAGAATTCGAAGAATGTTTTCTTTTTTGGTTTTGGGTCAACATATGTCCAATCAACCCCACCAGGTACGGGATAACCAATTGTCAATCCTGATTCAGGTATTGGGTAATCATATTTTCTTGATTGGTCCCAAACGTCATAAACTAAACCTTGGGCAGGATTTAAGAATATATCTACATTCTTAACGTTTAATACTAATTTTTCATTATCAACGAAATAGTATGCGTTATAATCTCCTTGGGTTGACACCCTAATTTTGTCATCATCTGCTAACCATGACTTATTATTATCAACAACTTTTTGTAGTTTGAATCCTTCAGTCATATAAGGGAAATCCCTAAATCTATTTAAATAAGTTTGACCATAAGTGAACGGTTGTAATTGTGTTTGAATATCAAAATTTTGGCCTGTATAAACATTCCCTGTTATTGTCACAGCGTCAGGACTTCTATGTTCAGGTGTTGATTCATACCAACCAGAACCTATTTGGAAGAAATAATTTTCAGTATTTACAGGTGCATTAGGATAACCCAAAGCGTCCATTGGATAATCTTCTAATGTAATATTAACATCTTGATAAGTAGAATTCGTTGTAAATGCGGTGAATATCTGACCGTGGATACTATAAGTCTGTCCTTGAGCATATGTTGGGGTTTGTTGAACATAAGTTCCTCCCGATATTTGAGCCCACTGTGTGTAGAATTGGTCTAAATTAATTCTTTGGTCCGCCAAGTATATATGTTCGTTATATTCTATCAAAGAGTCAGGTGCGCCTATTAATCTTAATAAAAATTCAACAGACCTTCTAGTTCCTTTTGATTTAAACAAGTAAGACGCATTTAAAATTAAATTTCTGTAGTACGCATAATTTAATTCAGTTGGCGTAAGAGCTCTTGCATATCCTGGGTATGTCGGTGTTGATGTATTACCAAACACAGACTCCAAGAAATCCTCATTAGTTATTGGTGAAAAATTGGATGACCAACCTAATGTTTGTGACAAGTTAACCAACAATTGAGATGGTATATCATTCGAAGGATTATAGTTTACAGAATTCATGTACGCTAAACCTTCGATAAAAGTTTTAATTTGGTCAAAACTTCTACCATATATTTGGAATATTTTTTCAACTTTTCTACCTAAAGTATCGAACTCTTTTAACGAATCAGAAACTAAAAATCTTGATATTAAATTTGTTTTAAATGAATCCAAATTCACCGCAATTGCTTGAATTTGTTCCAAATACCCATCAAATAAAAATGACCTAATGTCTAAATTCCATGGTCCATCTTTTGGCCAAGTAACTTGTTGATAATCCGTATAAGTCTGACCATATTCATTTTGTTGTGGTACTTGGAATACTGCAGTATATTCAGGTCGAACTAATCTATTAACCAAAAATTTCTCAACCTCATCAAAATCTTCTTGAAAAGTCTTGTCCACAATATAGTCATTCGGTCTTATTTGGAATTCTTGCTGAATTGTAGTTGCAGTGGTACCAAAAGGAGAACCTGAAACATAAAATGATAATACACCTGACGATAATGTTTGTGATGGAGTAAATGAAAGTATTTTAAAAATATCATCATTAATACTCACACAATAATCCAAATAAGTATTACTAAGATTTCTGTATTTTGATGTTATGATTTCACTTGCCGCCAAGTTGGTTGAAGCACTAACCGAATAATCAATATCAAATGGATTTCGGATTCTATCAACGTTGACTTTAAAATACGTTTCGTCCGCCTGAACGTCATAAACTATATCATATGCGGTGTTACCTGTAATGTAATCATCATTACTAAATTGAATGTCTAAAGATGCAGGAAAAAAGTTAATTATCTTTGTAATGGAAACTCTAAATCTTTCCGATAAAGAGCCATACATTGAAAAGTTAAGAACTTGAGTAATATCAAAATTTGGATAAACCCTAAATTGGGTTGCCAATATCTTTCTACTCTGTTCAAGACTCTCGATGTTCATCGCGTCTAACGTCATTGGTTCAGAGAACGCCCCTACATTAAATGTTCTGTTAACTTTTTCAGTTACACCTGTCGTAAATTCAAAATTACCTTGCGTAAGTCCTCCACCCTCAACAGTTTGTAATCCTACAATGTTGTCGGAAAAAGTACCCGCACCATTTCCTGGTCTTGGTGGGTAAAAGAATTTAGTATTTTTTGTGTTTACCGCCATTAACTAGTTATGTTTGTGAAGTTTTTACTGAAGTCAATATTATTACCTCTACTTTGTCTAACCTCATAAAGTAATGCGTTAAATTGGTCTCTAATTTCATACAAGTTGTACTGTCTATATATGTTATTTTGAGTGTCGTAGATTGTGTAGATACCATCATCAATAGATTTGGTTTGATTACCATAAAGAGCAATCGCAAGAGATGATACGTCGTACTCAACCATTTCAATTTCCAAAGTAATTGGGTTAAAATATGTGTTTGAAATAATAATATTTTGATTTGGTTGTCCAATAAACGGTGTTGAATTTGGGTTGTTTGTTGGCGATGAAGATGGAGATAGTGTTAAGAAAATTAAATTTGAATTTCCATCAACATATCTATATCTAATACTTTTTTGTGTCGTATTTGTTTCATTTGTTACCACGGGTTCACAGAAGAACGATGAAGTCACAACTCTAAAGAAATTAGGAATCTTTGAGCCGTCAGGATTTAAGTATTCAATTCTAAATCCAACCAATCCTTGAGGTACAAATTTATTTTGGTATTGTACAGGAACATTTGTAATGTCAATTACAATTCCTTTTACGTTTGGTAATGCGTTTAACACACCACAATCTGTAATTCTTGTTCTTATTTGAGCAGGTCTTAAATAAAGTGTGTAAATTCCAAGAGCATTGAACTGTTCTGCAGGTAATGTTAAATTATATAACCCCCCTAACACTTCAACACCTGCGTTTCCACCTGTTTGAGTATTATTGAAGTAAGGCTTAAGAATTGTTTGTGCATCCAGTTGTGTTAGGGTAAAATTGTCCGTAACATCCCTTGATGGTGTATAATTCATAATAATCTGAACGTCTTCTGGTGAGACATCACTTGGTCGTATTGTGCCGTATGAACCTATTGCCATATCTTTTTATCTTATAAATAGTTTAGTTCTTTTTTTCAACGTTAAAAAATCCATATCCGTAGTTAATCATATCACCTAAATTATCAACTTCACCCATTCTTTGAATTCTTTCGTATGCTGAGTTTTTACCTCTTTCAACAAAAACATTTGTTTGGACTTGTGCTTGGTCAACAACTTTTAATAATACTTCTTCTTTTGTTATTGGTCTTGATGTTAAATTATTCTCAGTAAATCCTGATGATTGTTCAAAAAATATTGTGGTACCATCAGCATAATCATAGTAATCAACTGAATTAACTGTATAGGCAGTAAATGTTGCACCTGTATTTGTTATCGCACCCCATATCTGACCGTTTTTAATTACAGGAACACCAACTTGATATTTGAATGGTCCATACATAGCCAATTCATTTAATTTGGATTTTGTTAAACCTGAAACGGTAAAAGGTACTGTAGTAAAATTATTTGATGTTTGTGCAGAAACTACGTTAACCGCATCTCCTGAAAATATATAATCATAACTTATTGGTGTCTCAAACCAATTACCCCCCGCAGGAATAAAAAATGCCTCACCATTTGGATTATTAATTACAACATCACTATAAGGTGTGGTGATTGTTTTTTGAACTTTAGTCACACCCCAAGGGTTAGTCTGTTTTAAAGTAATCGTATATTGAGCATTTGCAACAGGATATGTATGTGAAATCGAATTTGGTGTGTACGCACTTATTATTTCATCGGATGTACCATCACCCCAATTCACAGTATATACCGATAATTCTAAAAACTTTTGAAACTCACTTGATGTGTTGTAGATATTATAAACGTATGGGTCTACAGTCGTTGAGGAGAATATGAAATTTGCAACTACATCTTTTTGTAAAACTGCACCATCAAAAGGACTATAATATCCAAAATCTACTGCGGTTTGTCTAATCAATATTGGGATAGTTAATCCTGTTAGTAATGAACTTCCATTAGGACCTCCCGTTAAAACTTGGGTCATACCTGAATAAATCCCTGTGGTCTCACCACTGTAATTAGATGAGACGTTCTGACCCTGCATGTTAACAGTAAAAATATCACCCTTAATTGTTTCGGGGGAAATTATAATATTATAAAAATCTTCCATTATGGGTTAACATATTCATACCATTTTATGGGTTGTAGAGTCCCGGCTCTTTCACCATCATTCAAATAAATTGTTTGATTTGGATTCATATTGAATACTTGATATTCTTGATTTGTATAATCAAGATGAACCCTATAATAGAAATACTGTGAATTATCAAAAACGTACTTATTACCAGGTAATGATGATTGTGGCATATTCATCATTTTTACAAACACACCTTGTTTTGCGTCATAAAATTTGGCTGTCATGTAAAAAGTATCAATATCCAAAAAGTTTCTTTTCTTTAACCAATAAATGAAGAAACCTTCTTTATCCCCCACATAATCTAAAACAAATGAAGGTTTTTTGATTGATACGTTAGTTGTTTGCATAATCGTATCCATCTTTAATCCTTGTTGGGTCGGTATGATTATCGTGATATAATTCTTCTGTCTTTTTTCATCAAAATTATCATACAAATCGAGTTTGAAAAATGAGTTAGAAAAATTATTAGAATAATAATAAATCTCTTGTGTTGTAAATCCCTCGGCAATATAATTGGTAACCCAATTAGACTCAACATCTAATGAACTACCTGAGTAAAAATTAAACTCATATTTAATATCTGTCGGTTCAATAGTAGTACCCGTTAATGGTGTGTGAGCAAATCTACTAACTTCAAAATCTCTACCAGTTCCAATAACTTCCGTGATAACTTCAGACTCATATTCATCAATACTTTGGTCCAATCCAAGGTAATCCCAAGTAAATTGGACGGGTATTGTCAACTGATTGTTCACAAAACCATTTTGTCTAATTTGTATTTTATTCACATTCATCTATTAATGGTTTTATTGAGTATTGAACACCCAACGTATTGTAGTTTATTCCTTCAGGTATCAATCTGAATATGACATCTTTGAATGGGTATTGTGCACTATTCATAAATGGATAATCCACGCCTCTTTCTAGATTATCTTTAAACCCATAACTATATAAATCTCTCCATCTGAATTGTTGGTCAGTAGATGAGTAATATGAATAGAATGGAACATTATCTACTTGTCCAACATTTGCAGTTTCAATGTAATCCGAAAAAACTCTAATAGTCATTGATGTGTGTGGTTTGTAGTAATACCCAGGACTATTCGTACTATAATTGTCGGTAGTTTGAAAGACGTTTTGATTGTAATTAATTTTTTGATAATATGGTGATACAACTCTTTCAATTTGGTCATAATCATTCCATTCACAAAAATCCCCATCAATTATATCACCAATTTTTAAATCTTGATTATAATAAAATGTTTTAGTTACACCACTTGTTAAGGTATAAGCCGAAGTTTGAATATTAGTATCTGAGTCATTGTTTGTTAATTCCCACCAACTGCTTGTTGGCGTAGTAATATTAAACTCCCATCCTTGTTTTAATCCAATACCATTATTTGGTTGATTGAAATATCCTGTATATCCTTTATTAATGATTGTCAAAAATAATTCACTTACAGGTCTTTTTTGATTATCTAACACCCCAAAAAGATTTAAGTCATCAGCAACCGTAATATTGTAAGAATTACTACTTGTTTTCTGTGATATTCGGGAAACTTGATTTGGTGTAATAGAACTATATTCAAATTTCTTTTCTTCACCGAACACATTTTTTTCAAAACCATTTTTAGTTATAATACAACCATCAACATTTGTTAAAATTTTATGTCTTCTAACATAATATTTTGATTTAGTTTCCGTTATATTATCAGGATTAACAACTCTTTTAAAGGTACCTGTAACCCCATTTGCAAATGTTGTACCTGTATATCCAAAATTATATAGATTGAATATGTATTCATCACTATCAAATTCACCACTACCTAATGAATACACTTGAAACAAATTGGTTTGGTTATAAAAAAATGATAGTTCAACATATTCACCAGCCAAAAGTCCGTGAGGGGCAATACATTGGAACCTTATAACATTACTACCATTTTGAGTTCCATTATTAATTGAGAATGGTATTCCTTCAGATGCAACCCAATTTAGAGAAGTGTTATTTAACTCATACGACATTTGTTTTGTATCATCATTTTCAGACGCATAACTCACATAATATGTCCAATTATAGGTATATGCACTTTTTGCCTTGTATTCAATGTGTTGGTCTTTTATATCAGGTCTATAAAAATCAAACTCATAATATTGTGGAAATCCTTTCCAAACACCACTTACGGTTGATTGTACTGGGTCAACATAATACAAGTTATTCTTAAATGGAATGTATTCTGTAGTACCAGTATATGTATTAGCATATAAGTAATTAACTTTAAAAGTGGGTCTGAAAGTTGATGAGGATTGTCTTTCATCATCATACACTTGAGCCAAACTTATACTCTGGCTTCTATCATATTCAACAATTTGTTGGGCCTGTTGTTCCAAAGATATTGACAATTCTTGGTCAACAAAGGGAGCCGACTTGTATTTCTGACTACTTGGTATGATAGTATACTTATTCACTTATAGAGTATTTTGTTTTGAATTTATCCAATGCACTGTTACCTTTAATTATTCCAAAATAAAAATGATTAGGTGCACCAACCAAGAACTTACTTAATGGAATACCCGCCATGCTATAGGAATATGCTCCGTTTGAGTTCACATTAAAAATATAACCTCTTTGATATATATCATTTGTATTATTTGAACCAACAAAATATGTTGGTGGGTTAATGTTTCTTCTATCCAAAGATTGGTAATTAAATCCAAAAATACCAGTACTATTTAAACTCGTAGATTCATTTGTTTTCCAATTGTTTAATTGACTACCAAAAATGTTTTGAGAACCTGATTGTTTTAATTCCCACTGATAGAATGGAACATATTGTGATATAATACCATAAGGATATGTTATCGCAGTCGCATTATTTGAAGGTCTGAAGTTGATTACCCCTGGACTTAAATAATCCTTATTCTGTAAGTCGACTGTTGTTGACGAAAAGAATACACCCATAGTTGGTGAGTAACTTGAACCTAAAATAACAACTGGGTCATCTCCTGAACCAGTTGCAACATAAAATTCAGGTGAAAATGGAATCACCCCATATTCAGAATTAATCGACATGCTCTGTGCCAAGTCACCATCAATTCTTTTTTCTTCTCTAGTGAATAACATATCCAAACTATTATTCCCATTGAGAGGTATTTGTTCCAAAAAACTACTATTTGCAATTCTTGATATAACAAATAAATTAACTAAGTCGGATGTGTCAGAATAACTTGTAGGATTTAAAGTATTCATTATATATGCTTTAGCAGATGCATCATAAATTATTTCCTGATAAACAGAATCTTTCATACCTAAGTTAACTATTGTTGTTGGAAATAATAGATTTCTACTATTCGTAGGTTTAGTGAGCCCTGTTGTTGGTCTACCAATAAATCTACTTTGTGATGATAAATAAGGTGAAGACCTGTAATAAAAATTATTAGTTTTATCATCAAAGAACACTAACTCTTTAGCAAATTCAGGTGGTAATGGTTTGTTTTCTGAGTCGTAATAAGTATCCACCTGTATTGGAAATGTGAATAAAGAACCGTTAACCCAATTATTAGTAAAAGTTTGTGATAATACTCCTCTACATAGACCATAAAAGAATCTAAATCGATACCCCCATTCACTAAAATTATCAATGTCTTTACCTATATCTTTAATAGGGTTTTTAACAAAAACATAACACCCATTTTCAACACCATCATCATAAGTACAATTGGTATTAACCCCAAAAGAATTTCCGAACCCTTGATAACATTCTAGACCAACCATTTTTTCACAACTACCTAGAGTATTTAATACATTATCCGCAGCTAATTGTCCTTGAATGTCGGGTGTGACTTGTGAAGAACCTGTCGGATACCCTGGTGTTATATAACTTATTGTGTTGCCATCCAAAACATATACCGCAAATCCTAAATTTTGTTGTAATAAACTAACACTACCCTCAATCACACCACTATCAATAAAATCTGAAGATGGTAATCTATCGGTTCTCATGATATTTTTCGATGAATCGGTAATGTCCAATTGACTAGTACCTGTTAATGATGGGTATAATAATGGACTAAAATATACCGTTTCAAATGCACCATAACTTTGAAGTTGTGGTGGTATCACGGCATTATTCGCAGGATAATTTTGTGGTGGTACTCCCCATGTTATTGCACCTCCTGACAAATCTTCAGAAGTATCATAATTAACTAATGAAACCGCAGTTGAGTAATATGTGTTTGACATTACTGTGGTTACTCCGTTTGCGCTTCCGTACGCCGGAGTTTGATTTACATAATTTCCAGAGTAATATGTTCCGTATGGACTAATTACCTCTCTACCACTCGAAACCCCATCTAACGCACCATAATATCCAACATTACTTGTTGTGTATGATGAAAACTGTAACCCTGAAATGGTTGAGCCAACAAAACTTGGAGTGTAAAAATAAGATTGGAAATAAATATTATTTTGGTTATTGTGTTGTGGTATTGATGTAGGTGAACCACTTGGTATTTGTTGTATAGGTATATTTAATCTAGTACTAGCAGTAAACACCCAATTTGGGTCATTTTCACTTAAACCAAACAAAGTACCTATAGAATATTTATTTTGTAATTTAGGTGAGTATGGGTCAACACCTCTTTGTAATACTAAAATTACTTGTTGTGTGAAATCATTTAAAAAATCCGTAGATTTTAAAGTAATCGTACTTTCTAAAGTTCTAGCCCCTGAGGGATATGCACCAGTCACTTGTAGTTGGTAATTCTCAATTATACTGTCTTGTCTTAGTAGTCCCCCAAAAAACCCTTCATTTTGATTTGAATTTAGAACAACAGGTGTTGTTATTCCATTAACCGTTGTAGTAGTAATTGTGATTGCCGTTAAAACTTGGTAGTATTCAATATCTGAAGGGTAAACATATCTCTGACAAGTATTACCACTATTGGTTATGGTAAATTCTGCAGTACCCCCAATTGAATTTAAATAAATACAATTGTTATTTGTTATTGTTTGTGGGCCTAAAGTAGTTGCCGTGTATGTATTAATTAGAGTATTACAATCACTATATGTTATAGTACCTAAACTAGTAACATCAACAACAATATTATCAACACAACCTGAAGAAGGTATTGATGGGATAGTATAAGCAGTAGTTAGAGTATTATTAGGATTATTTGGGTCCGCATAGTTAACGTTAATGTTAAATTGATTTACTTGTAATGTACCATTAATACCATTCACAACACCGTTAGGTGTTTGTCCTGACCATAAGTAATTTTTATCAGTACTTTTTGCTGGGTCAACAAAAGACAGTAGTGTACCCGCCTCCAAACTTTTAGTCGCCAATACTGTTATAGTATTGTCGTAGTGATATGTTGTATTAACATCAGATGCAAATGTTACTTTAATCCTATTAATATTCTCAAAATATTTATTCCTTGTATTAAATACATTAATTCTTTCACCTATGGGTAAAGTCTGTTGTTGTATTGATGATAGGAACCCATTACTACTTTTAGCACATTTGAATATTTCAGGATTAGTTGGCGTTTCACTTGATGTTGATATTGCACCAACCATCGTACTAAGATAATTTGAATTAGGATATGTTTGAGTAAGTTTTTCTAAATACAATTGAGAATTAGATACTTGAGTTAACAATCCTTCATCAGGTACTGGCGTTGGTGGTATAATATTACCTGAATTATTATTAGAATTATCACCACAATCACAAGACTGACACTCAGGATAAGTAATCATGGGTAATTTAATTGGCTCGAATTTTCTAGCATCTAATCTTAATATCTTAATCGCCTTATTATACACATATGCCACTATATGGTATAATATTAATAATAATGGACCAATATATTGGATTATCGTAAACAATATTGAAAATAAAAAGTATATTAAATCAAAATTCCTAAATCCTTCATTAACAGGAAATTTATTAATAGTATTCTCACAATCTTGACTATCAATTTCTTTAATACCTATGAATCTACCTCTACCTCCATTTTTAAATTCATCAATTAAGCCTGCAACAGTATACACTCTATTGAATTCGAACTGATAGAAGGTATCTTCACAATTCACTGCAGCATTAACATTGGTATAACCAGACCAATCTAACCCAAAATAATAAGAACCCGCTAAACTCGCTTTAACCGTAGATGAAGAAGAATAATTTGGGTCTGAGTCAATATTCGTCCAACCATATTCTTTAACATTTGGAACTAAAAAATAAGGTCGTCTAGTTTGTTCTGTCAATGAATTTGGTTGAGCCCACTTAATTTTAAATCTATATTTACCTTTAGTTGGAATCCCTATTGTTGGGTCATTGGATATTATTTTTTCACCGAATTCATTTGTTATAAAATAATCTAAATTCATTGGTAGTTCGGTTAACCAAACGCCGTCCCCGTCAATTACATTACCAGCCTGCTCCAACACATATTGTTCTAATATTGGATTCCCGTCACTACCTTGGTCGATAGTTTGTCTGATAGCCAATATTTGACCAGGACCTGTCTGTAGTGAGCACAGATTACCCATATCATCTTTAGGTTTTGCACTTTTTCTAACTCTAAAACTATCGCTTGTAGAATAGATTGAACCCATGAATACCGAGGTTGGCATTATATCAATATTTGCCTCATCTCTTAAATCAAAATCGACTCGATTTATTGCAATATCACAAACCGATGGGTCACCCCACAGTGGTGAGATTTCAACAGTTTTAACTAAATTTATAATTTGAGGTAATGATGTTAAATCATTGGATGTTCTAAATGTGTTACCAGCAACTTGTGCTTCCGTCGCCAAACCCATTCTTATTAAGTCTTGTGGTGTTAATGAAAATTCACCAATATCCGACAAATCAACATCCATTACTAAAGTTTGATTACCTAATGGTACACCCATAATCATGTAATCACCACTTTCATTAGTCTTTGCGGTTAATTTATAATATTTGTCAAAGATTTCAACAGCGGTCGACCCTGTTAATGCATCAAGTCTTGTTGGTAATGTACCTGTCGCTGCGTGAGTTGAATATGATTTTTCATAAGGTAATAGATTATATCGGTACCCATCTTCGTTTTTATCTTCAGGAGATTTGTATGGATATATACTTGATATTATCGGATTAGATTCGTCAATCGGTAGTATTGGTATAAAAATAGATACTCTCGCATTAGGTAAACCAAATCCATTATTAGCAGTAACTCTACCAACAAGGACCCCATAGTCTGAACAATTTCTAGTGTAGACATCTTCTTGTTGTAACTTTAAAGATAAAATCTCTAATTGTTCAAACTCTTGGTCTAACTGTACATTAATTGTTTTAGTAATACCTAACTCGGTTCGTATTCTATATGATTGACCCATTAATATCTTTAGTTAATAAATAGTTTATGCGTTATTTTTAAAGTTCACGCAGACAATTAAATAATAACTTAAAGAAAAAATAAATAAACTTGTTAAGAGAAAGTAATTGATTGGAAGTTTTTGACTGATACTCTAATATCTTTACCAGGATATCTAATCTGATACACTTGTGATGGTTGAGCAAATATAGTGTCGTCCACAGGTGCTATCAATCTAAGTTCAGGGTCTGAATACTGCATTGATGTTTCAGCTGAAGAATACTGACCTCCGACTTCGTTGAATACGTCTAATTGGGCAACAGTTAAAACTCCATTAGTATTTTGAATAATACTTCTAATTTCAGATAGATAAACGTTTTGACCTAATTGTCTTGTTTGTGGATTAAAGTATGACGATACTTTATCAATAACATCTGAAATGACTTGACCTGAATTCTGAGCAGAATCCAATACTATTGAAATATCAACACTTAAGTCGATTACCTCAGCACTGAATATTGAAATATAGTCATTCATCATACGGTAGTTTGACAAATAGTTTGCAATGTTTTGTCGTAAAGTATTTGAAACAATATTGGTTAGTTTACCTGATGTATCGTAAGATAATATTTGAATCAAAATCTTATTATCGTTTTCAGTTATTGACACTTTTGCAGGTGCTCCAAACTGAGCAGGCATGTTTCTAATAATTGATTCGTAATCTTGAACAGTTACCGCCCTCTTTTGAGCCGCAAAGTTAAATGAAACATAATTTCTAATTTCCTCTAAAGAAGGTATTCCTGCCCCACCAACAGCTGCAGTTACGTTAACACATCTTAATGAGTTAACTACCGCAGAGTTTGTTGTTTCAGATGGACCATTAACAAAGAATGATACAGTACCAATTTGATTAATTACGTTTGTACCTAAGTTTGTCGCTAATCCACCACCAACTCTATACTGAATAAACAAAGTGGAGTTTGGTGTTAGTGTAGAACCTAATGAGAAGTTGTTTGAATATTTTTGAAGTTCTAATGTTGTACCTAAAGTTGTAAACTGATTTAATTGGTCTTGAGCGGTATTTGTACCACCACCAAATGTCATCTTTTTAAATCCTTCAGGAGTGTATTCTGTAATAAATCTATTTTGTGTTTGGATATATCTACCAACTTTAATTCCTGGTTGGTCAGAAACTTTTGTCGGGTCTTCAATAAAGACTCTATCTTCAGCCAAAGCATCCACCTCATACCATCTGTTCTCAGCACCTAAGAATTCCGCAGTTGTTGGGATGTTGGTATATTGAGTCCCATTCTTTAATAAAACACTTGTAATACCCAATACGTTCTTTTCAGGTAGGAATAATTCAAAGAATGGTTTAACATCATTAGCCCCAATAACTCTCTTGAATACTTTTGTAATACCATTTACAACAATCTCTCGTTTAGTAATTGTATAGTTAACTAATACGTTGTTAGCGTTGAAATTTGGTATTTTAATTCTATTTGGGAAACCTTGAGCATTGTATGGTGAAGCAAAGTCAATATCATAAACATTTTCAAATACTACCCCAGCACCCACAACTTGAGAACCTCTTTGTAAGGTACCTAAATATCTTTCATCTTCTTTATCCCCAAATGCAGGGACTGTGATTGAGAAATCAACTAAAGAAACTGATGGTCTTTGACCTGGTAATTTTAACCCGTAGGTTCTGGCTATGTTATAAATTGACGACCTTTGTTGTGCATATTGTAATACAGTTTCCTGAATACTTCTATCAATATTGTAATGTAGGTTGTCAGCAATTGCCGCATTTAAATCAATAAATACAGAGAATACCGAAGCATCATTAAAGTCTTGTATTAAATCAGGATAATACGTTCTAGTATAATTTAAGAGTTCAGTCCTGATTGACTGATAATCTCTCGTAGCGTACGATATTCTATTATTTGCCATTTATATTAAATATTGATAATTACAAAATCACTTTGACCAAAAGTAGAACCGTTGGTCGAGTAATCTAATCTTATTTTTGCAGTATATTCAGATGTACCTTTACCAGGGAATCGATATATAGAAGACTCACTTGTACCTAAAAGATTTTGACCTGTAGCAATATCAACTTCTTCTTGAGCATCTGCAGGTGTAATACTCAAACTATTCACCAATAGATTTGGCATGAATGTTTCAATAGCATCTCTAATGTCAGATTCAATTGCATTGAAGGTAAGTCCGTCAAATGGTTCAAATAGGAACTCATAAAGTCTTGTCCCGAATTGAGGTAAAAAATACCTTGAACCTTTTCTTGTTAATAATAAATGTATTAAGTCGGCCTTAATCTCCTGAGACTGTAACTCGGTAAGTTCTAAATAGTCACCACGTCTAGAGTCCCTAAAGGGAAAATTAATACCATAAGTAATTCCATCTGCCATATCTATAAATATAATCGTATCTATTTTTCTTTAAATAGATTAAAAATGAAAAATCCCGACGAATCGGGATTTTAAAATTAGGAACTACATCCAAAACATTCAAAAGGACTGTCTTCAGGTTTTTGAGTTAGTTCATAAATCTCAACCTTTGGTTGTTCAATCTTAGCTTTAGGTTGTTGTATTTTTGAAACATCAACCGCCAAGTGTTTCGCCCCTGTTGATATTGCCTTGGTTCTTACATAATAACACAATGTCTTCAAACCTTTTTCCCATGAGTGGAAGTGTGATGAGGTAATCTTGGACAATGTTGGGTTAGCCATGTAGATATTCATTGATTGTGATTGGTCGATGAATGGTGCTCTGTCCGCCGCCATATTGATAAGTTCTCTTTGTGAGATTTCCCAAATAGTTTTGTACTTAGCAATTAAGTGCTCAACTCTTTTAACTTTTTTTAGATAATTTTTATCTTCATTATCTAAGTAATTATTGAAGTTAATATTTTGGATTGAGCCTTCATTCAAAATAATTTCGTTCTTCAAGTCTTCACACCAAATACCCAATTTTTCAAAATCACTAATTAAGTATTTGTTCACAATCATAATCTCACCACCAACAACTCGTCTATTAAATAATGCTGAGTGAGCGGGTTCTGTCATTTCAAATGAACCTGTAATCTTAGCTGAAGATGCTACAGGCATTTGAGCGGTAAATAAAGAGTTACATACACCGTGGTTGGATACTTCTAACTTAAGTGAGTCCCAATCCCATAAACCACCTAAACCTTCATAATCTAATCCCCACATATCAAATTGGAAAATACCTCTTGACATTGGTGAACCTTCAAAGTGTTTGTATGGTTTATATTCACCTGACTTACACAATTCCATACTTTCAGTAATAGCCGCGAAATAGATTGTTTCAAAAATCATTTTGTTTAATTTTTTAGCTTCTTCTGATGTGAAAATATAATCCATCAAATAGAATACGTCAGCCAATCCTTGAGTACCGATTGCAATTGCTCTCTGTTCCAATCCACCTTTCTCACCTTTACTTGTTGAGTAGTTGTTGATATCAATCACTTTGTTCAATGCTTTAACAACTTTTCTAACTTCAGTATAAAGTAATTGGAAATCAAACTCACCTTTATTAATAAAGTTCTTTAACACCATAGATGATAATGTACAGATTGCCGTAGTTTCTTCATCAGTGTATTGGTAAATCTCATTACAAAGGTTTGATTGTTTAATCACACCAATATTCTGATGGTTTGTTTTCTTGTTAGCATTATCTTTAGAACACAAGTAAGGAACACCAGTCTCAACTTGGGATTCGATAATCTTGGTCCAAATATCTTGAGCCTTAACTTTTTTACCCAAACCTAACTCAACCGCTTTATTGTAGTTTTCCTCGTATTCTTGCCCATAACATTCTTGAAGTGGTTTAATTCCCGCTTTAATAATGTCGTTTGGACAGAATAAATACCAATCACTACTTTCTCTTACCGCTCTCATGAAGTTATCAGGAATCCAAAGTGCTGTAAATAAATCTCTTGCTCTTAATTCTTCAGCACCTGTATTCTTTTTAATGTCCAACAAATCCATAATGTCTTTGTGCCATGGTTCGATGTAAATCGCCGCACTACCTGGTCGTCTACCTTGTTGATTGAAGAATCGGAGTGATTCGTTTACAATTTTCAAATACTTTAATAATCCACCCGCAAATCCACCTGAACTATTGATACGACTTTCTTTACTTCGGATATTAGACATTGACAATCCAATACCTGCAGCGTCAGATGAATAGGTTGAAATGTCGTTTAGAGTTTTTAACAGACCTTCTCTTGAGTCAGCATTGTTATAATGTAATACACAAGATGCTAATTGAGGAACTTTTGTACCTGAATTAATTATGATTGGTGTTGCAGGTGAAATCAACTGATTTGATAATGAATGATAATATTCAACCGCTTGTTCAAAAGATTTCGTTACCCACAAAGCGACTCTCATATACATGTGTTGAGGTCTTTCAATTACCTTACCCGCAGGTGTTTTTAACAAGTACATCTCTTGTAATGAACGCCAAGCAAAGTAATCAAAGTTATAATCATTTTCATGGTTAATTACCGCATCAATTTTATCATGACCATATGAGTCAATAATATCCATTAACTTATCATTTATGATTCCTGTTTCGTATAACTCAAACATAGTTTTACAAAAACTTTCTTCAGTTTCTTTATGGTATGAAGAAATTGCAACTGATGAAGCCAATCTTGAATAATCGTGATGACTACCAGTATAAGACGCAGCAATTTCATAAACTAACTTATCCAACTCTTTAGTTGTGATAAGTCCTTCAGTAGGAACCGATGTAATTACTTTGATAAAAATTTCATCTGAATTAACGTTCAATCCCTTGGACGCTCTTTTTACTCGGTTATAAATTTTCTGAGGATTAAACGATACGTCGTCCCCATTTCTTTTTTTAATTTTTAATGACATCATATTATTTTTATTTAGAAATCTTCCTCAAAGGAAATAGTTTCATTTAATTTAGCTTTTTGATATTCAACAGTTCTTGACTCAAAGAAGTTACCTTTAGTTTCAACCGCAATTTGTTCCATGAATTTGAATGGTTGTTCAACATTAAATTCTTTTTTTAATCCAAATTTAACCAATAAACCGTCAACAACAAACTCAAGGTATTGTTTCATCAAGTTAGAATTCATACCAATCAAAGATACAGGTAAAGACTCAGTGATGAACTCTTTTTCAATCTCCAAAGCTGAAAGAAGAATCTCTCTGATTCGTTTATCACTTGGTCTATTCTCAACGTGGTTATTCAATAAATGAATTGCGAAATCACAATGTAAGTTTTCATCTTTAAAGATTAGTGAGTTGGCATTACACAAACCTTGCATGATACCTCTTGATTTCAACCAGAAAATTGAACAGAATGAACCTGAGAAGAAGATACCTTCAACCGCAGCAAATGCCACCAATCTTTCTTGGAACGAAGCATTTTCAATCCAATCCAAAGCCCATTTAGCTTTCTTTTGAACTGCAGGTAAATTATCCAATGCGGTAAAACATAAGTTCTTTTCCTCCTCACTTGAAATATAAGTGTCGATAAGAAGTGAATACATCAAACTATGGATGTTCTCCATCGCAAGTTGGAATCCGTAGAAAAACTTTGCTTCAGGATATTGTACTTCACGATAAAAGTTTTCAGCCAAGTTTTCATTAACAATACCATCAGATGCTGCAAAGAACGACAAAATGTTCTTGATGAAGTATTGTTCGTTCTCAGATAGATTATTCCAATCTCTGATGTCATTTGTTAGGTCGATTTCCTCTGCGGTCCAAAAAGCTGCTTGGTGCATTTTGTAGAACTCCCATATGTCATGGTGCTCGATTGGGAAGATAACAAACCTATTAGGGTTCTCTATTAATATTTTTTCCATAATTTTAAATTGTGTTTTTTACGATTTTTGTTGTTCTTCTCGTTGTTTTCTTTTCTCCAAAAGTTCCTTAACTCTATCTCTTTTTCTTTCCTCTTGTTGTTCTTCAAAACCTAAGAATGTTACAGACGACTCGGTGTCGATTTCAAGTAGTTCATTGTTGAACTTACAGTTTTCAAATACCACACCATCTTTACCAATACGTGACTTGGTAATTGCAATTGTTGCCAAGTTCATTTCTTTTTGTTGTAATGTTTTTGCCACGGAAATAATAACGTGACCTACTTGGGCCTTTTTGATTGAACCACCCATTTGGTCTGTAGTTACAACTTCAGATGAAATTGATGACCTGTTACCTTGAGTTGCTGTCCAACCTACCAAAGATAATTCATGACACATAGCCTCGAATCCTCTCATTACTGAACCTTCAGCTTTCCACTCATCTTTGTTTGAACTTTCAGGAACCACACAGTCAATGTAATCCAATAGAACCAAATCAATCTTTGTTCCATCAGCAATCATCTTTCTAATTTGATTTTTGATTTGATTCATCGACATAGTATCTGAAGGGAGTTTTTTTAAAATTAACTCGTTCTTCATGGTCTCTTTGATTTCGGTAATTTTTGCCATTACCTCATCTTTGTGTTTAACCAAGTTATCAGGTTCAATACCAGTCCAAAGTGTAAAGTGTTTACGTTGTACGATTTTTGGGTTGTCCTCAAAAAAGATTTGAAGTACGTTGTACCCAAGATTGAATGCTGTGTTTGCAATCTTTGTTAAGATGGTAGTTTTACCCACACCTGTTGGTGCTAAAATTACCCCAATCTCACCTTTAGCCAATCCTCCTTTAAGAAGTCTGTCAATACCTACAACTCCCATAGGAATTGGATGACGGAAGTCCTCATCAAGTACTGTGTCAAGGTTAGAGAAGATATCAGTTGTACCCGTATCTCTTTCACCAACTTGAAGGGCTTCACGTACCAATCCTTCAACTTTATCATATGATTCAAAGTCACCTTCAGTAATAATCTTTTGGGCTTTGTCCATCGCCTTTTGAAGCTCTTGTTGTTTACAGAACTTCAATGCCTTTTCTTGAACGAACTGAGTTCCTTCAAATGGGGCGTCTTTTACTTGTTTGATTGTGTCAAGAACAATTTTAGCAACTAATTCTTGTGAAATCTCAGATTTTACAATCTGCTCAAGTGTGTCAAAGTTTGGGGTTGATTGGTATTTGATATGATACTCCTTAATCATTTGCAAGATAATCTTGAAGTATTTGTTGTCGAAATATGAACTCTCGATTACATCCATAATTGATGTCGAAAATTCTTTATCGACTACAATTTGGTTTAAAAGTTGTATTTGAAATGTCGTTCCTAAGTAATCAAAATTCTTGTTCATATTCTATTTTTCGTCCGTCTGTTTTATTAAATATTCACTTACTTAAGTCAAATCCATTATATTCAAAAGATAATTTTTGACCTGAAAAAATGTCAGTCAATTCTCGTAAAACGTCTTTCAAAAATGGTCGTACGTCAACGGTATAACGAACTTTTGGCGGGAACAATTTTCCATCAAAATTTCTATGACAAATTGTCTGTTCTCCAATTTTAACAAAAATGTTAAACTCTTCACTACCATCGGTGTACGATGTGTCCATGATTCCTGGGTCTGCGGTAATCGCATCTTTGTTATCCATCATGTAGATAACTGTTTTCATCTTGAGGTTGTACTCTAACTCTTCTTTAAGTCTTTTGATAAACTCGTACAACTCCAAAGAATTTTTTGCTTTCGGGTTATACCCTCGAACATTAAAGAATCTTTGGACAACGATGTTGTCATTCAACGTAAGTAAGAATTCCATTTTGGTGCTGTCTTGCTCTTTCATAATTAATTTTTGTTTGTATTTCTTTTTTCTTTTCTTGTTAATTTCATAAAGGGTTTGAGGAAATTCACCCAAGCCTCATCATTCTTGGGTAGATACTTAAATAGACCGTCCTCCATCATCATCCTCATTAGATTCTTGTAACCCCTATCTGTTGGGTCTATCGTATCGGTCAAAATCTGTTCAACTAATTCTTTTCCATTCTCAGTAATTAAAGGGTTAGTAAGGTCAACTATCTTTTTGTTTGTACTATAAAACTGTTCTCCAAGTATAGTTGATTTTGTTTTACCAGTCAAAAGATTGGTCAAAGTTTTTGAAGGTTTGGTTTGCGGGATATTTCGTGCACAATCCAAAATTTCTTCGATAGTGCATGGTTTCTCTTGCAATTGTGGAAACATCTTAACTAAGGTTTTTTCTCCAAGTCCTTGAATTCCATCGATGTTATCCGATTTGTCACCAGTGAACACTTTAGTAATTAATACATTATAGTGGGGGATGTCAACCTTGTTAATTGATATCATATCTCCCTTCTTAAAATATTGTTTTGTAATTGGTGAGTAAATGGTCACTCTATCAGAGATAAGTTGTGTAAGGTCTTTATCTGCAGAAAAAATGATAATTTGTTCGTCTTCAGATATCTTACAATAATGCGCAATTAGGTCATCCGCCTCATTATCTTCAACTTCAATTTGTCTTACAAAAATCTCTTCAAGATATTGTTTAACTCGAGAGCGTTGGTATAAATATGAATCATACTTATACTCATTCATATTCTCTCGTCTGTTCTCTTTGTATTGTGGGTATATAGATTTTCTGATAGATGAATTTGATTCTCCATCCCAAAACACAACGACCTTATCATGGTTGTGTTCTTCAAGGAATTTACGGAGTATATTCACAAAGTGAAATACTCCGCCCACGTGGTCTCCGTTGTTAAAAACATCTTTGGCTCCGTGGAATCCTATCTTAAATAAGTTATTACCGTCTACTAATAGTGTCTTAATCACACTCGTGATTTAAAATGGTGAAACAATATATTAATCCTCTTTTTCTTCTTTCAAATCGAAATCTCCATCGACTCCGATAATTTCTTTCCAATAGTCAGCATACTCTTTCTTGTACGCTTCAATTGATGCCTTTTCTTCTGATGCTTCTTTACCCGCTAAGAATCCGTGTGGTGTCACGATAATTTTACCATCTTCATAACCTAATCCGTTGATGTGATTTTTCATTACAGATACTTTTGTTCTGATAGCAAATTTAACACTTCTTTTGTCTTTTGTTGCAGTTATTTTATTTGTTCCCGCACCTTTTTGATTTCCAAATAAGAAAACCAAAGATGAGTTTAACCAAATCGCCTCACCACCTTTTGCTTTAATTTTTGGTTGACCGAATGGATTATCAGGAAGTTCAACCCAAGGTTGATTCACAATAACCAAAGTGTTTTCATATTTTGAATCAGATTTACGTGAACCTGAAATACGTTGGTTGATACCCATACCAATCTTATCTGCTAATACAGATGCGTTGTGTTGTTTACCACCTTTACCGTCATAAGTCATCTTACAAGGTACAGAACCAACTGAATCCCACAAGAACAATAAACTGTAATCCAATTCACCTTTTTCTTGTGCATCTAACAAACTATTGATATAGTCAGTAATTTGTTCGATGTAATCAAAGTCATTGTTGAAGATATAGAATCCGTCCCAATCAATTTCACCTGTTTCCTCGTCAACAACTTCTTCACATTCAAAACCCATAAGTTTGGCATGTTCAAAAGACCATTTCTGTTCGGTAATGATGAATACAGGAAGAATACCTTTCTTCTGAGCATCAACCGCAGATTTAACCAACGCAGTTGTCTTACCTGTATCTGAGTGACCCAAGAACATATTTAAGTGTCCGATAGCAGGACCTGGTAGTCCAACCGCATCCAAGAAGTCAGGACCCAAATCAAAAAACCTTTGTGGTTTATATTTCGCAGAGGTAGAAAACTTTTTCTTTACCGCACTGAAATCGTTTTTCTTAATTGCCATAATGTCTTGAATAAAATTCTTTTAGGGTTACAAGTTTATCTGAAGCGTCTGCAAGTTTTCCAACAAAGTTGTCCATCTCTTCCAAGTGTTGTGGGTGTTCTCCAATTCCAACCGCATTCTCCATATAAACCATTAATGTTGCTTCAGCTTCAGCAACTTCACTCTCATATTTTAATACGAGAGATTCATACATTCTTTTTCCTATTCTATGTTCCATGTGTTTTTTTTTTTAATAAAAGAAAAGAGCTTGGACACAGTGTTTAAGTTAGTGTCCAAGCTCAATTAAATTAGAATGGTAATTCAGAGTCAGCCTCATCATTAGCCTGTGGGTCAACGATTGGTGTGGATGATTTACCTCCACCGATAGAAGTTGTTGATTCTTCTTCGTTACCGTAAACGTAACCACCTTTTTCACTATCCCATTTTGGAGTCTCACCACGAGCAATAGCTTCAAGGTATTCAACAGGTTTTTTAGAATATACATCCATCCAAGTCAACTCGTCATTAATCCAAGCGTCAGCCTGAGCTTTGTCTTCATGAACTGCAGTTGGGTCATCGTACATGATTGTTGATATACTCGTATACTCTTTACCTGCAGGTGTTTTAGATTTGGTCAATTCGATGATAAGGTCACGGCCTTTTTCAGGGTCAGTAATATCACCTTTGTTTCTCCAAATCGGAATGATTTTATCCAAAATACCATCATTCTTATAGTTGTGTTTAAATCGCCAGAATTTTACACCATCTTCTTCGTTATCACGGTCAATAACTTTCACGATGTAAAACTTACGTGATTTATATTGTTTTGCCAATTCTTTGTCGGATTCTTTACCCGTAGACATCAACTCCTCGTAAACCTCATTCAAAGGTGAACGCTCGTTGTCATTTTTTCCTGGGTCATAAAATTTGTTCCACTGACCACCTACTTGAATTTCGTGGTACCATGCTTCTTTGAATGGTGAAGAACCATCATGTGTTGGTAGGATACGTACTCTACGTTGTCCTGATTTTTCCTTATCGCTAAGGATACAAGCGAAATACTTTTTCATTCTTTCATCTTGCGACATCTTACTTTGGGCCCCGCCCCCTGCTTGTTGTGCTTTTTCGTACTGTGCCAATACGGCGTCTAATGAACTCATCATGTTTTATATATTTAAGTTTTTAATTTGTTCTACAATTATAGTCTAGTTTTACCACTTTGTCAAATAAAAAAAGGTCGCCTTTTGAGCGACCTTTCACATTTGTTAATGTTTGTTATTTGTATTTGAATTCGTCTTCAAATCCACTTCCTTGGAAAGAATTCTTTATATCATTAACATTGATGTCAGTAACGTCATCAGGTGTTAAAACATAATCATTTTTTCCTGTCTTTTCCATTTCTTCAGACTTATCGTCAAAAAATTGTGATAACTTTTGATTGAATGGGTATGAATCATAACTTCTTAACTCTAATTTTTCTTGAGGGGTCTTTTCACGATACTTCTCAATTTTGTTTTCAAGAGCATTTAATTTGTTCATGATTGCGTCCATCTCGCCCAATCTTGATTCCAACTTATTTAATTGTCCAAACAAATTTTCAAAGTAGTCATCTTGTTTTGTTTGAATATCTTTTTGAGCGGTAACCAATTCAGTAATATCAAGTTCTTCACTATCTCCACCTTCTTCAGTACCCTTTTCCATAGATTCTCCCTCATCATCAATTTTTTCAACTTCAGGGTCACTGTCCACATCGATTGGAGTTGCGGGTGCAGCTGCGTCAGTCGCAGGTGCCTCACCACCAGGAGGAGGTGGGGGAGTTGCTCCCGCCTCAGCTGGTGGAGGTGGGGGTGCCGCTCCTGCGTCAGGGGCAAGTGCCGCCAAATCATCAGGATTAGGTTCTGTTGCCTGCTCTAAAATATACTTATTGATACTTCTGTATCTTTCTATTTCACTTAAAATTTTTCTATCTATGCTCATTTTATTAGCCGTTTAATAATTGCTTTATACCTTTAGATGTTTCAACTCTAACTTTTCTATTGGCAGTTGTTTGGTGACCAGCTCTTTCAATAAGACCGTCTCTTTCTCTAACAGTGTAACAATCACCAGTATCTAAATCACAAACTTGTTTAGTACCGTCACCGTTATCTTCTTGTGAAAATCTTGTAGATTTACCAAGGTAGTTGTCTAATGCTGTTTTAATGTCCATAATAATGTTTCTATATAAATATATCGTTATTTGTTAAATTATAACTGTATGTTCAGTTTGAAGAACTGACTAACTTCTTGTGGCGGAGTCGCCAAAACTAATAAAGGTTCGGCATTGAATGTGAACTCACAAATAATATTACAATTTGATGGTGGTGTTTGCCAATTACTAGTTATGACTGAAAGTATATTACTTTGATTCATGAAGAAAGTAGATGGTGATGTAAAATAACCTAAACCTAAACTAATCAATCCGCTTTCATATACTGTATAAGTTTGAGTTACATTGTTTGATGTGTTAGTTTGAGTTACTTTGAATTTCAAAGTAGGTGGGACTTGAGTTGGTAATAAAGTATAAGATGAGGTCAATACAGGATTAACACTAACATCAATTGACGCTTGGCTCAGTAAATACGTACCATTTTGTGTGACACCAATTAATGGTAATGGTCCTGTTTGTTGTGGTTGAGTGTTTGAGTTTGGTAATGTGCCAGGTACTGTTGTAGTTTGTACTGGTGCATTTTGTAATGGATTATATGTAAATGTACTTGTAGTTGTACCACTACCGTGAATACCTCCAACACTTATTGTATTATTTTGAGGCACTATTGTATTACTGAATGGAACAATAACCACAATATTAGTTGAGTTATTAATTGTAATACCTGTAGTTGTTGTTACCCCATTTACTGTAACCGCACTTACACCACTTAAATCAGTTCCTGTAAGATTTAATATAGTACCTGTCACACCAGTCAATGGTGAGAATGATGTAACTTTAGGTGGTAAACATGACGGTGACGGTGCGTTGGTTGTATTCAAGTTGTTGGTTGCACCCGCACCACCATTCGCAATTTGTTGTGCTTGTTTATCTCCCGCAGTTTTAATTGTATTTGCTGAAGCAACATTTAATTGTACATCACCCGCAGATTTAATACCTTTTTTAACCGTATCAAATAAAGTTTTAAATTCATTTTGATTACTGTCAAAATATGATGGGGATATATTAGGATTAGCACTTGTTGCAGGTGTCCAATAACAAGCATAGTATTTCGGTAATCCTAATGGTGCTTCACCATTTTCACCATAGAATATTCTATTGATATTTGGTGTCAATCTTGCAATCATAAAATCCAAGAAACCATCTAAGTTTGTAAAGTTAGCAATTGGTGTTGATGTTGGCGTACCCGTAGAATTTGACACTTCAACGCATGAAGATTGTTTTTGTATGAAATATTTGGTACTTGGTCCCCAATATACTGTTAAATCGACATTCGCAAAGTTATTATTATAACCATAGAATTTATCTTTGTTATATGTTTTGATATAACACATTAAGTAAATTAATACTTGTAAATCAGAATTATTTGTCTTATTTCTAATTGCATCTGCCAACTCTAATGGTGTTAATCCTGTAGTTGCGGATTCTTTAAAATCACCCCATGCACTATAATTCGTATTTAATTTATTAGTACATGAATTAACTGCGGCCGCAGTATTAACTCCTTGTTGGCTTAACAACGCTGTCTTATTAATATTAGTGATTGGTTTGTCAGGTGCATTATCTTTTTTGGTTAAAATTGCACTTTCAATTTGTGTTAAAAGATTCTGATTAATACTTTGAAGTAAGGTATCAATTGCAGGTAAATCATACACACCTTGTCTGATACCACTAAAACTAGTTTGGAACTCACCAGCAGTTATGGTATGTGTAACGTCAGTAATTAAATAAGGTCCGTTAAACATTGGTACGTGTCTTAAATTAAAATACATCGTAGGTTGTAATAACGCATTACCAAAACAAACTATGGTACACTTATAACTTCTTCGTTTATATAAGTTATATAAACCAACATTCTGAGTTGCAGTATTTTTACCATTCGCTTGATTAACCATATCCAATTGAGCTTGAATAGTTTCGGAAGTTGCTTTACCGCTGTCCATGGATACACTAAACGAATAGAAAATATTTTGATTTCTAGTACCAATATCAACATTAAATCCAACACATCTATTAGATACCGCCCAATCTTTTTTACCTGATTGATTTTCAATTAGTGGGTTTTCAGATGCCCTTCTTAATTCAAACGCATCACTTCTAAATCTAGCATTACCTTTAGGTAAGTCTAATTGAGATGATGGTAGTCCAGCATAAAAACAAACCATTTTAGGACTTGATTTTCTGTAGTCGACATCCAAGAACGTACCCCACATGTTATCGGCAAACTGTAATGAACCCTCAGCGTTTTGTGAAATTGTAGTTCCATCCGCATCTTGGACATTATAGAAGTTTACGTATGCAGGTAATGGCATAACATTAAACTTATTTTTAATTAAGATACCACTTAAGAATGTAAACACACTCATCTCCATATTCAAAGAAGTCTCTTCAAAAGTTTTTGTACCTAACAAACTATCTTTTAATGAAAAAATATCTACGATGATAGTATCTCCAATATTTCTTGATGCTCTATCCAAAAATAAGAAGTCCTCAAATAATGTTTTAGTACTGAAATCACCACCCGCAATCCATTTATCATTCAAAGCTTTGAATACCTCGTAGTTTTCAACTTTACTTTGTTGACCATCGATAACACTTTGAATAGATTTTTCAGGAAGTTGTTGTTGGTTTGGTAGGTCAGCTCTAACTCTGTTTAAAACTTGATTCAAGAAAAGATTTTGGAGGGAGGTTGTCCCATCCAAATAAGTCTGAAGTCTTGTTTTAAATTCACTACTATTTAGTGTTGGTGTTATTAATTTTTGAGTAGCATATTGTTTAATCAACTGAGAACATAGGACAATATTATTAACGGAAAATTCAATATTATTATCAATAAAGAAATCCGTAATATACGAACCTTGGTCTGTATAAACTAAATTCTTAATAGTTGAAAATCCCACTTCTGTTTCTAAAGCTAACCATTGTGATGGAAATTGAGCCTTAGATTGGGCTACTGTTATAGTACCATTTGAGGATGGTAAGGTATTAGGAACGTAAGGACTAAACACTATTGGGTCTGTAACCACATTAGGTCCCCCATTCGACGCCAAGAAAGAGTCAACAATCCTACGTTTATAGTTGGCAGGATTACCATACTTCAAGATAACATCGTATTCTAAAAACGATTTAATCGTTGTGGAAAAAGATGATAATTGAGTATTAGCAACAGAATTAAAATATTCCGTATTTGTTTGGTCAGTATTACCGTTAATGGACATTAAACTTCTAAATAGGTATTGGAAATTCCTAAATATCGCATTATTATCCACGGGTGACTCGCCGACAGGAACTACCACTTGAGGCCCTAAATCTATATCGGCAATTGGTTTACAGAAATTTAAAAATTCTTGCTCAAACTTATCAAGAATACTTTTATCAAAAACTGAAAATATTTCTTCAATGTTTGAGTATTCATCAGAATCTAAAAATCTGAAAGCTGATTGTTTAGTATTACCTGTTAAAATTTTATTAACATATTTTTCAGGACTTGGTTTAACAATACTTGTGTTGTTAAAATATCCATAATTAGGTGCTGACCATAACATTCTCACAGAACCATTATAGATTGATGGATTATCTAAAAACGGTATTACTTGAATGTTGTTTTGTAATAACTCAGAATTAACTTGATTGATGGGTGAACCAAATGACGGAACCACAAAATATTTAATACTCGTGGTATTTTGATTTGGTGAACAATTACCCGACAAAGCATCTAAATCCATTACAGTGTCAGGTAAAATTACTGACCATGTTTGAATCGTGGAAAGTGGCGGATTGCCAGATAATAAATTAACGATAGAACCACTAGGTATAATATTGGAATTAGTAAAGTTATATACTTTCATTCCTCCCCCAATACTTGCCTGTATTTCCGCATCAGTATAATCTTTGTATAAGTCATACCCATTATAAAATACGTTAAAGTCATTAATAACTTTAGGATAAAATCCTGTTTGTATTTTTGGTGTCGATGGGTTGGTTACGTTTTGTAATGTAATATTTTTTACCCCCTCAAATTCAAATTTATATGTCTTTGTATCCGAACTTGTAATTGGGTCAAAATTAGTTTTATAGTCAAAGTTTGTCCAAGCACTATCCAAGAAATCAACCCCTGTCGATTTGAATGTTTTATATCGATACCATACTGAACCCATTTTAAGAACCCAAGCATATGGCATTTTATGAATTGCCCCAAATTTCTTAAAACAAGATGCAATATAATCCAATTCACTTGATGCTCCATCTGTACGATATCGTTCTTTTAAAGATGCTAATGGTAAGGAATTGATGAATAAATAAGCGGCTTGAACATACGGGTACTTATCTTTTTTCCTCCAATTATAGACACCATTTTGAATTGCATTCACCATATATGGTGTATTCAACATTGATGTTGTTGTTTCAGTGGTAATATTACCTATAGGTTTTATGTGAGTAACATACCCTTCTGTAGGTACAAACTTATCGGGATTTTTTCTTCCAGTATAAAAAACATTCAAACCTGTTGCCAAAACTTCAGTAACAGGGTTAGAGACATTTAGATAAGAAAAATTAGTAACAGGTCTGTTTGTCGTATAGTTATATACACTATTAAAGTTGGATATTACGTTTCTTTCTTTAAAGACAGTTAGTACTTGTTTTGTATTATATACGTCATTACCCTTATTTTTATCACTTTGACTCATATTCGCAGAAACCCATGATGGGTCCGTAAATGGATATGTGTCAATTATTAACGGGTCATTAGTTGCGTTTTTAACTAACTGTTCAAGGGCCTCATACTTTGCAGTTATTTGAGGTTCTTTACCTAATTCATTTGTGGTTAAAATGTTGAATGAATTCTCCGTTAAATTTCTAATATAAGGTGTAACAAAAAAATCTCTTATATATTCTTGATATGCTCGTCCAGTACCTTGGTTTGATATATTTGAAAGGAACTGTTCATAGTTTTGAGCGGTTATATCGTAATTTTTAAGTTTAAGAGTTAAGAAAGGTGAACTAACACCTAAACTAGTTACAATATTACTTGTTTCTGAACTAAGAACTAATTCAGTTAATTGGCTTAATTGATTTCCATTTGCACGTATGAATCCAGAATAATTTGAAGTTAAGAATTGTCTCTCCCATATTTCATAGAAAAACTTAATCTCTTCTTTATTAGCATATGCAACACCATTTGACGGGTATTCAATTGCATTTATATTAATAATATTTGTAGTCGCCTGACTATCTGTAGGAACTTGAGCAATAGGTGGATTGAACTTTTGAGTTAACCCTCTCATATATTCCTCAACAAATTCTACTTCAGGCCATTTATCATATAGATAACCTTTAGTAATGTTCACAACTGAAGGGTCTGCAATGTATTTAAGTTGGAACCTACCTTTCTTATCATCAGGTGTTTCAACAAAAAATTGAGGCCATGGGTATACTGGTATTTGACCTGTCGATAAACCCTGATTTTGATTTTGGGACTGTTGTGATGTCTTATAATTATCAACAGTATCGGTGCCAGGTGCCGACGATGGATTATCTAAAATTGCTAATCTTCTAACAGGGTCATATTTTACATTCCAAGCATTAGTGTGAACTTCATCCATTAATCGAATAAACGCCTCCGCAGATGCCATGACAACTGCAGAAATATTTCTAACAGTAGGCTTAAACCCAATACCTAATGTTGGGTCTTCAATTTTTTTAGAAAAATCCGCAGTAAGTTTTGTTTCATACTCAGTCAACTTTCTATTGGCTTCCGCCTCCATTTGATATATTAAATTTTCAAATCTTGGAATTGATGAATTTGTTACTGACGAACTTTTAAAAATAAATAAAGGTGGTATTACAACATTTACAGATTTTTCAGGACTAGTAACTAACTCTTGATTTAATGTAACCTCTAATGAAGGTGATAATGTTTTTTCTAAATAAGTTTTAGTTATTTTTGTATCTGCAGTGGTAGGTGCTAACTTACCGCTCTGTTCTATTGTTGTCTTCTCTAAATCAACATCATCAAGAGTAACATTCACTAATAAGGTATTAAAATCAATACTATTTTTAATTGATGCGGGACCTGTCGCGCCTAAGGTAGGATTTTCCGCCAACAATTTATTATATTCGATTGTATAACCACTTAAAAGTGTTCTAGCACTTTGTTGTTTAGTCACATCAAGTTCACTCTTAAACGCATAAACATATGTCCCATTTTTTAACACAATAGGTTTTGGGTTCATGTTTATATTGTACCAAGACGTATCCGAACCATAAATTTCGTTGTAGTAATTTTTTAACACTTCTTTGTACGCTCGAATATTAGTTAATGGTTGAACGTCGACTTTTGTATAGGTATTAATAATATTTTTTTCTAAATTCTCTAAAGAATTCATGAATTGTGCAAAAGTTAATTCAGGAAAGTCAGGGTCTATTAAACCTTTAGCTTTATACTCACTATAAACCTCAATAACTTTTTGATAACCTTTTTCACTAACTATTTGGGTAGTAACATTACTTTGACTATTACTCGCTTGGCCTGCAATTGTTGCACTTTGTTTTGTTTGAGCTTCAATATTTTTATTACCACCTTCAGCAGACGTTGGTGATTTTGAAATATCGAATCTTGTACTGTACATGTGTGGTGCCGCCAATAAGTGTCCCATGGATATTTCATTCAAGATGTTGAATTTATAACCAACAAACTCTAAACTAATTGAGTAATTACCACTGAACGAATTAAATCTTGCATTAAAAGTTTTTAAATTTAATTGATACTTAATTGCCTGACCATAATACCCTTTAAGTGTTAGGTAAAATGGTGGGTATGGTAAGTTAAAAAATGCTGCGTATGGTGAATTATCACCTAATTGAAATAAAGCCCTTCCTTGAACATCCTCTAATTCTATAGTAACCGTTGGAATGAATGATGTATTAGTTGTTACATTAATACTTGTTATACCTAAAAGTCCATTGTCTTTTGATGTTCCTCCAGGATTTACAACTGAAACTTTATTATATGGTCTTGTCCCATTATTTGGGTCAATTAATTGTTCTCGTATTTGATTATCACCTAATCCGTTTCTAGTATTTTTACCCGTAAGTTCGTCATAATAACCAGTAGTTAATGCAGTTCCTTCAGTTGGTCTTAAAAAATTAATTTTGGCAACCGAGATTGTTTGGACCGTATCTTCAGGACTTCCTCCAACAGCTAACTTTGTTCTTGGTAAAACTTCAGCTTCAAGGTTGGCGAACATAACCATATTTTCATGGTCAACCAATCTTTCACGAATGTTTCCAAATGCATCAATAGTCTTATTTGGGTCAACAACAATTATGTTGTTGTAATCAAATTCTACTAATACATTTCCACTATTGTCTCCTGGTCTATTACCTACCATAATAATAAAAATAATTTTCTAACGCGGCTTTATAATCCTGTAATGAAGGTAGTAGTGGATATGGAATAATCAATACCGCACCGTCAAATATATTGTTTTCTAAACCACCAAATTGTGGGTTGGCCTGTAATATTAACCATCCAAAATATGGTGAGTTGTAATACTCTTGAGAAACTACATCTAGTCTACTTCGGGCAACTTTATATATGTAAGATTTGTCTGTTGGTTTTTGAGGTAATTGCACAAACGGGACCACGGTTTGTTCACCATTAATAAGAAAGTCACTATATCTATTCCAATACTGATATGCCATTAGTTAAATTTTACTTTTGATATCCATGCGTTACTCGAATATTCATCGTTCCACGTTTTATTATTTGTGTTTTGGTTTTCCAAAGCGCCTAACCCCTTAATCAAATTAATTCTACCCTCTTCTTTTGCTTGGTATGTTGTATATGTAAAGTTTCTTTTCTTGCTCGGGAATGGTGTATATTTTAAGAAGTTTTGTAACTGATTTTTTTCAACCCAAGTGATAAACTCTTTTGTAATATCGTTTTCCTCAACAAACGCTGGTTTTGCCTTTACAGTCCAATAATCATCAAAACTTTTTCTCAAATTATCTGCATTTATTTGCTCACCAATTAAACCCTGATTATTAATTATATTGGCAATCATCGCATTTTTAAAGGTTTCATATTTTTTACTATCAACAACATCATCAGATAATAACATATAAACTCTTCTAAACGGTGCATCTAAAAATAATCCACCACTAAATGGTACAAAAACTTTTTGTCCTTCAGGTAGTTTGTATCCTGGACCAAAAACTAAATAACCTTGGTACAATTTATTATTCTTTGGATATAAGAATGTTTTTTTCTCCCAAATCACTTTATTGAATTCAGTAATACCACTACTAATTTTTTCAATATCCTTAACTAATTCTACTAAAGTATCACTAACACCTTGTGAACTACTATCAACTTCGGTTGTTGGTATTGTAATATATGGAATCACATTTCCGTTTTTTTCTTGTTTACCATCACTACCCTTATTTGGAATTGCGGAAACAAAATAAGGAACAGTATTAGCTTTAGCAATAAATTTAATATACGATTGTTGAACGTCTGTCATGCTTTGGGTTATTGTTGTAACCGCGTTTTGATATGTTCCTTTTTTGTTTTTAAGAATGTTTACATAATTTTCTTTCAACTGTCTTACCACTTTAGTTGTAAATAAATTAGAATCCACAACACTCTTAATAAAACCTTCATCCCCATTTTTTACATCATCAATTAACTCTTCAAATATATCATCAATTCTTTTTTGATATCCTGTTGGTTTACCAAATAATACAGTATTATCTAATTCGGTTACCAAGAATCTACCATCAGTATAGTTTCTTTCTAACATCCATTGTTGACGTAAAGCGTTGTTATATTGGTTAACAGTTTCTCTGTTTTTATTCACAACATTTGTAAAGTATGTCTGTGTTTCAGTAACAAGGTTATCCATAAACGTCTGATATGTAATTGTACCTGTTTCACCAGATTCAACAACACTACTTGAAATAACCGTACCAATAGTACTTTCATTTGATTGTCCGTTATTTGGAGCCGCATTATTTATGGTTGGTGGTGCAACGTTACTTAACGCAGCAAACTGTAAAAATTCTTTATCTAAAACTTGGTAACTTGTGTCAGTTGGGTCTGCTCTGTCATCGTAAATTTCAGTATTAGCATAGTAGTTAAACGTTAATGCATTCTGTAATTTATCAACAGATTCTTTCAATCCACTACCACCCACGAAATTAAATGCCAGTGTAACTTTCGCAATCATAGGTTGGACCCCAATCCCTTCAGGGTTAATGTCCAATTGCTCATAAGCCAAACTTAAACTTGTTGGTATAATTTTAGTGTTAAAGAAATCACCAATTCTCAATATCAATACTGGTGGTGCCCCAAATGCTGTGTTAGTTGCATTGTTATATTCTAAAACATCTTTACCACCTATTGATTTAACAACAGGTATTGTATCACCTGGTCTCATACATTGTTGTAAGAATGTTAATCGAGTATTCAAACCTTCAGGTGTTATTGCGTGAAAGGCTGGTTGGAAGAATTTAAGTTTATCTTTAAGGTTGTCAAATACCATTGGTGTTTCTTCCTTAATAACTTCAAAATAATCACATTCAGATAGTAATGACCTTAAAACTCTTTTTGTGATATTATCTCTTACAACTGCAACGTTTTCTATTTGAGTTTGTGTTTCAGTTGTAGTGACAACATTACCTGTAACAACTGTTGTTTTCTTTGGTGGTAAAATTGGGCTTGGAGCCTTTAACTGATTGTCTATTTTTGATATAAACGCTCTTCTACATGACATTGCTGGTGTAGTATAAATGTCTTTAGCACCTACTTGTGTATCACCTCCAACCGCATTTTGATTGGTATCCGTACAGTTTACAGACTGAGCAGGAGACATTTCACTAATTGAATATGGTTCTTGTGTCTTCTTTGATTTTAACGGTGCTGATGTTGCAACCTCACCAAAACCAGTACCACTAACAACCAATAATCTTTTCTCTTCAATGTATTTTTTTGTTGCAGGATTTTCATTAAAGAATCTTATAACAGATGCAATTCTTCTAGCTGACAAAGATTTGTTATACGCCACAGTTTGTGGTGCCGAACAACTTGAGTCAATTGAAATTGTAACAGTACCCGATTCACTATTTTTAATTTGTTCTGCAACATCAATTGCCAATTGTTGAGCAATTTTATAGTTTGGTGTGATAACCGTATTGTAAAATTCGTCCAATTGAGGTCCGTTTGATTTTTTCAAATATGTTGGTTTTTCACCAATATATTCATCATACATTTCATTGTAGTTAGGTGCGGTTTTTGGTAGTGGATAATCGTTTGCAAAATAGAAACCGATTTGTTCATAATCTTTTAGATTAATACCACCATTACCATTACTACCTCCAGAACCAGTCGCTCCCCCACCACTATTGGCTTGAGCCGCTTCAGGTGTTGTTGTAATTTCACTTACAATATATTGCATTTGTTCTTTTGTTATCTCTTTCGAGGTAATTGCTTGTTGCATTTGGAACAAATCATTTGGATTGATTGTATAATATTTTTTAGCCAATTCGTAAATGTCATACTTTCTACATCCCGCAAAGAATGAATCTAATATTCCATCGATTCTTGTCTTATTAGTTTCATTACCCAAAACTTTATTAACGATAACATTCAATACCGATGGGTGGTCAACAACAATATCCCATGTTAAACTACCTGTTCTACTTGTATTCTTGTAAGTATATATTGGTTCGGGTCTTCCGATGAAATCATTTTGATTCCAACTTGCTTGAACTGACTCATTAAAAGTTAGGTTATATGGTGGGAACCACATTACTCGACCTCCGTTTGGACCTCTTTCACATACCGCCAAATCAGAAACAGAATAACCAGGGGAATTTGATGTCGCCCATGCCAAGTTTTCCAAAGAGAACATGTATTTCTTCGCATAACCATTATTCATCGTACCAATAATGTTGGTAGAGTCTTGTCCACCTTCTTGTTTGTTTGGTGCAATATTAAGATTATATGTTTTATCTAACACTGACCATGAGAATCTTCTACCTTCAGTAGTAATACCATCTTGTTTTTGTAAGTCGTTGTATTGTAGGTATGGTACGTCTTTGGCAAATACACGACAATATTCAGTCCCTACTTCTTGTCCAATTGCACCAACATAACTTAACACCCTTGAACCTTTAGTAAGTTCTTTGTACCCGTCGTTGAATACTTTACTAACTTGGTCAATTGCATTACCTGCGTGTTTTAGACGATTACCACCTTGTGGTTGGCTGTCAATAAGTCTCTGTGTATCATCAAGAATTGAACCTTCTCTAAATGTTCTTTCTGTAGACTCTGTCGTATTATATGATGATGGTTTAAAGTCCTCATCGTCATTTGTAATTTGACCACCAATACCTACTTTCTTACCAGCATTACCTTTGTATTTAGGAGAAACCCATGTGAATCCACCTTCAATACCCCCACCGTTACTGTATGTAGGTCCATTAGCACCAAGTCTAATTTCTTTACTTGGACCCTCATATAACTGAGCAAGTTCTTCAGGACCATAAACAGGTGCTTGTACCTCATTACCGTAAGGGTCATTTGGTAATGAACCTGATGGTGAGAATATTCTTGATGGTTCAGATGTAGTAGAACCAACATAGTAGTTAGCATTATTAGTATTTGTACCAACAAGAGCCCCACCCAACCTATCAATTGCAGTTCTGTCGTAGCTTGGCTTATACCTGTTGAAATTGATATTCTTAAACAACAAAGACTTTTGACCTTGTCCTGTATTTTCAAAGAATATTTGTGAACCTGTCTTACCAGCACCTAATAGGTTACTGATAAACTTACCTCCCGCAGCCAAGGGATTACCCAACAGAGCTTGTTGGATTGTTGTTGGTTGTGGTGGATTAATACTTGGGTCCCAATAAGAACCTGGTATTGGTGAGAACGGTAATTGTGAACCAGCAAGACTTAACGCAAACTGAGCAGCGGCACCCAACGGATTATTTGGTACCGTAATATTATAGTTAGGTTCGATTAGTGGAACATTACCTGTTAAGATATTAACAAGGTTTGTACTACTATTAACATTAAGAATGTTTGCCCTACCAATAGTTTCTCTAATGATTGCACGTCCAATTCGGTCTTCAAATTCTCTCTTTAAAGTTTTCGCACCTAAACGAGCAATAAATGAATCCGAACTTAATAAACCATTACTACCAAGTGGGTCAGGACTTAATAAGATTGAAACCGAACGATAAGTTGATGCGTTAAACGTTGGGTATGGTTGTCCATTTGGTGGTCTGTCTTGGTCAGGTCTAACCGTCTCTAAAGTTGTAACTGCCTCACCCGCATCAAAGTTGTTAGAACTTGAGTAGGCGTTTAGTGGTCTCCACTTTTGAGTCGCAGCAAATCCTGTATCCACAATATGAGCATCCTGTTGACCAGGACCATACTCACCTTTGTTTGATACTGTGTTAAGATTTCCTGAAATATCAGGTGCAAACTCATATCCCCCCTCATTACCCCATTTATTTAAAGGGTATTGTTTGTCGGCAAAGAAAGTTGTGTCAATTAAAAAATCAGGACTATCAATTACTGAAATATCTTGTTGAACTACTTCATATGTAATTGGCGGGGTCGCAGGACTTGGTGATTTAGCATACGGTACTAAATTACGCGTCATCAGTTTTTTTCTGAATCCTTCGGTACTAATATAATCTAATGGACTACCCATCTATAACTTTATTAATAAATAGGTTAATTGGTATTTTTTTTATCATTGATATGTAACAACTCCTGAACCTTTTGTATCTTTTCCAAGACCAGCAACATATTGTTTAAACGCATCACTATTGAATATTTGTGTTAGTTGTTGTTGTGTTAAACCATTTGCTCCAACAGGCCCGTCAATTGTAATTTTTATACTCCCCGTTACATCATTTTTAACATTATATGATGATGGTTGTTTTGACTCAATTTGTTTAGATGTAATTTTTGATTGTATATTTTCACCTAAAATATCAGATTCAGATAGGGGTTTAACTTGAGCTTTAGATTTAACCGCTTCCGCAGCACTGTTTGTTTTAGTACCTGTAGCACCTAAAGTTTCGTTTATAAAGTTTTTAAATTCTTTTTCAATTCCACTTGTACCCGTAATCTTTTTATTTGCATCTTGTAGTAAATCTTTTAATGCGTCTACACCTGTCTGACCCAAGCTACTTGCTTGTTTCATTATACTATTTTCTAACTCTTCAACTTGTTTACTAAAATCTTGCTGACTTATTTTACCTGATTCTTTTTGAGTAAATAATTGACTCATCTTGTCAACCGCGTCCGTAACTTTTTTAGTAATTTCAGAACTCTCAGGAACCGCCTTGTCGATTGAACTAACCACCGCTCTACTAATTCGTTCAGCACCAGTAAGATTACCTCTAACTACAGGTGTTGCAGCAACTCCAAAAGTTCCTTTAGCTATATTAGAATCTAAAGACGCTTGAATATTTTTCAAAACATCTAACTGACTTATTTGTATATCTTCTAAAGTTTTAGGTCTGGTTTCTTGTTGTTCTCTTAATTTTTCAAATTCTTCCTGGGTTAAATCCGCTAATTTTTTCTGTTCAACATTACCTTTATCATCTTTAATTTGAACAACATATTCACCTTCTTTACCCATTGTCGCCATATTGGCCAACAATTGTTTATCTTCTTCAGAATCAAATTGTATTGAAGGACTTATTGCGGATATTCTTTTGTCTAAATCCGCAGCAGCCAATGCTGACTTAGATAATTCGGCAGCACTGATACCTGTAACATCTGCCATTTCTTTTAACATTAAGATACCTTGAGGATTTATCTTAAATGTTTTTGTTTTTTCATCAAATTCGGTAAATTGTTTTGTGGCGTTGATAATACTGTCTTGTAATGCTCCAGGGTCAGTAAGTGATTGGTTCATCAATGCAAATGGGTCAGTAAGATTTCCTATAGAAACACCTAATCTTTGGAATCCAGCTGCCGCTTCAATTGCGCCCTCAGGTCCCATAACTTTATTTGCAAAGTTCGCGGTGTTTTGCATATCAAACCTCAACATTGAAGCTTGAGCTGCCATCTTTGTTAACCCAGCAACACCATCAGAAAAACTAAATTGGTTCATCAGTGCCATGTTGTCGGTAACCTCACCCATTACAACTTGAGCATTCAAACCAATACTTTGTACGTAATCTATCGATTGTTCTAAATTAGTACCAATTTGTGATGCTTCGACACCCGCCTGCGCAAAATTTCTAACAATTGTTTCGGTGTCTTTATTAATAATTTTACTGGCAGCATATAATTGACTAACTTGTTCTTCTGTAGCTAAAACATTTCTTTCAGACGCCCTGGCAATATCTGCCATGGTGTTAGAAACATCTTCAACACTCCCACCTAAACGAATTACACCTGCGGCAGACCTTGCGACAGCGTCCGCCATTTCGTCCATTCTGGTTCTACCTTGGAGAAATGCGTTGTTGAGGTTTTCAGCACCTTGGTACATATCCCCAATAGATTCCAATATCTTATCGATAGGAGATTTTAAACCTTCTATGGAGTTTTTTAGATTTTCAAAATCGTTTTCCGCCATTTTATATTATCAGTTTGTATATAAATAGAAGAAGGACTAATTTTTTAGTCCTTCTTATTATCTTCGAGCCATTTATTTAGTAGATATTTCCTAACAAATATTGGCATTCGTTCAAAATCTTGATAAGTAATACCCAATAAAGTCCTTAAATAGTAAAATTCGTCAATTTGACTTTTTCTATAATCAGAAGAAAGGGCGAAAAAAGTCGACCCCAAAACCAACATTAACTGTTAGTTTTTCTCCTGACGGGGCCATAATAGTTTTATTCATGTCTAATCTTGGTTCATTTTCATTCATAAAATTTCTAATGAATTTTGAATCCATAATCGGCATTGACTCAATAAATTTGGCAATTCCCGCTTTGTCTGTTGAGCCGTCTACTTCAACAATTTCTCTTTCCATTCTCCAAGTAACTCGTGGAATTGTTCTACCTTGTGGGTACATCGATGCCATTTTGTTAATTTCCATAATCTCCCCATAAGTTAATGGTTTTAACTTAATAGTTGATTGAGACTTTGGTAGAAGTACCGTAAATGAACCGTCCTCATTTGGTTTTTGTTTACCCACTATTGACAATTCATCTAACATTACGTTTGTTTGGAAAGGTTTTTTTGTGACGGGGTCAGTCACGTTAATTGTCATCTCAGGACCAAATGCAGTATTTCTCAAAAATATTAGAATTGCTTCAACATCACCTTCAATTAAATCTTCAACTCTAACATCTGGTTCATAGATTTTAGCTCTTAATAAGGTCATGGTTAAATCATTCGCCCCACCCATCAAAATATTTTCATCCGATGCCGTTAGGTATCCAACTTTCAAGGATTTCTTTTTATTCTTATAAAAGATACCCTGTGATGGTAATTGAACCACGTCGTGTGGTAATGTAAAGTTTTCTTGACCGTAGTCTCTTGCTTGATTTTCCATATAAAAAAATAACCGTAAAGTTTATTAGCTTTACGGTTAAATATAAGTGAGTATGATTTTATGTAAACAGTATTAGTATACTAACACACATCTATCCATTCTTAAAGAAGCTGTGATATCCGCCAACGCATCCTGACTGTAAGATAACGCTCCGAAGTTTACATCAGTTAAGAATGTTCCATAAAGAATCCATTTCTCAACAACAACTCCTGTTGGGTCCAACATTTCAAGGTCGATGTCTTTTTTATAACCCGCAGCATAACCCATACGACCTGTCACTGATTCAGCGTGTAAACGAACCCACTCCATAAGTGCTTGTGCCGCTGATGGACCGATAGGGTCACGGAACTTAACACTGATTGGGTCCCAGTTAAATCTACCTGCAACGAATGTAGATGTATTCAAAAATTGTATTTCAGTTGCACCAATCTTAATAGATGGTCTTGAAGCGCTTTCAACAAACCACTCGTTGATACCCAAACTTGACGGAAACCTTAAGATGAAACGGTTCTGACGTTTCGGTTCGTAAGGTATCGGCATTTTCATTAATAAATCAGCCATGTTATTTTAAATTTTGTTTTTTTTGTTTTGTTTATATCCTATAAATATAGTCTTGTTAAAAATTTTTTCTCTTTACTTTTATTTTGTTAAGGTTATTCATTACTTATATTCCTTCTTAACGCCACCAGCAGTAGAATAAGTTTTAACTATATTATCTGGTTTATCTTTAAAGTGTTTACTCATTACTTCTACATTTCTAACATCATCATCTGAGAATCCAATACTAGGTTGCTCTGGAACGAAGTTATTTGAAATATCATTTTTTACAAATGCTTTCTTATTTAACAAATTTGCCATTCCTTTAATATAAGAAACGAAATCTTCCATCGCTCGAACCTTTGCTTCTTCAGGGTTGGCAGCACCTTCCTCATCTCCGAAAGACACTGGATGATATTTGTTGAGTTCTAAATACGACTTGATTAATTCATCGTCAGTCATATCGTCCTCGTCGACAAACGTCCTGTATTTTTTAAGGTTCTTAACTAGTTGGTCTTTATCGATACCATTAAATCCGTCAATAATATAATTGTAAACGGCTTGTTTTAAAGTGTTGGGGTTGTGACCTCTTGCGGTAATGATTGAAAAGATTGACCCGTTATTAATAGCTTCTCTGAAGTCATTGAATGCTGGTCCAAGTTTTGCTCTCATTGCATCTATAAGAAAATCTTTATCACCCTCAGTTCTAAAGTTTTTGAATGGGTCATCACCATATCCTACAATAGTTTCACCATTATATTCAAATGGTTCTTTTCCGATGATTCCTCGGTATTCCGCAAAATCATCTGTACTCATACCAACCTCATCACCATCTTCAGTTTTTAATATTATCTTTGTCGGCATGTGAACAATGTTATCATCCCAATCAAATGCATAATATTTCATATCTGGTGTACCCTCACCTTTAAATCCCTCTCTTAATTGTCTCTTCATACTTGGCAAATAAAGGGGGTACGGTTAGTACCCCCGTTAAGTTTATTAGATGTTTTCAAACGAAGCTCCTGTTGGAGTGATAAAGAATTCGATGTCGATGAATTCTAACGCCTTCGTTGGTTTCAAGTAAATTTTACCAGTTAATGTATTTCTATCTAAGTCTTCAGGTGAAGAAGATACAGTTACACGGAAATCGTATAAACCTCTGTCTCTTCTAATTGAATCCAAGATAGGGTTAACACTATCTAAGAATTGTTGTCTAACAATTTGGTCGTTTTGTTCGAACAATAATCTTACCGCCACTGCTGAAATCAACTTACGTGCTTGAAGTAATAATCTTCTTACGTTTAATCTGTTAAGTGCTGTGTCAGCAATTTGTAAAGTTTTGTTACCCCAAATTACAGTTCCTACATCAGAGAAAGTTGCGATAGGGTTAATTCTACCTTGATACAACGTATCTCTATCAGTCTGTGTAAGTTTTTGTCTAGCTTTGATTGAATTAACAAGACCTCTTGTGTAACCCGCCGATGCGAACCATGGGAATGAAATGTTATCTGTCAACGCTAAGTTTCTACAAACCTCACCTGTTGGTGGTAAGTAAATTTGAGTGTTATTTACAGTATCTCTTGTTAAAATCCAAGGATAGTAAGTTGCAGTGTAGTTAGAATCAATTCCTGTGTTATCCAAGTTATCAACTGCTTCTTGTGAGTAGATGATATCTTGAGGATTAGAAGCATCTGGTGTATACATTCTATAGTCAGGAGTTGTACAGATATAAACTGAGTCAGCTCTTGAATACTGAACCATGTCAATTGCTTCTTCTACAAGGTTTGAGTTATTTACGTAGTCGATACTTGCAGTTGCGAACACGTTGATGTTTGTAGCTTCAGGGTTTGCAAATGTTAAGATACCAAGTAAGTAAGCGTAGTAGTCAGTGTTCGCGAAGTCTTGAGTATTATTTTGAACAACAATTCTCTTGAACATACCGTCACCTGTTGCAGTTGGGTATCTTGATGATGGGAATGCTCCCGCTAAGTAACCCGATGCACCTAATTGGAATCTATCTTCGTTAGTTCTCCACTCTCTGTAAATATCCCATCCGTCAAATCCACCTGCAAAACACACTGTGAATTTTCTTGAGTAGATGAAGTAGTAAGGATTTTCCTGTGTTGCAGGGTCTTCTCTAAATTCTGCTACACCACATTCAAATGCTGTTTGTCCACTTGACATTGATGTATTTGAAATTGTAACAACCGTTGCTCCTGAGTCCATGTGGAAACCTTTACTCAATACGTTCCATTTAACTGAATCTGTTGCAGTTTCCCAACCTGTTTGTGGATTTTGTTTTCCTTTGTAAGTTAAGAATGATTCATCAATACCATATTGTGTTGAGAACCCTAAGTAACTTCTTCTAACGATATCACCTGGTGATTCTACTGAATTTGAACCTCCTGTAGCAGTACCAAATGGTGGGTTAGCAATTACCTCTCCTGGATAGTCATATTTAGTTTTGAATTTAGGGTATGGTGATGGATATGTTTGTACGTCAGAATACTCTCTTTGTGTATAACCATAGAAACCACAAGGTAGTGCATCTATTGGTGCTTCGTCAGCCATTTCAACCATGATGTATTTTGAAATCAAAGCAAACTCACCGTTAGATGAACCAATTTTTTTAGCAATAAAGTTGTTAGATGCTGGGTCCAAGTTACAATTTGTAAATTTCTCAATAACTACAGGATTAGCATCAGTGTCAAAGAAGTTTCTAACAAATACATCAAAAGACATATTGTTGTATGACATGTTTGCCAATGAAACTTTAATTTCAGTATTTGCTGAATCACCATCTGAAATTGATATGAACTTAAACAAGTTGTAAACTTTATTACCTCTTAATTCAGAAACAATAAATGGTGTCTCAGGTGATTGGTATCTTTCTAAATTCCAAGCAATTGATTGACTTGATTGACTTCTAGCACTTGGTAATGCAATTAATTCAGAATTCAAACCTCTGATGTAACCTTGGTTGTATGCGTAATTCAAACTACCTTGATAAATTTCTTCTACAAAAATAGGTGTTTCAAATCTTGACTTACCGAAGTTATCAACACCTAAAACTTTAGTTAAATATTTTGCGGATAAAGCCGATAATGAAGTCTCAAACGAGAATGTATCACTATCTTTAGTTACACCTGATAATAAGAATGTTGCAAATGGTGAAGTTGTAATACCTGAATATTGTCCTGTACTAACAATTTGTAAATCAGTAAGACCACTAACTTGGTAAACAGGTCCGTGGTTTTCGCTTGTAGAACTATTAGAGTATAATGAAATACCTCTTGAACGTAAGGTACCAACTACCATGTTATTAAATTCTGTATATGCAGTTCCTGTGAATGTGTAGGATTCACCTGTAACAGTTCCTGTGAATGAACCTGAACCACCTGATACTAAATCACTAACAGAATAGTAGAATGAATAACCTGTGTAAGCATTTCCTGAAGAAATGTTAAAGTTAGCGTAGAACCATGGGTCGTTTGATGCTGCAGATAAATCGTTATCATCAAAAGTATTAACACAATTGTATGGGTTAGTAACCGCAGTATAAGTTGTTGTTAAAGAATCGTAATCAGCATTAGGAATCGCACCATATACTACCGCAGTTGTTGCAGATAATGAAGGTGTGTCGATAATTTGACCTAAATAAGCATTGAAGTCTGTTTGTAAAGATGAAACAGAACCGTCTTGAACTCTATACTGTAGGTTCAAGTTTGATTGAACTTGTGTTGGTAATGCCCCACCCACAAATGTAACCGTACTTCCTGATGCATCACCTGTAAATGTTGCAGTGAAAGAGGTTGGTGTTGATGGGTCACCAATAGTTGTTGGGTCAACATTGGCAATTAATGATAAACTCCAAGATGGACCCGCATCGTAACCTGACAATCCCAATACTCTCGTAACAAACAATTGGTTTGATTGTTGTAAATAAGATTTAGCAATGTATGCTGCCTCATATTTTGGGATTTGAGTGTTATAAAACTTAACGGGTTCAGTCCCTCCAAAATATGCTTGGAACTCATCGTAGTTTGTTATGAATACTGGTTCAAATGCTGGACCTCTTAAGGTTTCCCCAACAATACCTAATGTTGTAACCCCTACACTTTGGGCCACAAAAGATAAGTCGGTTTCAGATGTGTATACGCCTGGTGATACGAATACTTTTTGATTTGCTTGTGCTGTTGCCATTATTAAATTATTCTGTTACAGATTTATTTTATTGATAAATATTCAAGTTTTTACGAAAAAACTTTACTTTTACATAAGTATTTATAAACGGTATGAATTAATTCTACCTTTTTTCTGCCCATGAAAACTAAGAAAGAAATAAAGAATATTAAAATATCCCCTGAATCACATGAAATCCTAAAAAAGTACTGTGATAAACGTGGAATCAAGATTTACAAGTTTTTAGAAAATTTGATTATAGAAAAGTGTAAAGAAAAAAAAGATATCTACGGAGAAGATTAAACTAGTTTGTTTTCGAATAGTATATTAGCAGGTAGAGTGATATTATCTTTTGTTACTTCAATCCTTAATACATCATTTGTGGTAATTTCAATTCTTTGTAAATCACTACCATAATAATCACCATTAATGTAGACATCAAAAGTATCTACATTATCGGTTGATACTAAATTCATATTCGCAGTAAAATCAATAACATCTGTCAACATTGTATTTCCTGAAACAAATAAAAACGGCATTTCAAAAGTGTCAGGATTTTCAGGGTTTTGGTCTCTTCTTCTTTTTCTTGATGACGTATCAACCTCAATAAGTTGTGTAACTCTTTGGATTGCAGGTTTAACTTCAAACTCTTCTTCATCAATTAAATAACCCAACATTGTAAAGTCATAACTCTGAACATAATACTTTCTCGCATCCATATTCATTTGAGATTCGTCCGATACATTATTTAAAATAATTGGAACGTATTGTCCTTTAATAAATGTGTATGCCTGTCTCGAAGAAAAAGTTTGCATAACAATCTTATTCAACTGATTTAATTCCCTCATTCTATTACAAATGATTTTTACTTGGTAATTAATATCAACTGGTACAGGTTGTGGAATTGTATAAATGTCCATACCCTGTTCGTTTCCGTTCCATGTTGGGACTGAGGCATAATAGAATTGTTTTCTATTTGGGATTGTGTATTGAAGTGATGGATTTGTACCATATTTAACTTCAGGTGTCCTAACTACCGTAATAAATGGTGGTGCAGGATTGTAATCTAAATCCACAAATTGCCAAGTTTCTAAATATTGTGTCCAGTTTTGTGATGTAATAATTATATCCAACATTGGGACTACTTTGCCTGCAGTTACAACTTCAAGTTCTGTCTTAACAAAATCAAGCATTCCCCTATCCAAGTCGGCATGTAATACTGACTTTGGCAAATAAGTCCCGTCTTCCTTAATATATTCTAAAAGTTGTTCCCTTCTTTCAGATAATACTTTTTTTGGAACTAAAGGTAATGTTGGTTTTACAACTGTTTTAGGTAGTGGCATTAGTCTTTTACTACAAATAGTTTATTTTGTGAATTAATCATATCAACTTCTGTTGCATTAAAAACAGGTTCTTCATTATTCTTATAAACAAATGAATCGTACTTATATGGGTTATAGGTTACAATTTTGTCTGATGGTGGACTTGGGATGTCATCACAAGGATATTCACAATAATCCAATAATTTTCCAATCACAAATGCATGTACGTTTTTTGCCTTTTCGGAACGAACTCTTTCTTTACCACCTTTTCTAACTCTAAACTCAACATCACCCAATTTAACATAATCGGCATGCATAATTACTTTACCGTCATAGGTAACCGAAAAAGTATGTTTATGTAAGTTGTAATATACCATTACCTTCTTACCTAAAAACAAATTATCAAATTGTGACTCAGTTATTAATAATTTCATTATATACCCCTAAATTCGTTTTCACTCACCCATGTTGCTACAATAGTTCTGTAGAATGGTTTGTAACCACCATAAGTGTGTTTATTATCTGACTTAACATAACCGTCATCACTAACAGAATAATATCTAACTCGGTCTTCAGTTTCGTAATATCCAATGTAATCACCCATCCATATTTCAACACCCAAATCATCAAGTGTTTTTTGATAAATTGAGAATTGCATACTACCTGGCTCTTGTATTTCAACTTTTGAATTACCGTAGAATTTATTTGTTGGAGGTAATATTTTTACCAAACCTTTTAATTCTACAGGAGCCATGAATTGAACTCCATCTTCCACAACCTCACCATACACATTATCTTTTTTGGTTTTGTATCGGTCAATACGATAAAGTACGATTGTAAAATTCATATCACCTTCAAGCCATTCCTGACCCATACCAATATCAAGGTCATAATCCTCACCACCGAAGAACATACCCAATCTTGTAATTGGTACCAATTTTTCTGCCGTCTTTTTCATATATTGATAAATACCTAAACTTTTACTATATTTAGTTTATAATTTATGAATTTTAAATGAGTGATGTTAGTTTAGAGTCAAAAGCGATGTCTATTCTTGAGTCCTATGAGGGCGGCAACAACTATATCTTGGAATTAAAACGCAAATCACAAATCAATAAAAAGTTTTATCCGACAAGAAGTCAATCAGAATATATCATTAATTTTCACGACCAAAAACCAAAGGTAGCCAAAAAGTGGGTCATTCTTGATGCATATTTTGCACAGAAATTGGCTGATGATAAATTATACACCGAAATACCACAAAAGGTTTGGGTAGAAAAATTATTAGCAGATAAAGAAAAGGCATATCATATTTGGGGTAGAATATTGGAAACCGAAGAATTACATGATTTTTGGTTACCGAAAGCATCAATTATAAAAGACAACTCTGTTAAAGATGTTGTAATTGATTATTCTAAATATTCTCATCGTCCACCACTTGAACATCAAAAAGAAGCAATTCAAAAATTGGTTGAGAACAAAAAGTTTATCTTGGCGGATGACATGGGTCTCGGAAAAACTACTTCAACTATCATTGCAGCATTAGAGACGGGGGCAAAAAAAGTATTAATCATTTGTCCTGCAACTTTAAAGATTAACTGGAAACGAGAAATTGAAAATTATTCAAATAAAGAAGTGTTCATTGCTGAAGGTAAAAACTTTAGTACTGAAGAGGACTTTGTAATCATAAACTATGATATTATAAAAAATTTCCATGACACTAAGAAAAAAGATGATTCTCAAATTCTTGCTGCCAATTTTGATTTGGTCATTGTCGATGAAGCACACTATATCAAAAATGCTACAGCTCAAAGGACAAAACTAATTAATGACATTGTTAAGAAAACCGAAAGACTTTGGTTATTAACGGGTACACCTATGACCTCAAGACCAATCGATTACTTCAACTTGTTGAGTTTAATTGACTCTCCTGTAGCAAAGAATTGGATGGCCTATGCGATTCGTTATTGCGGTGGATACCAATTCAAAGTTGGAAACAGAAAAGTTTGGAATGTTATGGGTTCATCAAACTTGGAAGAGTTACGTGACCGAACATTAGGTTTAACATTAAGACGATTAAAAGAAAATGTACTTGACCTTCCTCCTAAGATAATTACCCCAGTATATTTAAGATTAAAGTCGAAAGAATATGAAAATGTTATGGGTGAGTACTACGATTGGTATGACAAGAACCCTGAAGAGTCAAAATCTTTAACAGTTCAATTCACGAAATTAACAAAGGTTAGACAAATCATCGCCGATGAAAAAATTAAACAAACTATTGAGCTCGCTGAAAACATTCTTGAACAAGACAAGAAAGTTATTATTTTCTGTAATTTCACTGATTCCTTAAATAAAATTGTAGAACACTTTGGGAAATCTGCGGTTAAACTTGATGGGTCAATGTCAAAACCTGAACGTCAACACGCCGTTGACCAATTTCAAGAGAACCCAAAAGTTAAAGTTTTCGTGGGTAACATTAAAGCTGCAGGTGTTGGTATTACACTTACCGCAGCCGAAGCGGTTATCATGAATGATTTATCATTCCTACCATCAGACCATGCTCAAGCTGAAGACCGAGCATATCGTTACGGTCAAAAAAATAATGTTTTGGTTTATTACCCAATATTCGAAAATACAATCGAAGGTATCATCTACGATATCTTAAACAATAAAAAACAAGTTATTGCCACGGTTATGGGGGATGACCAACATCCTGCAGATATGGCAGAAGAAATCCTACAAAGAATCAACGAACTGCGACATTAACGAAGAATGGATTATTTATATATAACGGATAATCCAATTATATGAAAAAGACAGAAGAGAAAATCCAACAACTAGAATTACAGATACTTGAAAATCACGTAAAGAAAGAAAAAGAGTTGTTGATTACAGAAATGAAAAAAATCGGAATAGAGAAACTACCTTATTCCTACTCAGCCCTCAAACAGTTTATTGACCCCGAAACTATGAGTTTCCATTACAATAAACATTATAAAGGGTATGTAGACAAATTAAACGACGCACTTTCAAAGAAAAAATACGGGGATTTAGATTTAGAAAAAATCATCAAGACAATTAGTCGTTTTGATAAAACAATCCGAAACAACGCAGGTGGGGCATTTAACCACGCTTTGTTTTGGAATATGTTGACACCCGACCCAAAGAAACTTACTGGTGACCTTTACAAAAAGATTACAAAACAGTGGGGGACATTCACAAATTTCAAAAAAGAATTTGAAAAAGTTGCCAAAGAAAGATTTGGTTCAGGTTGGGTGTGGTTAGTATTAACCTCCAAAAACACTTTGAAGATTATGTCTACACCAAACCAAGACAATCCATTAATGAATGTGATTGAAGGCGGGGGATTTCCATTGTTGGGATTAGATTTGTGGGAACACGCATATTATTTGAAGTACCGAAACAAAAGAGACGAATACATTACAAACTTTTGGAAAGTTGTGAATTGGGATTTTGTTACTAAAATGTACGAAATGAAAATTGAAACCAAATTATTAGAATCCACAAAAATGAAACAAGTTTTAAGTGAAGGTAAATCTGAAATGTGTTCCAAATCAGAAAATGAATTTTATAGAATGTTATTTAATGTCAACCAAGAAATTAAATGGACATATATGAATGCAATCAATAAAATTATGAGGGAAGTTTTTAGTGATAATTTTATTGAGAAACCTGATAACAACCAACTTTCGGGGGTTTACGACCTTGAGGGTCCTGGTAGGTCTGTTATAAACAAACTTAATACTAACTACACATCATTCTGTATTTTACTAAAAGATGTTAACCAAGTTATCGCAACTATACCAAATAAAAAACCTATTGTCTTTATTGATAAAACTCCCGCAGAACAGAAAAAAGAAATAGAAAGATTTATCGGAGCGTTAAATCATTTTAAGTATAGAATCTTTGATAAAGATAGTTCTACATTACATAATCTACTAAGAACATTAACTGAAAAAGATAAAGCGGGTAGTAAAAGAGAAGAGATTACCGCAGCAATACTTAGAAGATTTTTTGGTAAATCTGCAAAGGTTGAGTTAGTTGGTGAATTAGGTAATAAAAAAGATGCTATCCAAGGAGTTGATTTAGAAATTACTAAGGACGGTCAACTACACACAGCACAAGTAAAACCATTCAGAGAAATGAAAATTGGTGATGATGGTATTACTTTAGAAGGTACTGCAAGTGTTAAATTATATAAGACAGATTGGATGGTTTTTCAAAAAGGAAAGAATGTTTTAGTCTTTAATCAAAAACCAAAAATTGTTGGTGGTAATTTTGTTTTCCCACCTGAGTCACTTTTATATAACATATAATAAACTAAAAGATATTTATTAGTATGTCAGTTATACCAGAACCAGAAAGGTCAAAAATTTATACAAGAGTAAAACATCTCTTGGGTGCTCCATTACGTAGTGTTGAAGTCACTGACGAAATGATGGATTCATTAATGGAATTATCTATTCAGGATTATGAACAATACATTCTGAATTGGTTGATTGATAGCCAATGGGTAAACTTGGTGAATCTTAACATGACGGAAAAATCAGTTGCACAAGCATTGATAACAAGAACTATGGATTTCGAACAACAGTTCTCATACTCGTATTCCAAAATTGTTGGACTACAGGCAATGGGACCTTGGGTTTTGAAAAAAGATTATGTTATTCTTGAAAGAGATAAACAAAACTACGAAATACCTGCTGGTCGTGAGATAAATGAAGTATTATGGTTTAGTAATCAACCATGGACTGCATTTGGTTTAGGGGGTATTGGTGGATTTGGTGGTGTTGGTTTAGGTGCTAACGAAGCTGGATTTGCACAAATGGGATACCAAGGTTCTTATTTTATGATGTCAGGTTTTGACTATTTGATAAGAATGCAAGAAGCAAACATTCTAAATAGAATTCTTGGTGGTTCGTTAACTTATAGAATTACAGCACTACCTGATGGTAAAAAAGATTTACAACTTTATAACACACCTGGCGGAAATTTCAATTGGAGTAACTATAGTGAATATGTTGGTAAAGCCGTTTGGTATTGGTATTATGATGTAACACCTGACAGTAGAGCGGATTGTTTGAAAAATAATCCTGATGTAATCAAAATGCCTAATGACGTTCCATTAGAAGAACTTACTTGGAGTGACCTTAACGTACCTGCACAACAGTGGGTTAGAAGGTGGTTTACCGCTTATGTAAAAGAAACTTTAGGTAGAGTTAGAGGAAAATATAGTGGTAATTTAAAAACTCCTGACTCTGAACTACAAATGGACTACACAAGTTTATTGACTGAAGGTAAGGATGAAAAAACAAAACTAATTGAGGAACTTACAGGTGCTGAAGGTTGGTTAACAAGATTAAGACCTGAAAAAGTAATGGAAAAAGAGGCCTTAATTGCAGAAAACTTAAATAAACAAATGAAGTTTAGGGCGATGCCTCGTCAAATATATGTAATTTAATTTATGGCAATTCTTAAAACAATACCATCAAGAAGAATAATAAATGGTCAAGTTATTGATACATCTGAAATTTCAATAGTATCAGAAAGAGAGTACAGAACAGACGGTGAATCTTGTATTGTCGTTAGAAACGTTATAGATTCCACCGTAATCTTGGATTCAAAAACCACAGACCATGTTGTTATTAAATCTATGACAAATTTAACAATTAGACCCGATGTTGGTCGAATCGATGAAGATTACGATGAAATTGTTGCCGACAAATACGCTTGTATTGAATTTAGATTTTGTGCTGGTAATTGGTATATTATTTCATCAGACGGTCTCAAGAATTCCTAATTTTTCTTCCCAACCCTCTTCAGCTAAATCATACATATAGTCTGGTTTCAAACCACGTTTTTCCCAATATTTTAATTCTTGTTCTGTAATATCAAGAACGTCTTCATTTAACCTATCTTGGTCGCCTTCACCTAATGGATGTCCATTAATCAATTCACATTGTGATTTAGTGAAAATACCTCTTTTTTCAGGGTCATTAACAATAAGGTTATGCCTAACCTCATCTTGAAATACTACCATCAAAGGTTCGATACGTTTGTTAAATGTTGTGATTGCTCTTGGAACATTATAGTCCCCTGTAAGATTTGGGTCTTTCTCTAAAATGTCTTTATCCAACATATAACAATTCAGTTGTACCCCATCTCCTTTTTTCTGAACATCACCATGAGATGCTTTCAAACCATTATTAACATACATGATTACATCACCAAGGTTCACACTCAAATTTTCATGTAAAGCTAATTCCATGTGAGCCATACGACTCATACTATTACCCGCTTTGGTTTTTGTGGTTAACCTTTTCTTATAATCCTCAAGAGTTAATTTAACTTTTGCTCGTTGAGCAATCTTACTTAATGGTATTTGTTTATCAAATATTTTCTGAAGGTATTCATAGTAATATTCTACAAACGCTTGTCCGTCACCTTCTAATAACATCTTAATACCCTTATCCAAAAACTCCTCAATATATAATGGAAGTTTCTTTGATTTGATACTGTTACCTGTCAATTTGATTTTACCTTTGGCGTCCATAACCGCATAATTCTTACGAGCCAAGTTAATACAAGATGGCCAAACCCCATCCGTATCGAGAGCCATCTCACCTCTCATGAATATATCGTTATACTCCGCAACATCTGCTTCAGGTCCATAATATTCTTTACCTTCCTTAACCTTCCAATTTAATCCACGACCAACATAAACTCGGTCTTTTGCATCATCAGGGGTTGAGAAGTTCACACCGTCCGTATCCATTACCAAAGGAACATACCCTTTTGACATAAAGAACTTAATCATCTGACGAAGGTATTGTCGACCTGTACAGGTAATCTGTTCACCCATATACATGTCACCCCAAGCATAAACTTGTGGCGCTGACAACGCACCGAACATTGAGTTGATAAAGATTTTAATCGGTAACTGTTTGTTTCCGTATGATTCGGATAACTTACGGTCAGTCTCATAATACTGTTCTGCAAGTTGTTTGTATTTGATACGAGTATCACGGAAGTATTTTAACATTCCTTTCATCGCACCTGTTACATCACATTTGGGGAATACATCGTGAACCAACTGAATAGATGGGTATAGAGACGAGAAGTCGAGCTTAAGTACGTTCTTACTATAACCAACTTTAAGAAGTCGTGAAAGACCACCTACGAAGTCAGTCTTACCTTGTTTTTCGGGGATTGCAAGTCCATGTTTGTAAGACCAAGCCAACATCAACATTTTCCATAGAGTTGCAGTACCCATCGTAGATACTCGTTCATAGGTTGTTGGAATCATTGCCGCAAGTAGGAATGAACCTTGGTTGAACTCTTGGTCCACTTTTAAGGTTTCATCTAAGTCATCGTCAAGATACATCTCAACAATCTTATCTCCCGTAACTTTTTTATATACGTTAGGGAACCTAACATCCAAATCATTATATTCAGGATTGTCGGCTTTTTTATATTTACCGTTTTGAGTATTTAACCAATACTCCTCTCTGTTGATATAAAGTTTACCGATATTGTCGTGGTCAATATAAACACGACTTGGAGATTCAGCGTTGATGTATTTGGTAATATACTTCAAACCCGCAGCTTTGATACTTGAATTGATTGCTTGAGCTCTACGAACTGCGTGGATAATGTCAATTACATTATAACCCCAAATAGAAGTTTGAGTATATGTCTCCACTTCGTTTGCAAGTTTTAGCATTGAGTCTTTTCTTGTAAATGAATGTTGGGGGTGTAATGACTTACAAATCTTCTTTGGGTCAATTCCTAATATTCTACAACGTTCAAAAATCCAATGCCAGTCGAAGTTTGCTGAATTGTAACCACCGATGATACTTGGTTTTAGTTCGTTGATTACGTTGAAGAATTCGATGATTGCGTTTCGTTCTTCGGACTCATCAATACATTCGATAACTCTGTGATAACCCTTATTCGTTTTAATTCCAATCATGAAGATACGACCGTCCTGTGGTTCAAGAGCGGTCGTCTCCAAGTCATATACGAGTCGGGTCACTTCATCGTAGTTTTCAAATCCTTTAAATAGTCGTTTTTCTTTTGAGATGAGGTATTGTTCTACAGGTGGAAGGATAATAATCTTATCCTTTGTCTTTTCACCCCAAGGGTCACAACCACCTTCTCTAAAGAACTGAATAAGTTCTCTATACCCTTTAAGAGATTTAACCATAAAGGTCATACCTCGTTCTAATCGTTCATCCCCGTGAGTTTCCAATTTATCAATCACGATGCCGTGTTTCGTCATCGCTTCTTTTTGTTTTGGTTTTGAACCACCATAAAAGTTAATGTTTCTTAAATCACCAACCCATGCAAATGGTGTAAACGTATCCTTACGGATTTCTTTACCCTTACCAGGAATTTCTTTGATTTTGTAAATTGAGTTGGATGCGTAGTCAAATTCGATTGCTACTATAAATTCTTCAGGGTCATTACCGTGCAAGAATGCTTCGATTTCTTCGTTTGATATCATAATAATATTTCGTTGGTTTATTAGCTCTCACACCGTCGTGAGGTTTACCTTCGTAAATAAATATAAATGAAAAAACGGATTAATCAAATTAACAACACGCAGTTTCTTTAATAAAACTTGGTTGTATGTTAATATATAATTCCTCCCTAATAGGTAATATTAAATCTCCTTCATCATTCTTAATTAAGAACTGACCAACATATCTACCAGGTGTGTTAGTGTCTCTCGCTGAAAATTTATAGTAGATATAATATTCGGGTGCGGCGCCTAATGGTAGTATAAGTGAAACGATTTCACAAGGGGCCGACACTATTTTAGGAATTTCAGTTTCAACGTCAATCATAGTGAAGAAAATAGTAGAAACTTCTAAGTCTTGCATCAACTCTAAGTAACCTGCTCTACCATCTTTAACTACTTGCATTTTTAATACAGGTAGTGTCGCATTTTGTTTAATAAAGAATTCCATAACAATAAATATATTGTTATGACTCTTTTCTTAAACTTCTTTCGTAATGTTCAAATCGGTCATGTTCTGTTGGTGTCATTAATAACAATCCTGGATATAATTCACCTTTTTTAACGAGTTGATACATATGACTCATCCATGTTTGTTCAAATGGGTGACCCCATGTTGTATCCAAAAACATTTTTTTATTTCCTGTTCTTGTTACAATTTGAGGCCAATTACAATAATAAACCTCACCTGTCACATATGGAATCCCTTGGAATGAGTTAATAGAGTCGTAAACAGCTCTTGGCGCATTTGGGTCTAGTCCTACATTAGGTAATCTATTTTTACCTGGCCAAAACTTTTCCCTAACATCTTGTGGTACATTATACCAAGACCACTGAGTTCCATTATCACCAAAGAATTCACTATAATTAAGTTTTAAAAAATCAAAATTTTCTTTTTTAACAATTTGTAATGTTTTAGAATAAAGATTTGGAACGTATCTATTGAATCCATTTCTACAAACTTCACCTTCATGGGGGTAAAAGAACATATCATCTTCGAAGAACAAATAAAAATCTAAATCTGTTTCATTTTGAAAATGTTCTGCAATCCATTGTCTACCACCACAAATACCTAAGTTGTCTTTCTTGATATGTTCGAAACCATATTCTTCGCAAATTTCAGCATAGTCATTAAATGTTGATTCGTCAGTTGAGTTATCTAATAAAAACTTTTTGGTTTTTAGAATATAATCTTTATCATACGCATTCATTGATTCAATCAATGTTAAGAATTGCTTTGGACTATTAAATGTAATTACATATAAACCAACTTTATTAACATCCAAAGAATTTGTAATATTTCTTGGGCTTTCCGATTTAGGGACTAAAGTATCATTTTTTAATTCCTCAAAAAATTTACCAACTAAACCGTTTGATTCAATTTCAAAATAATTAATCAAATCAGAATGTTTATAACACATAATACTAAAGATTGATTCTTCAGTACCCATATAACCTTCTTCTAAAGTGGTTTTTAATAGGTTATAATAAATCCCATTAATATCTGCAATTGTATGTTTTGGACCACCAAAGAAACCACCACGAGCAACTTTATTAACCTTGGCACCCGCAAGTGAATTTAACTTATTATATTCAAAACCATGAATTTCTTTTTCTGCATCATAAGGGAAACAAATGAATGAAAATTTTGAAATATATTTTGATAAATTATTTAATACTTTATCGTGAGTAAAATAACCTTGGTGTACTGTATTAGTTAATCCACCGTCAATCCAAAACATATATTCAGAATTAAACTTATCCATTATTTTTGCATCATGAAGTAGAAACACTTTAGACATAACTAATGGATTGTAGTTTTCTAATCTACCTTGAGTCGATTCTTTTAACCATCCTGCCAAGTTCTGCCAATTTTCATCTGTCCTAATTTCTTGGATTTTATTAAAGAATTCTGAGTCAGTAAACCAAGACATAGGTCTTAATATGAATTGAGTATTTTCATGACTCCTTCTTTCAAATACAAATGTTTGAAGTTCTTCATCACCAAAAATAATCATGTTCTCCTCACATTTAAGCAATTGCTCAAACTTATCTAAATAATGTTGGAATGGTCTTGACCATCCTTCGGATAATTGACCTCTACCAATATCCCAAATACCTGTTACTAAAGTTATATTACTCATATATTCTATTAAATTCTTCTAATATTTTATAAAAACTTTTATTTTGTTCAAACAATTCATCAGTTACACCCGCAGGTGCATTGTCTCTACACCACCAAATGTCAAAGTGTTTACGTTCAAATAAATCACGATGATTGACATACATTAAAGACATCACGTGTTCTTCGTGTGGTAAACCTTTGTCTTCTTCAATAATTCTTTTTGTGTAATCCTCAAACAAGTTAACAACTGTGTCCCACTTATCTCTATGACCACCAAACATACCACCAATGACGTGGATACTTCTATCGTATTCAGTATACCATTTTCTATCAACAGTACCTGACCAATAGTTACGGTCATTTTCTTTACCAAGGATTAAAAATTTATCACCAGTATCTTCAATAACATTTTTAAGAAAGTCGTTATTAAATAAATTACTTTCATAGTATCTGCCTTGAGGGTGTTGACTTGTCAAATATTTTAAAGGAATTAATCCACAATGAGATAAACCAGCGTCTATCCAATAATAGTAGTCGTAAGATTTATCTTCATTCCACCACCAATGGAATTTACTATATTGAACCTCAATACATCTATCAGATTTTTTAGTTTCTTCAATATTTTTATACTGATTAATCAAATCTTTAAATTTGGTATTACCAATATCAAAAATTTTAAATTCTAATTTCTCGGGTGATATATTATTTTCATTATAAAAAAACTCTTTTAATGAGTCTATTTCTCTATCTGAAGTATAACACAAAAAATCTGCATCGGTCATTTTTAGTAATGATAGAAGACTATATCTATAGTGTCCTCCTCTACCTACTCGACCTCCGAATTCCGTACCATACAAATCGCTGTAAATTGATGTAATAAATTTAACTGACATAATACACTTCTTTATATTCTTTATTGTTTTTAATTTCTTGATTTCTGTATTGGTCCATGAATTCACCAGGAATCTTTACAGGACTAAAGACATTCCAGTTATAAGTTTGTAAATAAAAATTATTATACACTCCATCTGAAATATTAGACAAATCATTTCCTTGGGGTGCAACTGGTAAAATAGGACAGTAACTTTGGTATTTAGATATTATAAATTGGAAAATAAAATCGTCTATCGCATAAAAATAGTCTCCACTTGGAAATGCGGTTTCTTTTATTTCGAATAATTTATCGTAAATTGATTCATCAAAAATAATCATATTACATGCGTATATGTCCCGTAAATGTTCAGGTTTTTCAGGTAAATTAGTCATGTCCAATAACATATCATTATCTGAAGACATATTAATGTGTCTATTTAAAGTCGGTGCCAAATTAAACACACCAAATTCTAAACCCTCACATTTTTCTTCTAATTTGGTTAATAAATCTTTGGCATACGGCATAAAACCAATATCATCTTCAATAACCATAACCCGTGGGTATTTACGTTCTTTAGCGATTTTAATAATTTCTAAAATTGAACGGGTAATACCCATATAAGAATTGGTATCTATTGCTTTAAAGACTTCATAGTCCCATCCAATATATTCCATCTCCTTTTTAACTTTCTCAAGTCTATCGGGTCTTCTTTCTAAATTGACTACGAATTTAGGTATATTATTGAATTTCATTAACTAACGTGATTGTGAGTTAATCGACCTGTAATTCTATCACACCATCCTTTGGATTCTGAGTGAGGCCATACCACCCAATAAGATGGCATCTCATCAGTTTGGAATTCTCTCCATACTTTACAATAACCGTCAGGGTCTCTCATGAAACCTGCAATTTCATTTTTGTCCGCATCTTTACGGAAAAGAGTATCATCTTTATCATTGTGGAATGCAACAACCCAAAAGTCATAATCAGTTTCAGGTACTTGGGAATACCCAATATCGATACAATGTTTAAACATCATACAGAAACTATCCTTCCATTCTTGTTCAGTTTCAAAATTGTATGGATTTGGAGGATAATTTTTATCTAAAGTATATTTGTCAATCGCACGTTTTTCAAATAAAATGCCCGCATATTTTTCATAGTCAGTCAAAGTTCTAACAGGACCAAAACCATAAGGTCCATCATGACCCTCTTGTTTTTCACCATCCATACCAAACAATTTTCTGTTTGTTAAATGTGAATGAGTATTTCTTTGACCCCAAGTCTTATCATCATCCCACTGTTTTGTTCTACCCTTACGAGTGTACTCATGGTAAACAACAGGAATGTGTGGGTGGAATAAATCATATCCCCAAGTGTAAGCTCTTGCTGCAATTGAAATTTCTTCTCCGTGGAAATAATATTCAGGGTTGTGTTGAACTTCAGTTGAGAATTGTCCTAATGTGAAACAGAAGTGAGCTGAGTAGAATCTTGCAGTAACAGGTTTTTTCATCTCTTTCCAACCTGGAATTGTTTCAGGTAAGAAGAATACCGCACCTTCAGGAATGAATCGGTCAAACACCATTCTCCAAGCATCTGTTGCTCTTCCCGCAGGGTCATTATCGGGGTCAAAAGAAGGAACGTAGCCCGTAAGTAGAGGCTTCTTATACCCGTCCTTCTGTAACCCCTTTATCATTTTGATAAGGATGTCATCCCAATCCTTAACAAATCTCATATGAGAATCAATTTGTAATGTATAAGTTTCTCCTTTATATAGTTGTTGTACTTGATGTCTTGCCCAACATACCCCTTTGGCATCTTGATAAGGAATATCTAATATTCTAAATCTTTTGTCGTTTCTATATTCGTCTAAATTATCAAACCCATCTTCTTCACTGTATTGTCTTGCAATACCAATAACAAGGTTATTCGGTTTCTTGGCATTTGCCAACATGTCTTTAATGGTGGGGACCAACTGTGGGTCGCGGTACGATGCAATCTGAACAAAAATTTTCATGTAATATTATTTTATATATAAAAATAAAAAACCCTCCACGAAGGTGAAGGGTTTTTGTTTATATTAGTTTTGTTTTTTTAACATCCGTTAGGGTCACCACTTGTGATTAACCCTGCTCCACCTGTCACTAAGTACCATCCTGTACCGTTAGAGTAATAACCGTTAGATGCTGGAGTAGTTAATGATGTGTCAGTATAGATTGTATCACCTACGTTAAGAGGGTTTAATGATGGTGACAAGTAGTAGTTTGTAGTTGAACCTGAACAAGCTGCTGCTGATGAACCAGCATCATAAGATAAACTATACACATAATATCCTACTGTCGGTGTTGGTGAAGGAGTATTTGTTGTTGTCGCTGTTGGAGTTTGAGTATTAGTTGGAGTTGGTGTTGGAGTTTCTGAACTTGTTGGTGTTGGAGTTAATGTTGGTAATGAAGAACAAAGTGTAAATCCTCCTTGTTCAGTACCTGTAGAATCTAAATAAACCACAAGACCTGCATTTGCATAATAACCTGTCATGTCGATTGTTACAGGACCTGTAATTGAATTAAAGAATTGGGTGTTATTATCAAATATTGGATTTTCAGCATATATTATACCTGAAACTCCGAAATCACATGCAACATTTGAAGTTGAACCTGATGTTACGTTAAACGCGACTCTAACATTTGTAGGTGTCGGAGTTGGAGTTTCTGTATTAGTTGGAGTTTGAGTGTTAGTAGGGGTTTGAGTGTTAGTTGGTGTTGATGTGTTAGTAGGGGTTTGAGTATTAGTTGGAGTTTGGGTTGGAGTTTCTGTATTAGTAGGGGTTTGAGTATTAGTAGGGGTTTGAGTATTAGTTGGAGTTTGAGTATTGGTTGGTGTTTGAGTATTAGTTGGTGTATTAGTTGGGGTTGGTGTGTTAGTTGCCGTATTGCTTGGTGTTGGCGTATTAGTTGGTGTGGTACTTGGAGTCATTGTTGGTGTTGGTGATGGGTAAACTGGTGGGAATACCTCACTTGTTAACACAACATTACTTTGATAAATTGGCGCGATTGAATACGTACCATTAATTAACCAAATATTTTTTGTTTGATTAGGGTTTAATTCTACCTGGTATTCCCACATAGAATCGTCACATCTTCTATAATTAAAATTTATTATAGTTGAACCAGTGTTCGTCAAAGTATATTTACTACAAGCCATCGTTTTTTTCTTTAAATATAAATAGTGTTAATTAGGTGGAAATACACCTTCATTTACCAAAACAACGCTAGCTCTGAATAACGGTGCAATGGAATAAGTGTCGTTTATCAACCAAATATTTTTAGTTTGATTTGGTTCCAATTCAACTTGATATTCCCACATAGAGTCGTCACATCTTCTGTAGTTGAAATTTACTTGGGTTGTCCCAGTGTTTGTTAGATTATATTTACTACAAGCCATAATTTATTTTTTTAATTTCTATTAGTCAATTGCAACTATAATTGGTGTTGTTGCATTTATAAATACATTAGTAAATGTGTATGTTGCAGTTGTTGCAGATATACCATATACTGTTTGGTTTAAGTTCGAATCTCGAACTCTAAGATTATTAAATGCAACGTTATTAGTGGTAACTCCTACCTCAACAGTATATGTTCCACCAAATTGAGTTGTTGAGAATATACTGTTACCAACAGGAATGTATGGTACTGGGAAATCAGGAGGAGATACGTTAGTTACTAAAACTGAATTTATAGTTATTCCTGATATCTGAGAACCGTTTGTTGAATCGTTATTTCCAACATATAAAATAACATTTGATATTGTGGATGTTGGAGTAACTGTTGGAGTATTAGTAGGTGTACCTGTTGGAGTTGTGGTATTTGTTGGTGTTTGAGTATTAGTTGTGGTATTTGTTGGTGTTGGAGTGTTAGTTTCAGTATTTGTTGGTGTGTTAGTAGGTGTTGGTGTAGAGGTGCTTGTTTGTGTCGGTGTTACAGTTGGTAGACCTGAACAAAGAGATACGATTCCAGCAATACCTAAAGAATCCACGTCAATTACCAAACCTCCGTTGGCATAATATCCTGTCATATCTATTGTAACAGGACCTGTCGGATTATTGAAGAATTGCGAGTTGTTATCAAATACAGGGTCTTCACCATATATTGTACCCGAATCTCCAAAGTCACATGCGATATTTGCAGTTACTCCTGAAGTAATACTAAATGAAGTTCTATTTCTTGTTGGAGTTACAGTATTTGTTGGAGTATTAGTTGGAGTTTCAGTATTAGTTGGGGTTTGTGTAGTAGTGTTAGTTGGGGTATTTGTTTGTGTTGGTGTACTTGTGTTAGTTGGTGTAATTGTGTTAGTCGGAGTATTAGTTGGTGTTGCAGTATTTGTTGGTGTTACACTTGGGGTATTAGTAGGTGTTGAGGTATTTGTTGCGGTATTAGTTGGCGTTGGTGTTTTTGTTGCAGTATTGGTTGGAGTCGCAGTTGGGGTAGGTAATGGACATCCACCCAAATAAGTTGCACTACCATCTCCGTCAATAATTGTGACAGATTCTGCACAGTAGATAACACTATCAAGAACATTAACTGTAAATTCAACAATAACTCCTTCACAGTTTCTAACACCAAATCTAGTGTCATTATTAACACCACCAAATAATAGGAATGTTTTACAAATTGCGTTTGTTGGTGTTTGAGTATTAGTTGGAGTGTTTGTTGGTGTTGTAGTTGGCGTTGAGGTATTGGTTGGTGTTTGAGTATTAGTTGGCGTATTAGTCGGAGTTGTTGTTGGTGTTTCAGTGTTAGTCGGTGTGTTTGTTGGTGTTATAGATGGCGTTGGTGTATTACTTGAAGTTGCAGTTGGTGTCAACCCAACGGTTACTGATGGTGTTGGAGTTGAAGTATTAGTAGGTGTAACTGTAGGTGTTGAAGTGTTAGTTGGTGTTTGTGTTGTAGTTTCCGTAGGTGTTGGACTTAAACCTGGAGTAACTGTTGGAGTTTGAGTATTTGTTGGTGTTGGACTTGGTGTAGGTCCTGGTACCACAATAGAATAATTATACCCATATAATGGAACATAACAGTTATATGTACCGTAGTAATAATCTGAAATATAATTAAAAGGAAATATTTGAGAACCTAAATCAATCGTACCTCCCGTGTCAGGTAAATACGTAACATTTGCGGTTTGACCACTCAAATCATCACTTAAAATTCTTACTCCAATTGCCATGTCTATAAATACTTATTTTTTTTATTTTATCCACACACGCCGACATTAATAATTAGAGTACCTGAAATTTGAATAAATCTCGCACCATTTGATATTGTTGATACAGGGTTAGTTGGTGGTATTGTTAAAACTTCGTTACCATAAACGTTATCTCCCACTTGTAAATTACCGAATTCTTTTAATGAATATATTGTCACATTTGCAGGATTTGCAAACATGTTTACAGAATTACATACATCTTGATAATATCCACCACCTCTTAAGTTATAACGATAAATTATAACAGGAGTTCGAGTCGGTGTAGGCGTTTGAGTTGGAGTTACTGATGTTTGAGTCGGGGTTGGGGTTACTGATGTTTGAGTTGGAGTCGGAGTTATTGTCGGAGTTGGTGTATTTGATGGACATACTCCCATATTAACAACGTCCAACGGAGCTGCGTAGTTCTCCACATATAATCCATCGGCACACACATAACTGGTTTGCAGTGGGTTTACTCCCGTAACACTGACAATACCAGTACACCCTGTCCATCGATAAAAACCTTCTTGGACATTATTGTAATTGGTTATTCTATAGTAATAGCAACTCATTATTATAGTGTTTGATAATATAAATCATTCGCAGGTACACTCAAATAATACAAATCATTTCTTGGTATGAATATATAAACCAAATCATTTGCAGGTATTTGAATTCTACAGTTAAGACAATCAGGATTTAATAAATCGTATTTTGCCTGAAGTATTCTGAAATTATGTTTTATTTGAGAAGCGTTCAATGGTTCTGTATACATTCTAAATGCACTAATATCTCCAATCATACTTCCACCAAAATATTCTTCTAATTTAACATGTGTTGTTAATCCTGAATATATCGTATGATTTAAATCGTATGTCGTTAAACATTCAGGGTCTTGTTGGTAAACAATTTCATCGATTGTTTCAGGACATCCACCTGAGAAAGTTAAATTATCGTGTAGTCCTTGAGTTCCTCCTCCGATTGAAATGTTATATCCGACCCCAATTTGTTTTTCTTTCTCAACATTTAAAAGTCTTGGAATTATCTCTTCAAAGTTTTCCGTTACCATGAATAACTTTCCATTAACATAAAATTTAAGTGTACCTAATCTATATTTTTGTTCTTCGGTCCACATGTCGTTAAATGTTACTACTTCAGTCGATGCTGGGTCATAAGGTTGTTCACGAGTTATTGGAGGTTCAATAAGAGTAACACTTCTATTTTCTAAAGTTGCAAAATAAACATCCTTAACTAACAGACCTAACCCACCTTTATCGTATAAGTCACAGGTGTCAAACCATTCATATCTTTGGAATACCGCATCAATTTGAACCCAATGTTCGACATTTTGATATGTTGTTCCTGAACAATCATCAAAGATTCCTCTCGTTGAGCACCATTCGGTTAGTGATGTTCCTGTCACATAAGTTAAACCTGTAAGACAAGTTCCAGTACTTTCACACCCACCAGTTATTCTGTATGTTTTCACACATAATCTTGGACTACCTGTGTCCCCACTTAATCTTAATGATAGGGCATTTGAAACCCCATCATATAACGGGTCTTTTTCAGGGTACTTGGCAGTTGTGGTACAATCACAAGGACATCCACAAGTACAAGTTGTTATTGTCCCACCTGAAGGTTGGTAAACCTGCATACAATCCGAAGATGTGTTTGCGGTACTCGCACAACCACAAGTGTGCATACAAGTCAAACCTGATGTAACTCTTGTATATCCCGTATCTTGAACAGGACTACCATCAGCATAATGATAGAATTTATTCTCGGCTCTTGCCCCCATATAAAAGAATGTTCCTTTATTATCAGGGTATCTTGCGTTTAATCCAACAGACGTATCACCTGTCCATCTATATTTTAATAAAAACTCTGCGGTCCAACCTAACGGAACTCTTTGTGGGAATACTTGATAGTCATATCCCGCCAATTTATAAAACCCTTGGAAAAACCCTCCATTTAATCTCGCAACATATCCAACGTCGCCACCAGTATTCACATAAGATAAATTATACGAATACGAATTATCATTCCATAAACGATTTGAGGTTGTTGTAAATCCTGTGATAGGGTGAAGTTTCATTCTCCTATCATATTTATATCTACTGTATTTGTCTGAATTATTGGTATATAAACCTGTAGTGATTTGAATAGTTTCTCCTGACATGTTTTGAACTAAACCATTATCAATACCTGTCAATCCTACATCACATAAATTTGTTACGATTGGACAAAAGTTAGGGTCAACATCATCAGGGTTCCAATAATTTTCTGAAACAATAGTTTGATAATCAAAAGAACATGCAGATGTTTGACAAAGAGTTGTTCCCGAACTATTGAAATCAAATTTAAATGGCATTCTATTACCATCGTTCACACCAATCAAAAATGGTGAAAAAACGACTTCTTGGTCATAATCCCTCTCGTCCGATGCTAAACAAATATCGGTTACTTCGTTCACAGGTTTTATCCCCCATCTACGAAAATTATACTGATTAATATTCTGATATGCCATATACTAATGATAAATACCTTATGAGCTAGTATTTATAGATAAAAAAAGAAGAGATGATTAATACAGACCAAGAATTTTATTCGTCACCATATTATTTTTTATTGAGAGATAAAGGAAATAAGTATTCTTTATACTTCTCAGTGGAAGGAAATTTGAATGAAGCTCGTGAAAAAGATGAGGTAATTCATTTTGAAAAAAACAAAGGTGAAAAAGTTAAGAAACACCTGAAAAAAGTTGCCAAAGAGAAAAAAATTAAATCCACTAAAGGATTGAAAAAAGATTTGGAAGAATTGGTAAACTTGGATGGGGCGTTGTCTAATTCAAAAATTCCAATCCTTGACCCAAGATTACACCCACAGAAAACCATGGACCAAACTGTTGCTGCCGCAAGAATTACCAACGACCCAATTTCTCGTGGATATAGAACATATTATGGGGAATCTGTTGAGGAATCTATCTGTCCTGAACATATTAGTCCGAGTGGTAGAAAAACAAATATGTGTCCTGATGATGATGACTATGAAATCAATTATGGTAAAAATGCGCCTAAACTTAAAGAAATTGATATGTCAGGGGCATTTGGGTATGAAGAAACTGAAGATATGGATGGTGAAGAAACTTTCAAATATTTAGTTAAAAAAATGGGTATGGAACCTGATGAGGCGAAAGAAAGAACAAAACAAAAAGGTCAAGACCCTACAGGTAATAAAGACAAAAAATCACCATACTATAAAGATAAAAATTTTATCACAAGAGCAACTTTATCTGAAATCCAAAAACAAAAGATGATTAAAGTTGTGGAAGATATTTTAATGAAGAAAAAAAATTCAGACGATTCTGAAGTCGGTAAAAAAGATACTGAAGTTTCAAAAGTATTGAAAAAAAATATTTCATCATTAAAGAAACAAGCAGAAAAGGAAGGTATTTCTATTTCTGAATTACTTAAAATGTTAAAAAGTGAATAAAAGTTTATACGATAAAGAAATTGAGTTTCCGTCTGACAAAAGAGACCACATGACAAAGTGTTTTCATATGGTTAAAGGTGCGGATGAAAATACCGAGGGGTTCAATAGAAATAAAGAACTCCAAGGTCAGAAATTCATATCATATAAACAATTAAAAAGAATTAAAAACTTTTTTGATAATTTCAAAGGAAACCAAAAAGAACCTTCATTTATTTTAAATGGTGGTGTTGAAATGAAAAATTGGGTCGATAATGAACTTAGAAAAATGAGGGATTACATTAAAAATACAAAAACCAATAAAATGAATGCAGGTATGATGAATCAGTTTATTGACCCTCATGAGAAAAAAGATTTTACAAATGTAAGAACATCTCAAGAACACTCAAAGACCGTGGACAAATACAATCCATCGGTTAATGAAAGTGTTAAGAGAATAAACGAACTAATATCAAAAATATAAAATTATGGCGACTAAAATTACAGTAGATTTAAGTCAAACAGAACCAAACGCACTTACTGCGTATGCTGACCAAGAAAGAGCTAAGTTAATCCCTAAAAACGATTACAATGCAGTTGGTAATGAATACTCATCGGTAAACAGAGATGCTGTCGCAGATGGTGACTCCATGGGTAGAGGTACTGGTGCATTCTTGGATGTTTACAATGTAAATGCAGGTACTATCGACGACGTTGTTGAAAGAAAAAACGAAATTAAAATTAACAAATTTAATTCATCAAAAACATATCCTAATTTCTAATGAAACTTCAAACCGCACTTAAAGGTTTAATATACGAAATCGCTTCTTTAGATAGTATTGTAGACGCTATTAAGAAACGACAAGTTGTTGTAATTTACTACGATGGTGACGAACCAGGTGGTAGAGGACTTCGTGAAATTGAACCTGTGTGTTTAGGAGTTAGTAAAGCGGGAAATAAAGTATTAAGAGCTTGGGATAGTGAAGGAGCTTCTCACACAGGGTATAAAGGAGAACAACCACTACCAGGGTGGAGAATGTTCAGATTAGATAAAATACTATCAAACAAACCAACTGGTGAGGTTTACAATACACCAAGACCTGGTTATAATTTTAATGGTGATAAGAGCATGGTTAGTGTCATCATAAACGCAAGATTTGATAATCCGAGTCAACCACAACAACCAACACCACAAGAACCTCAAACACCACCAACACCTGAAGAAGAAAATATAACATAATATGGACAGATTAATGGAAAAATTGGCTTTATCTAAAGCAATTATGGATAAAGCAGATAATATAAAATCAACAAATTCTATGAATGGTGGATTACCACCAACTTCATTACAACAATTAAATTCACCTGAAACGTTTGACATCCCAAACGCAAAGTATAATATTCCTGCAGAATTTTTACAAGAAACATCATCACCACAACAACCTTACTTGTCTAACGTACCAAGGGAGAATACAAAGCCAGTTGGTGTTCCTACTGTTGATGCAATCAAGAATTCAAAATTACCTGATGAAATTAAAAGGTTAATGATGGAACACCCGATTGCACAGCCACAACAACAAACAACAACAATTTCAAACGAATTAGTTGAGAAAGCTGCAAGGTTGATGAAAAAAAATGACGGTAATTATTTACCTGAATCAGCAAAACCAAAACAAACTCAACAAACACAACAACCATCAGGTAATATTGATTACAAATTACTTCAAAAAATGATTAATGAAGCAGTTAATAATGCCTTAAAAGAAAATGGTTTATTAGTTGAAAGTTCAGAAAAATCAAACGAGGTATTTAACTTCAAGGTTGGTAAACACGTATTTGAAGGTAAAGTGACCAAAATCAAAAAATTGTCTTAACGTATTTCTTTATTCGACAACAATTACTATATTTTGAACAAATATATTAATAATGTCAAAAATCAAAGTTTTAGTAGTCCCATCCGATAGAACAGGTGTGGGTAAATTTAGGTCTGTGGACCCTCACGTATTCTTACAGAATTTATACCCTGACGATTTCCATGTAGATATCGTATATGAACCACCATATGATGACTTTTCATTTTGGCAAAACTATCAAATAGTTGCATTCCATAGAAGTATTGGACCCGACTTTGAACAGGCAAATAGATTAATCCAAATGTTAAATTCATTAGGTGTAATTACTATTTGTGATATTGACGATTATTGGATGCCAGGTAAAGAGCACCCAATTCACGATATAATTCGATTCAATAAAATTAACGAGAAAATTGTTGCAAATCTTAAAGTAGCATCTTATGTTACCACCACAACAAATTTATTCGCGAATGAAATTAAAAAATTGAATAAGAATGTTGTTGTGTTCCCAAATGCGATTAATCCAAATGAACCACAGTTCAAAGAACCAACATTAGAATCAGACAGACTTAGAATTGGATGGTTAGGGGGTTCTTCCCACTTACACGATTTACAGTTGTTAGACTCTCCTTTAGCTAAAATTACACACTTAAAAGATAAATTACAATTTGTTCTTTGTGGATTCGATACACGAGGTACTGTAACTGAAATCAATCAACAAACAGGTGAACATAAAAAGAGAGATATTCTTCCACACGAAACCGTTTGGGCTCAATATGAAAAAATATTCACTCAAAATCATTCTTTGGTCTCTGAGGACTACAAGAAATATTTGTTAAAATATACTCAAGAAAAATACCCGAATGAACTTGATGAATCATACGTAAGAGTTTGGACACAACCCGTAACATCATACGCTAAAAACTACTCAAAGTTTGACGTGTCATTGGCACCAATCAAGAACACCATGTTTAACCGTATGAAATCACAACTTAAAGTTATTGAGGCAGGTTTCTATAAAAAGGCAATTATTGCTTCCGATTTAGGTCCATATACTTTAGATTTGAAACATTGTTTAGACCATGGTAATTTTGTTGACGGTAATGCAATGTTAGTTGATGAAAATAGAAACCACTCTGATTGGGCAAAGTATATCAAAAAACTTGTTGAAAACCCTAACATGGTTAAAGATATGGGTGAAAGACTATATGAGACAGTTAAAGACACATATGATTTAAATGTCGTAACCAAAAACAGAGCAGAATTTTATAAATCTTTAATCAAATAATATGGATTCAAAAAAAGGTAGAATAGGATTCACCGCAGGTAACTTTGATTTACTACATCCTGGTTACATATACACATTCGAAGCAGCTAAAGAACATTGTGATTATTTCATCGTGTTCTTACAGAGAGACCCTTCATTAACAAGGTTCACCAAATATAAACCTGTAGTTCCATTATATGAACGTTATAGAACATTAATGTCTATCAAATACATTGATGAGGTTGTTTGTTATGACGATGAAGATGATTTGTTAAGAATGATTGAATTCTATAAACCTGATGTAAGAATTCTTGGAGATGATTACATAGGAAAAAGATTTACAGGCGACCATTTACCTATTGATGTCGTTTATACAACTCGTTCTCACGGATGGTCAACTACAAAAATCAAAGACTTAATTACAATACAAACTTTAAAACAAAATCCCGAAATAACTAATTTAGTAGAAAATGATTAATATTCCTTTACACAAAATTTTATTCTTAGACATCGAAACCGTTGGGGTACACCCCGATTGGGAAACTTTAGTTAAAGAAAATGAACCTCTGTCATTCCAATTTGAACATTATTTTGATTGGTTCCAAAAAAGATTTCCCGAAGACGCCGATAAAGGTGTTGGTCAAATGTTTGTTAACAGGTCTGCATTGGTGCCGGAATTTGCAAGAATTGCCTGTGTTAGTGTAGCATTTGTTACGGAAAAAGGTGAAGTTAAAATGCAATCATTTAGTAATGAGAATGAGAAGACAATGTTATTAGAAGTTCAAAAACTTCTTCATAGAGTTGGTGAACTTGGATTCTTTCTATGTGGTCATAATGTTAAAGGATTTGATATTCCAATGTTAGCCAAACGTATGATTATGAATGGAATTATGCCACCAAAAATTTTACCAGGTCATGACACTAAACCATGGGAAATTAAAGCCTTGGATACTAAAGAAGTTTGGCAATACGGAGGGTACGGTTCAATCGCATCCCTTGAATTGATGTGTGTTTGTTTAGGTGTTGAATCATCTAAAACAATGGAAGTTACTGGTAATAAAGTTCATGAGGCGTTTTGGGTGAAAAAAGATATTGAGGGTATTGTAAAATACTGTGAAAAAGACGTATCTGTATTGATTGATGTTATAAAAAAATTAATCGCATTAAAATAATGGAAAATTTAAATAAGATGGGGTTGAACTCCGAAATGTACGACGAAATCCTAAAACAATTTGAAAAAATTAAATCTGAAGCAGGTATTGAACCTGATGATGAATATCAAAAAGAATTAGAGGATTTGTTAGGTCTTGGACTTGAGGAATTGGAGGATGAGATTTACCAACAAGCCATGACTAAACATGTTAAGGTAGAAATGACTGCTGCCGATGCAGTTTTTCCAAAATACGCATACCCTTCTGATTCAGGTTTTGATTTACATTCAACACAAGATTTAGAAATTGGACCCTTTGGTAGAATACTTGTGCCAACAGGTATTAAAGTTTCATTTCCTGAAGGATATGAGATACAAGTTAGACCTAAAAGTGGTTTAGCCATCAAACAAGGATTGACTGTTCTTAATACCCCTGGTACTGTTGACCAAGGTTATACAGGAGAAATTCAAGTAATCGTATTTAATACTAATAACCATACGGTGGTAATACCAAAAGGTATGAAAGTTGCACAAGCAGTTTTATGTCCTGTAGTTAATGGGAAATATGTTAATTTTGAAAATGTAAGTTCAATTGAGGATAAGGATAGAGGTGATAACGGATTTGGTAGTACAGGAATTTAACACATAACAAAATGATTACAGTAGGATATTCAACAAGAGAACACAACCCAAAATTTATTGAATACTTGAAAAAAAGTTCAGGGTTCAAAAAAATTGAGGTGATTGAAAAAATAAATAATGGTGAGAAGTCATTATCTGAAACATATAATGAGATATTAAATGAATCTAAAACTGATATCGTAGTATTGTGTCACGACGACATTTATTTCGATACTTCAAGTTGGTTTCATAAAATTAAAACTCACTTTGAAAAAAGTGATTTTGGTATTTTAGGAGTTGCTGGCACAACCAACATGCCCGAAACTGGTAGATGGTGGGACAATAGAAAAACCATGATTGGAATTGTTAATCATGAAAATGAAGGTAAAAAATGGACTTCAAAATATTCTGATGACCACGGTAAGTCTATTAAACCTACAGTTATTGTTGACGGTTTGTTTATTGCACTAAGTAAATCAAGAATCAAACACACATTTGATGAAGATTTTAAAGGTTTCCACTTTTATGACATCGCATTTTGTTATAGAAACTATTTGGAAAATGTTAAAGTTGGTGTTATTAGTAATGTTAGAATTACACACAAATCAATAGGTCAAACAAACCAACAATGGGAAGATAATAGACAATTCTTTGTTGAGAAATATGGTCAGTCTTTACCAACTAAAATTCCTTTTGATAAAAATAAAAGATTGAAGGTATTACTGTCTTGTATTTCATTTAGAAATTTCACAGGTTCAGAACTTTACGTATTTGAATTGGCCAAAAGTCTAATTAAGTTAAATTGTAGTGTTACCGTTCTTTCTCAAATTGGGGGTCCTGTAACAGACATGGCAAAAAAACTTGGTATTAAGTGTGTTTCATTTGAAAATGCACCAGGGTTTAAACTTGGGGACGGTCAGTGGGGTATGAATACACCTGAAGGATTTAAACCTTCAACACCAAATATGTTATATCGGGTTTCTGATGTTGATTATGATATTGTTCATTTCCAACACAAACCAGTTGCAGAACGTATATTAAATATGTACCCCGAATTACCAAAAATTTCGGCAATACACTCTGAAGTTATTTCTTTAGAAGACCCTGTTACTGACCCAACGATTAAAAAATACATTGCAATTAGACCAGAAATTAAAGAACATATTGTTAATAATTTTGAAATACCTGAAGAAATGGTTGAGGTAATATACAATCCTGTTGATAATGAAAAATTTCAATCAAAGGATGTTACTGAAGAAAATTATGTGTTGTTTGTTGGTACAATCGACTATTTGAGAAAAGAAGCAATATTAGACCTAATCGAATATACAAGGGAGATTGGAAAAGAATTATGGTTGGTTGGTGAGAATAATGGTAATTATTTGGAAAATGTCCTGTTAGAAGACCATGTGAAACATTTCCCATCAACTTGGAATGTAGAGAACTTTATATTAAAATCTTACGAAACCGCAGGAATTCAATTGGGTAGAACAACTATTGAAAGTTGGATGTGTGGTAAATCAAGTTGGATATATAAAGTGGATAAGGGAGGTTTTATCTTATCTAAAGAAAAATACAATCCACCAAGTGATATTGAAAAATATTATGCGATGAATGTTGCGCAACAAATAAAAGATGAATATATTAAAATTTTAGAATGAACCGAATAGTTGATTACGAAAACCTATCAAAAAAAATCCAAACATGGATTATTGATTATGCGGATACGCATAATATTAAAACATTAGTTGTTGGTGTTTCAGGTGGAATTGATTCCGCAGTCGTGTCAACATTATGTGCATTAACGGGTATTGATACAATTGCCGTTGGGATGCCGATTAACTCCAATTCCGATAACACAAAATTATCGAAGAAACAATTAGAATACCTTTCCATGTCATTTGGGATTAATACTGATGAAATAGATTTAAGTTCAATTTATAATTCATTTAATAAATTGATGTCACCGAATTTTTCGTCTGATTTGGGATTTGCCAATAGTAAATCAAGACTTCGTATGATTACTTTATATCAAATTGCGTCAAGTTTAGGCGGTATTGTTGTTGGTACAGGAAATAAAGTTGAGGACTTTGGTGTTGGATTTTATACAAAATATGGTGATGGTGGTGTGGATATTTCACCTATCGCAGATTTATACAAATCAGAAGTAAGGGAACTTGGACGTTATTTAGGTGTACCTCAAGAAATTATTGATGCCGAACCTACTGATGGTTTATGGGATGACAATAGAGTTGATGAGACTCAAATAGGTGCAACATATGAAGAACTAGAATGGGCCATGGAATATGGACAGAGTAAATCAGTTTACACTGAAAAAGAATATAATATATTAAACATATATCAAAACTTTAATCAAAAAAATAAACATAAAATGGTTCCAATCCCAATTTTTGATTTAAAAGAAAACGAAATTATATGAAAATAGGTGTTATTGGTGCGGGAAGACTTGGTCTAACATTTGCACTACTTTGTGAAAAAAATGGGTACGACGTATTAGTATCTGACGTGAGAGAAGATTATGTTTTTAATCTTAATCAAAAAATTTGTATAACTAATGAACCTTTAGTCCAATCAATGTTATTGGACACGACTAAATTTAGTGCAACAACTAATAATATTGAAGTAATTGAAAATTCAGACATTATATTCATTTTTGTTGCCACTCCGTCAACTTTAGACGGTAACTATGATACCGCCAAAGTTTTTGAAGTGGTGTCTGATTTCTACACCGCAAATAGTTTAGACGTTCAACTGTACGGTAAAAAAGTTATTGTAGGATGTACAACAAATCCTGGTGATACAGAACAAGTACAGCAAAGATTGAATATGTTTAATATCCAAGTCGCATATAATCCTGAATTTATTGCACAAGGTGAAATTGTAAAAGGTCTTGAAGAGTCTGACATAGTTTTAATAGGTACCAATTATACTGAATTAGGTAATGAACTAATTGAAATTTATAAGAGAATCCAAACTACTTCAGTAAACGCCTACGTAATGTCCCCTAAAGCCGCAGAATTAACTAAAATCGGTATTAATTGTTTCTTAACTACTAAAATTAGTTATGCAAACATGATGGGTGATATTATGGTTAAAGCTGGTTTGGAAGATGAAATCAATATGGTTTTAACCGCAATAGGTGGAGATACCAGAGTTGGTAAAAAATACATGAAATATGGGTTTGGGTTTGGGGGACCATGTCTTCCTAGAGATAATAGAGCTTTGGGGTACTACGCAAAAAATTTAGGTATGGAATTAAACTTACCATTAACTGTGGATAATTTTAATAAAGAACATGCTAATTTCTTAAAAGAATACTACATCAGCAAAAACCCCGATAAATCAGTACCATTTGTCATGAACTATATCACATACAAAAAAGGTACGGATATTACCGAAGAATCACAACAGTTCCAATTATGTATCGATTTATTAACTGAAGGTTATTCGGTCAACGTTATAGAAATTGATGCTGTTTCCAAACAATTAAATTCATTAAGTGAATCTTACAATGGTAGACTGAGGTTTTTTAAACCAGGTACAAATCCTGAAGGATTTAAAATTAATTTACAGTAATGATTAAAGTTGTAAGTTGTTTTTGGAATGCAGAACAATATATTCCAAACTGTATCAGAACATTAAAGAATCAAACCGATAAAGATTTTAAAGTTTATCTTATAGATGATGTGTCTACAGACAATACTGTATCCATAGTCCAAAAACTAATTGAAGGTGATGAAAGGTTTGAATTAATCTCAAATCAAGAAAAAAAATTTAAGTTAAAAAATTTAGATGACTTGATATCAACATTTGATGATGAAGATATTATAATCGAATTGGACGGAGATGATTTTTTGTTGGGTAATGAAGTGATAGGTGACATTAGAAAAATTTACTCAGACAAATCCGTATGGTTAACTAATGGTTCTTTTATGTACACTAACGGTTCACAAGGGTTTTCTTCAAAGGCAAATCCAAATAATGTTAGGTCGGCAGTATTCACATTTTCACATTTAAGAACTTGGAAATCTTTTCTTTGGAAATCCATACCTAAAGAATATTTTAAAGACGAAGACGGTACATATTTTAAATCAGCCGCGGATGTTGCATACACTATCCCTCTTTTAGAATTATCAGGAGAGGAACACTATAGATTTAATCCAAAAGTAGTTTATGTTTATAATGGAAGTTCACCATATAACGACCATAAGGACGGTAGCGCATCTGGTGGAGGACTTCAAGAACAATCAAGATGTGCTAATATCATAAGAAATAAACAAAAATTAAATAAATTAATTAAATGAACAATTTAATATCGTGTAATTTAATGGGTGGTTTGGGTAATCAAATATTCCAAGCCGCTCACGCATTGGCACAAGGTATGAAACATAATAGAGAAGTCGTATTTGTACCTCAGTCATGGACCCCAATGCAAGGCAGACAAGCGTCAAATTATGTTAACAACGTTTTTAGAAACCTTAAATTTGTTGACAGTATTGATGGATTTGAAAAAGTGGTTGAAGGACCTTGGGAATATAGCGAAGTTCCCCCTAAAGACCATAATACAGTATTCGACGGGTACTTCCAAAGTAGTAAAAACTTTTTAGGGTTTGATGAGGAAATTAAAAAAATATTTTCACCTACTGAAGAATTTGTTTCCGAAATGTATGAGAAATACCCTGAACTAAATCAAGAAAATACTTTGTCAATCCATATCCGTAGAGGTGATTGTTTTATGAATCCTGATATTCACCCAATAGCAAATGAAAAATATGTTGAGAGAGCATTGAAAGAGATTGGGGATTATACTCATGTTTTTGTTTTCAGTGATGACAAAAATTGGGTTATGGATAATCTTAAATTTGAAAATGTTACTTACGTTGATGATGAGGATTATAGAGAAATGTGGTTAATGTCTTTATGTAAAAATCATATTATGGTTAACTCTACATTTTCATGGTGGGGAACTTTTCTAAATACCAATCCCAATAAAAAAATAATCGCTCCGTCAATTTGGTTTGGTCCAAGAGGTCCTCAAAACTATAAGGATATTTACGAATCAAATTGGACGGTATTAGATGTAAAATACGAAGACGGATGGTTAAGTTAAATATGTTGTCCACAAATTTTGCTCATGACAAAGGTTCTACGGCAAATAAACCACCAGTACATATTGAGTGGTGTTTTAATAGTTATGACAATCCCATTTCGGTTTATTTAGATGGAGACCTTTTTAAAGGAATCCAAGACCACAAAGTTGATGGAGGGGCAAAAAAGAAATTTTTATGGGTTATTGAGTCTCGTAAGTTTGATGGTGGAGCGGTTGATAACATTAAAAATAATTTAGATGATGTCCTTAATACTTTTGAACAAATATGGACACATAATGATGAATTATTATCATTACACCCTAAATTTAAATGGACACCTGCTTATGGTTCTTACATTAAAGAATTTGGGATTTACCCAAAAACTAAAATGGCATCTATGATAACATCAAATAAAAGATGGACTCACCAGCATGAAATTAGACATGATTTTGCAATGGCAAATCAGGACAAAATTGATGTATACGGTAGAGGTATTCATGAGATACCAAACAAAGAAATTGGTCTAAAAGATTATAGATTTTCTTTTTGTGTTGAAAATGACACATATGATACATATTTCACTGAAAAGATATTAGATTGTTTTGCAACAGGTACTATACCAATCTATATGGGTACGAAAAAAGTTGTTGAATATTTTAATCCTGACGGGATTATATTTTTTGAAGGTACTTTTGATTTATCAACATTAACTGAAGAACTATATAATTCAAAAATAAATGCAATTAAAGATAATTATGAAAGAGTACAAAAATACAGTGTTCTTGATGATTGGATTTTTGAAAATTACTTAATTAATTATGTCTAAAATTTGTTTGATACGCCAGCCAGCGGGTATTGGTGATATTTTCTTTTTACAAAAAATTGCTAAACATTACTTATCATTAGGATATGAGATTTTATGGCCAGTAATTTCTCAATTCAGTTATATTAAAAATTACATCAAAGTAGATGGTATTACATTTGTGGATGAAAATGATTCGTTCCCACATAAAAATATCTACATGCAAGGGTACTCAACACCAACTCAAATAAGTGATTCGTTACTTTATCTACCAATTCAAAATTTTGATAGAAATTATCCGAATCAATCTGTTATGTATTCAAAATATAAACTATTAGGTATCGATTACCATGATTGGTCAAATTATTTTGAATTTGAAAGAAATATAGAGAAAGAAGAACAATTGATTGATTTATTAAACATAAGAGGTACTGAATACAATTTTGTTAATCGTCAGTATGGGTCTCCACCAAATACTCAAGATTGTCTTCACATGGGTAATTATGAAAATTCAGTTGAAATGAGGTATATTGATGGGTACACCATTTTTGATTGGATTGGTGTAATCCTTAATGCGAAACATATCTATACCGCAGAAACATCATTACTTTACATATTAACAAAATTAAACCTTAATAATATAACCGTTTATTCTAAACATAACCCTCCGAACTATTTTCACGTTTCGGAACTATTCCCTAAAAATTGGACTTACACATTATGATTGAAAACATTAAAGAAGAGTTAAAAAAGTATTTTGAATCCGAAACTTATTTGGATGATGAGACAGGATACACCAAAGATGGTAGAGGTGTTGATTGGATGATTGATAATCTTTTACCTAAAGTTGAAAGATTGATTGATAAAAATTTACATAAGAACTGTTTGGATGTTGGTTCAGCTCAGGGGTATTTTACAAGAGTTTTAAAAGAACATTTTGAAAATGCATATGGTGTTGATTTTTCCGAAAATAGAATTTCTTACGCAAAAAAATATGAAACAGATAATCTAAAATTTGTTGTTGCGGATTTAACTGAAAGTCTTTCGTCTAAAATACCTATGAAGTTTGACTTTATGTTTACAAATGCAGTTATCCCTCACATTCCAGCACAATTTAAATCAGACGTATTTAAGAATTTGGCTGAGATTGCAAACCCTGGTTGTATTTTTACAATCTACGACGGTATGATTCCTGAAGGTGTTGATTTAACATTTAATACTTGGAAACCAGGACAACATATCAATGTCACTTTTTTTAGTAAGAGTTGGTTGGAAGAAAACGCAACTGATTGGGAAATTGTTGAAATTAACAATATCGGTAATTTAACTGAAGAAATTATATTAAAAAGAAAATAATTTTAAAATGAGTTTATTTGGTGCATTTTGGGATAAAGACCCTAATCCTGTTGGTAGTGAGAATTTTGGAAACAATAAAGGATTGTTTTATAATTTAAATTGGGAACCTAAAGGTGTTTTACACATTGGAGCTTGGGACGCATGGGAAGCAAAACAATATGCTCACGTTTGTGGAAACAACTCAATTTTTTTGGAAGCTAATCCAAATTCATACGAAAGATTTAAAAATGAAATTGAACAATTTGGTCAGAGAATTTACAATCTGGCGGCTTGGAATGTTGATGATTTAGAGATGGATTTATATTGTCCACCACATAATCCTGATTCAAGTTCTTTGGTTGAAAGAATCGGCAACCCAATTAAAACAAAAACAATAACAATTAAAACATTATTTGAACGAGAAAATTTATCATTTAATGATTATGATTTACTAAATATAGACACAGAAGGTGCGGAATTACAAGTTCTTGAAGGGATTGGAGAAGAAATTAAAAACTTCCAATACATCATTATTGAAGTTTCTGACTTGGGTTCTGAATCAGATTTGGCAGTAACCAACTATATTACTAACATGGGTTTTTCACATTACAAAGATAGTACCGTTCATAGAAGCAGTGTTAATGGTAAAATGTTTTGTGATAGATTATTTAAAAAAGATTAAATGAAGAAAACAGCAATACTAACATCAAGAAATGATAACTATGGTGGTAATCTACACCATAGAGCCCTAATGTGTTTAACATCTTTAATTGAAACTCATGACGAAGTTATTTTTGTCGATTGGAGAACTAAAGAGGGTAATGGAATTATTGAAAACATTAAAGACAGATTACCTCACCAAAAAAAATTAAAGAGTATTCACGTCCCCAAAAATTTATTAATAGAAAAATATCCTAACATTTCAATGTATAGTATGATTGAATCTATTGGAAGAAATGTTGGTATTAGAAGAGCTGAAGGAGATTATATCATATCAACAAACATTGATATTTTGTCATCACCAATTAACGATGATATATTATCTGAGGATACTTTTTATACGGTACCTAGACGTGATGTTGATGAAGGTTTTCATTTAGGATTTACATCCTTCAAAGATTTATATAACGAGATATGGAATCGTAGAGATTCCTACCAACAAAAAGAAAGGTCAAGCAGTACTACAGATATATGGTCTTTAATAAATTGTTGTGGGGATTACCAAATAGGTCATAGAAATGTTTGGGAAAAAATGAAAGGATTTGAAGAATCTATCTTATTTGGGTGTGGTATTGATACAAATGTAATGAAGAAAGCATCATTTTATTCTCAGATAAAAGTTTTAGACGAACATTACGTTTTCCATCTTAACCATGGAAAGAACGGACATAGAGATGAGGATGAACAAATCCCACCGATGTCAGACCAAAAATCAATAATTGAAAATTTCACATCAACATCTAACTCAGATAATTGGGGGATGTATAATGAAGATTTACCTATTGAGTTAATATGAGTGAACCAAAATCAATAATAATTGTTGGTGGTTCTGCAGGTGCCAAAATTGCAACAAAGATTTTTAACTTAACCCACCCACACCACATAATTTATTATGTTGAATGTTTTAGTGAGGACATCACACAAAATATATTGTACCCGACAATTGATAAAGCACTTGACCATATAATGTTACCAAATGTTGAATATTTTATTGCGACGGGAGATAATAACATGAGGTCAGAACATTATAGATTAATTAAGAATTATACAAAAAAAGAACCTCTTAATTGTATTCATCCATCATCAGTAATTTCTTCAAAACGAATTGGGAATGGTAATTTGATTTGTCCAAATTCCGTTGTACATGTCGATGCTTATGTTGGAGACTGTACCATAATCAACACTGGTGCTGTTGTTGAACATGACTGTCATGTCGGGGATTTTTCACAAATATCACCAAATGCAACACTTTGTGGATACGTTAAAATTGGTGATTACTCATTTATTAGTGCTGGCTCAACAATTATTCCTAAAATCAAAGTCGGGGACCACTCGACAATTGCTGCAGGTTCTGTAGTCATAGAGGACGTTCCTTCTAATGTTATGGTTGCAGGAGTACCATCAAAAATTAAAAAAAATTATAAATCATGAATATTCCAATTTTCAAATTAAATTTCGATTTAAAATCAAAATTAAAATTTATTAAAGGGTCTTGGGACATATTGTCATCTGACAGGCCATTAGGGGAATCGAAATATGTTTCAGAATTTGAAACCAAGTTCGGTAAATTAATTAACTCAAAATACACCATCGCATGTTCTAATGGAACTACTGCAATTGAATTAGCATTAAAGGCGATTGATGTTAAAGGTAAAAAAGTTATAATCCCATCTAACACATTTTTTGCAACTAGTGTTGCGGTCACTAATTCAGGAGGTATTGTTGAACTGGTCGATATGGAGTCAGATTCGTTTTCAATATGTCCAAAAGATTTGAAATCAAAATTAACACCTGATGTTGGTGCGGTGATTATTGTTCATATTGGTGGTATCATTTCACATAAGATTTCTAAAATCGTTGATTTATGTAAAAAAATGAATGTTCCCTTAATTGAGGACGCGGCTCACGCACATTTATCATATCGAGGAAAATATACCGCAGGTACTATTGGAGATATTGGGTGTTTTTCATTTTTCCCGACAAAGGTTATGACAACAGGTGAGGGTGGCATCGTCTCAACAAACAACAAAAGATTTTATGAAAAAATGAAATCTTTAAAGAACTTTGGTAGGGATATTAATGATGCCGGAATTATTGTAAATCCCGAAGGTAACAATTTTAAAATTAATGAATTCACAGGTTTGTTAGGTAGTATTGAATGTGATAGAGTTATTTCAAGGATTGAAAGAAGAACAAAATTACTTGATAGATATTATGAAAATTTAAAAGATACTAAGTACTCTGTGATAAAGCAAAAGGGTGATGGTCGTTGTGCATATTATAAAGCAATTGTTAAAACTCCTATTGATAGTTCATGGTTAAAAACATATTGTAAAGAACATAATATTTCACTAACAGGTGAAGTGTATAAAATACCTGTTCATTTACAACCTTTATATAAGAAACAATTTTCCTATGTAAATTTACCAAATACTGATTATTATTATAATCATCACATCTGTCCGCCCTTATACCCTGAATTAACAATTAAAGAGGTGGATTATATTTGTGATGTATTAAAACAAGCTTTAATTGATTATGAAAAACAGAGTAGCAAAACTAACAGCAATAAGAAAGATTGAAATCTTTGAAGAAGAAATTCCAAAATTACAAGAAGGTCAGATATTAGTTGCAATGAAATCAGTTGGGATTTGTGGTTCCGACATGCATTACTTTAAAGAAGGTGGTTTAGGTTCATTTAAGAATCCACTACCTATGTATATGGGACATGAACCTGCAGGTGTTGTAGTTGATTCAAATGGGTCAACAAAATTTAATGATGGTGATAGAGTTGCAGTTGAGCCAGGTATGCCATGTGTAACATCCTATTGGTCTTTAAAAGGAAAACATAACCTTTGTGAAAAAGGTACATTCATGGGGGCAAACGCTCAAGGAGCATTTGCTGACTACGTAATTGTTGAAGAATTACAATTAGTTAAAATCCCTGATTCGATGTCATTTAATTTAGCAAGTTTGTTGGAACCGTTAGGAGTATGTCTTCACACCGCAAACTTAATTGAACCTAAATTTACCGAATCTGCAACAATATTTGGAGCAGGTCCTATTGGACTTTGTATGTTCTCAATACTCAAAAAAATGGGATTAAAGGACATTTACATGATAGACAAACTACCATATAGAGTTGATTTTGCCAAAAAATTTGGTGCAACTGAATCATTTTTATTAGCAGATGATTATAACAAAAAAATCAAAGAACTTAGTCATGGTATGGGTACTACTATTACTGTAGATACTGGTGGTACCGTTGAATCAATTGATGGGTGTATTAATGTTGCATCAGTTAATGGTAAAGTTGCACTAATCGGTATTCCTGAATCTGATTTTGTTTCTTACAATCCACATAGAATGAGGACTAAGGAATTAACAATTAAGAATGTTAGAAGGTCAAATCAAACCTTAGACGATTGTGTTAAACAATACACAGGAGATACCGAAATTGAGGGTATAGTTTCGCATGAATTTAAATTTGAAGATATTCAAAAGGCCTTTGATTTAGTTGCCGACTATGGTGACCAAGTATTAAAATGTATTATAAAAAACAACTAATATGAAATTAAATTTAGATTATACAGGCGACCCAAGATGGGATGATATGTCAAGAGAACATAGGGAGACATCATCTTTACCCAATCTATTTTTAGATATTTTATACAAATATCAAAATGAAATACCAAACTTACAAGATATTAGTTTTGCCGTTGAGACGGGAACTCATGATGCAAGAACTTCAAAGTTTTTAGCAGAACATTTTGATGTTGTGTTTACGATTGAGTTATTCCCTGACAAGAATCCTTATGATGGTAAAACTTTCAGAGAGTTGTATGAAGAAATAAATAAGACTTATGAAAATCTTACATTCTTATTTGGAGATTCAAGGGACGTATTAGGGACTGTTTTGTCTGAATTACCTGATGAAAGATTCTTCATTCTTTTAGATGCTCACTCAATGTTAGACGGACCATTAAAACACGAATTAGAACTTATCAAAAATTCAAGTAATAGAAATGACCATGTAATTTTAGTTGACGATTGTCGTGATTTGGGTCAGGGAGAATATCCAACATTAGATGAATTTACAGAACTGATAAAATCAATAAATCCTAATTATACAATTAAAAATACTTTAGTTGGTAATCACGTATATCTAATTTATTAATATGAAAAAATTTATAGTAACCACAACAATTAATGAACCAACAGAAGCAACCCTTAAGTTTGGAGATATTGCAGATAAAAAAGATTTCACATTTGTAGTTGTTGGAGATTTAAAGACTCCACATCACATGTACGAGTATTTAGAAAAACACTACAAGAACTTTATTTATTTACACCCTGACAAACAAACAGAATTATATCCTGAACTATCTGAAATAATCGGATGGAGAACAATCCAAAGAAGAAATATTGGATTTGTTTATGCTTATCAACAAGGAGCTGAAATTATTGCAACCGTGGATGATGATAATATCCCATATGATAGTTGGGGTGATAATATCATGTTAGGTCAAGAAATTGAAGTTGATGAATATGAAAACACTTCTTGCCCTTATTTCGATGCAATTTCAACTACAGAACACAATGATTTATGGCATAGAGGATTCCCAATCGAATACCTTCAAGTAAAAAATAATATTGAATACAAAGGTAAGACAAAAATTAAACCTTTGGTCCAAGCAGAATTTTGGGACGGTGACCCAGATATTGATGCAATTTGTAGATTAAGTAAAAAACCAATTGTTAAGTTCAAACCATTTGAACCGTTCACAACAAAACAATTAACACCATTTAATTCACAAAACACATTTATCCATAGAAGTGTTTTAAAATACTACACAGTGTTTCCATACACAGGTAGAATGGACGACATATGGGGCGCATATGTTATGCAACACCACTTCCCTAACTCCGTTATGTTTACAAAAGCATCTGTTTATCAGGCAAGAAATCCACAAGATTTAGTGAAGAATTTAGAAAATGAAGTAATCGGATATAGAGGTACTTTACCTTTATTGGAGAATTTACATAATTACAGGGATTTACTTCCTGAAAAAACTGTCGAATATTTTGACATATACCAAAAATATTTTAACTAATGAAAAGAGTAGTAGTATTAGGCGGGGGAGGGTTCATAGGTGGACACCTCGCAAAAAGATTAAAAGATGAAGGAAATCACGTTAGAATATGTGATATAAAAAAACACGAATATTTTCCACATGAAGAAATATGTCATGAGTTTATCTTAGGTGATTTAACAGACCCTAAAGTGGTTGAGTTAGTAATTGAAGATGGTGTTGATGAGGTTTACCAATTAGCCGCAGATATGGGTGGAGCACTTTATATCTTTACTGGTGAAAATGACGCAAACGTAATGTACAACTCAGCAACAATTAACCTTAACGTTGTTCATGAATGTGTTAAAAAGAAAGTTAAGAAAGTATTCTACTCTTCTTCTGCATGTATGTATCCTGAGCACAATCAACTTGACCCATTAAACCCTAACTGTGAAGAATCTTCAGCATACCCTGCAAATCCTGATTCAGAATATGGATGGGAAAAATTATTCTCTGAAAGATTATTTTTAGCATTTAATAGAAATTATGGGTTAGATGTTAGAGTTGCAAGATTCCATAACATTTTTGGACCTCAGGGAACTTGGACAGGGGGTAGAGAAAAATCACCAGCGGCAATGTGTAGAAAAGCCGCAGAAACTGAAGATGGTGGTGTAATTGAAGTTTGGGGTAATGGTTTACAAACTCGTTCATTCTTATACGTTGATGAATGTGTTGAGGCAGTATTAAGATTAATGGATAGTGATTTTGTTGGACCTGTTAATATTGGTTCTGAAGAGATGGTAACCATTAACCAATTAGCATCAATGGCAATTAACATTTCAGGGAAAAATATTTCAATTCAAAATATTGAAGGTGATGAGTTTGTTGAAAAATACGGATTTAAATGTCCTTTAGGTGTTAAAGGTCGTAATTCAGATAATAAGTTATATAAAGAAAAAGTAGGATGGGAAGTAAACCAACCTTTATCGGTAGGACTTCAAAAAACTTACGAGTGGATTTCAGAACAAGTCGCAAATAAGAAATGGATATATGAGAGTCCTGATAAGGGAGAATCAATTTATCGTAGAGGAATTTCTGAAACTAAAAGAGAAAAAATTAAATAATGGCAAAACCAACAAGAAAGTCACCAACGCCAACACCTTCTTTACAAGAAGAGAGACAGGCAAAAACAAAGAAAGAAATAATTTGTTCAATCATTAAAAGAAAAACCAAAGAAAAGTTTTTAACTCAGACACAGAAAAATTATTATGATGTGTTAACGTCAAGTGAGGTGACTATTTGTTCAGGACCTGCGGGCGTGGGTAAAAGTTATATCACGATGAAAGCTGCGGTTGATTTATTAGCAGACCCTAACACACCTTACGAAAAAATTATTATTGTAAGACCCGCGGTTGAAGCGGAAGAAAAGTTAGGTAGTTTACCTGGTAATGTTGAGGAGAAATTAGACCCTTATATCTTCCCATCATATTATCTTTTGAATAAAATTATTGGGAAAGAAGCGAGAGAAAAATTAAAAGATTTAGAAATTATTGAGGTTTTTGCATTAGCATTCATGAGAGGTATGAACATCGACAATTCAATTTTAATCTTTGAGGAGGGTCAAAATGCAACACCAAGTCAAATGAAATTATTATTGACAAGAATTGGGTTTAATAGTAAATTTTTCATCTCGGGAGATGTTGAGCAATCCGATAGATACAAAAATAAAACACATAGTGGTCTATGGGATGCTATTGAGAAATTTAGAGACTCAAGTGTGATTTCAACTTTCGAATTTAAAGACAAAAAAGATATTGTAAGGAATCCATTGATTACTAAAATTTTACAGAAATACGATAACGAAATAGAATGAGAATAGGTATAGAATTAAATGGTGTTTTACGAGACACTTTAAAAAAAATCCAACAGGAATACGAAAAATGGTATTTAGACAATCCATTTAAAGAAGATGAGGAGAAATCTCATTATGAGGTAATATCCGATTTAACTTCTTTGGATATTATGTCTCATCTTAAATTTAAAGATGAGGATGAGTTATATAATTTTTTATATAAAGAACATACTATGGAAATTTTTGGTCATGCTGGTTCGGTAGAAACTTCAAGTATGATGGATTTTAATAATTTTTATTTAGATATGAGAGACAAACACGATATTCTAATTGTATCGGATGAGATGGGTAAGTCAAAACCAGCGTCATTATTTTTCATATCTAAATTTGGGTGTTTAGTAGAAACAGTTAAATTTTATAGTGAATCTACAATAAATTCTCTTTGGGACTCTGTAGACGTTTTACTTACGGCGAATCCTAAACTATTATTAGATTATCCAAAAGAAAAAACAATTATAAAATATGAAACCTCATATAATAAAGAAATTGAGGTTGAACATTTTATAACAACATTAAAAGAATTAAATAATAAAATAACAGAACTATATGATTAACGTATTAGGAGAAAATTATTATATCGATTTAGACAAAGTAGAAGAATATCTCGATATGTCATCACAATATGAAGATGACGAAACAGTGTCGGGGTCTACCGAAATGAAAATCAATATTGTAAAATTTGAAATGGTTAAAATGTTAATGGACACTATTTTAACTGAACATGAAGACATTGATGAAAAATTAGCAATGAAGTCAAGTACAAACACTAGCATACCTTTTAGGTTGGCTTTCAACAGCTTATTAAATAAAAAACTTATAAATTATTATTAATATGGACGCATCGTTAAACGAAAAAGTAAAAGAATCAATTAAAAATCTTAGGGATAAGAAATCAAGAATTTATTTCTTAGTTCAAGACACTAAAGGAAATGCGAAAGCATCTGTTAGATTTATTTATCAGATGGCAAAAACTTTATTAGACTCTGGGTTTAATCCAATTATCCTTCATGAGAAAAATGACTACGCAGGAGTTGTTGCATGGATGGATGAAGAATATATGTCAATTCCACATAAATCTATTGAAGGTCAAAATTTAGAAATTTCACCTGAAGACTTTATCGTTATTCCTGAACTTTTTGGGTATATCATGGAACAAATCAAAAATTTACCTTGTGGTAAAATTGTATTAACACAAAACTACTCTTACATTGTTGAGACACTTCAGCCAGGTCAAAATTGGGCTCAGTATGGTTTCTTCAAATGTATTACTACAACAACAAAACAACAAGAATATATTGAAAATGTTATGAGGCAAAGTAGTTTTGATATTGTTAAACCATTAATTACTGATAGTTTTTACCCTAAGGAATTACCTGCAATGCCAATTATTGGTATTCACACTAAAGAACAATCAGACGCAATTAATATCATCAAAACTTTCTACCTTAAATTCCCACAATACCGTTGGTTCACATTTAGAGATTTAAGAGGTCTGTCTGAAAAGGAATTCGCAAACTCATTAAGAGATTGTTTTGTTAGTGTATGGATGGATGAACAAAGTGGTTTTGGTACATTCCCATTAGAGTCCATGGCGTCAGGAGTTCCTGTAATTGGTAAAGTACCTTACTTACAACCTGAGTGGATGAATGAAGACAATGGTGTGTGGTTAACCGACCCAAATATGATGTGTGATTTCATTGCAGACTTTATCCAAAATTGGTTAGAGGATAACATCAAACCTGAGTTGTATGAGAACATGAAAAAAACAGCTGAAAAATATACAAATAAACAAGAATTTGACTCAACAGTTATTACCTTATTTGAAGAATACTTAAACGTTAGAGCAAATTCATTTGAAGAACAAATTTCTAAAACCGAAGAATAATATGAATACTAAATTATCACTATCCGTAATTTTACCAATTAAATCGTCTAAAGCTAGAAACTTTGACGAATATTTTGAAAAAGCAATTACATCTATTAAAACACAGACCGTAGGTATTGAAGAATTGATTATCGTACATTCTTCTGAAGAAACTTTAGTAAATTTTTTGAATGACTACGATTTTGAATCCCTGAATGTTGTTAAATTATTGTGGGATAAAGAACCTAATTATAGTGGTCAAGTAAACTACGGTATTAGTAATGCCAAAGGTACTTGGATTTCTTTATTTGAATTTGACGATGAGTATTCATCAATATGGTTTAAAAACGTACAGAAATACATTGAGTCTTACCCTAACGTACAAGCATTCTTACCTGTTGTTGTCGAAACAGATGAAAAAGGTATGTTTGCTGGTTTCACAAATGAAGCAACTTTCGCGGCTAATTTTACACAAGAAATGGGATTCCTTACAAACGAAACTTTACAAGATTATCAAAATTTCCAAACTGCAGGATGTGTAATTAAAAAATCAGTTATTGATGATTTTGGAGGATTTAAATCATCAATTAAGTTAACGTTTGTATATGAGTTTTTATTGAGGTTGACTTATAATTCAGTTTCCATCATGACAATTCCAAGACTTGGTTATAAACACACAAATATGAGAGAAGGTTCTATTTTTTGGAACTACAAATTTGGTGAGAATAAAATGTTGGAAGATGAGGTTAAGTTTTGGGTTCAGACCGCAAAAAAAGAATATTTCTTTGTAGATGATAGAAACATAAAATACCAATCTGAAAATGTATAATGTTAGAAACTCTATCTGCAACAACAGAAGATGTTTCATCAAAAAAAAGAGGTAGGAAAACGGTAAATGTAAATTATTTTGACGTTAGAGAAGAAGAGGCAGTTAAAAGATTTTTATTAGCTCAAACCTTCGAAGAAAAAAACAAAATATATAACGAATACTTACGAGGACCTCTCGATAAGATGATTTCATCAATTATACGAAGATACAAATTGTATCGTAAAGATATGGATTTCACCGAAATCCATTGCGATACGCATTCCTTTTTAATGACTAAGGTTGACAAGTTTAAACCTTCAAAAGAAAAAAAGGCATATTCTTATTTTGGTACTATTTGTAAAAATTATCTAATGGGTCAAATCATTAAAGACCAAAAGGAAATTAATCGAAAAGTATCTTATGAAGACATGTCGGCAAGTATTGAGGAAAGACCTGACATGATGTATCGTATAGATGATGATGTTGTAGATACTACAGTTATAATCACACAATACATAAAAGAGTTAAAAGATTTTATTGAGAATGAGAATCTAAATGAGAATGAAACCAAACTTGGGTATGCATTAATTGACTTATTTGAAAATTACGAATCAATCTTTTCAAGTGCGGATAATAATAAATTTAATAAAAATGTGATTTTATTATCCTTAAGAGAAATGACTAATTTAAGTACAAAAGAAATTCGTAGTTCAATCAAAAGATTTAAGAAACTATATATTTTGATTCAATCTAAAATGAAAACAGATTAAAAAGTATTTATAGATATGCCAAGACCTCAACGTAAAGAAATTAATTTTACTAAAGATTCAATTTTATCTTTAATGCAGGAAATCTATAATGAACTTGTAGAACAAAGACAAACTGCAATTAGAATTCAAAATAAAATGTTATCTATGTTGAAAGACCCAGGAGATATGATGACTATCGGTCCTGTGATTGAAAAGCAACAAAAAATAGTTAACGAATGTGTTGAGAAAAAAATTAGTTTGTCAAAACTACAATCTAGTATTTGGGAAAAATCAAATAATAACAATACCGAATCTTTTTCACTTGCAGATTTGGATGACGACTTAATTCAAAATCTGATTGACAAGGATGTTTCAAACGATGAAGAATCGTACAAAATGAAGTAACATGCCAACAGATTTAAATCAAGGATACGACTCAGCCAAAAGTGAAATTAGTTCAATAAAGACTTATATTGAGGTATCTAAATCTGCAAAAAAATTAAAAAGTACTGCAGGTAATTCTCAATCTGAAGGTATACCTGATATTGCGTCTCAATTAAATAAGATTGCAACCCAACAAAAAAGGTATTTAAGACAACCACCAAATTCATTTAATCAATTGTTAGACATGATTAGTTTAGCAAATGGTTCTGGTTTGTCCACACTACAATACCTAAAGAAAAAACTTTTAGAAACCGCAGTTAAAATTGAACCTAAAGTAAAGAAGATTGTTAGTGAGGAAGCAATAAGGGCAATAGGATGTTCTCAAGAACAAACCTTTGAGGGTTATACATCAACTGATTTAGAAATTAATCCATTAGAAACATTACCTGTTGGCCAGGGTATATACGTACCCGTTCAGTCGATGGACATTGCAAGTATTTTAAAAATTAGTTCAGATTCTAAATTAGGTAAGGTAATATATGAAAAACCAACACCTAATGTCCAACCAAATATATTTAAACCTTATGGTGGTTTGAAACCTTTTCCAATGAACAAAGAATTTAACTTTAGATTGGAGGGTGCGAATGCGACCAATTCATTTAAAGGACAGTACGGTAAGTTTTACCAAGGAATTTCAGGACAAGACTTATTTGATTTTCAATTTAGCACTACTAATCAATTTGGGGTAGACCAGCCATGTTTTAGAGTTGCACTGATTTCTAAAGTTGACCCAATTGCAGGTATCACTGGTGGTACAATGAACAAAGTTGTTGACTTTTTAGAAGATTATTACGGAACTATAAAATTATTCGACAGTGTTGATTTTGCGGCAAATTTAGTCAATATCCTTTCAGGTGCCATAAGTATTCAGGCTAAGATGGGTTCGGATGAAATTCAAAAACAATCACAATTTTTATTAATATTACAAAGAATATTAGGATTATGTTTTGATTCAAGAAGAGAAATTGATGTTAGTGGTATTTCTAAAATTGCCGAATTAGACGGTGTGGATGAATCTTTTTTTGAACTAACTGAAGTTGATTTAAGAAATATAGATTTAGCAATCAGTAACATTCAAAATGGTGTTATGGAATTTGAAGATTGTGAAAATGTGAAATTACCTGTAGATACCGAAACATTAATCAATGAATTAACTGGTTTTAGAGAAAATGAAGATTTAAGTATTGAAGACCAAGTACAGAATATCTCCGACATAACTAACACTATTTTTGAAAATCCTGATTGGAAAGTTTTTTTACCAACAAATTTTGATTTACAAATTGCTGTCAATAAAGATGTAATTAAAGAAATACCTAAAGCAGTTGCGGGTTCAATATTGAGTCCAAAAGTTCTATTCCCAATATTTGTCTTGCTTAGGGTCGTTCAAAAAGATGCAACTGGATTATATAATCAAGCGGTAACATCTGCAAATACTTATACTCAAAGCGGTAGTACGGTTAATGGTTCGGTTAATAATATTGTAAATGACCAAGTAGATTTTTTAAAGTCGTTTGAGTCATTTAATATTCAAGTCACATCTAAAATAGGTGCAATTTTTGTTGAGGAACTTTTTCAATTATTAAAGAAAGATATCATTAATTTAATTTCATCCGTATTAAAAGACATTGCAAAAGGTAAGTTAGAGAAAAAAACTCTTGTAATTCAAAGGTTAACAGACATTGCACTTATAGTTCAGCAAGTTGTACGAGGAGTACAAGATTACAGAAAATGTAAATCTTTGGTTGATGATATTTTAATCATATTAAAATTACTTAGCGGTTTTGCAACTCCAGGTTCAAAAACACCCGCAGCATTGTTATTGTTGACTGAGTTTTTACCAGGAACTTCAGCCGAAAGGTCGACAATTAATGTGATAAAACAATTACAATCTTTTGGAATTCCGACAGGTACATTACCTGATGGGTCACCAAATTTAATGGCATTATATAATTTAGCTTCAAACAAAGGTGCAGAGCAAGAAGAGGCTCAAAATGGTGCAATAGACGCTGTTGGTGTTAGCGCAGCAGGACCAATTAAAATATTTGCAAAAAGTAGGTAAAATGAATAAAGAAGAATTTGAAAATATAATCGAATTACAAAAAGAGTTAAAAGACCAACCAAATTCAAAGTTAATTGAAGTTATGGATAAATTAACAACCGAGTTTGACCTTACAAAGGAAAGTATTATTAATTCAACCATTTATTTGGATAAAGTGGAAGAGTTATATAATACAATTCTTAAAGAATACGAATCAAGGAAATAATGAACGATAATACAATATTTTTTCAGGTAACCGTAATAGACAACCAAGACCCAATGATGTTGGGTCGAATTAGAGCCAAATTGTTAATTGACAACTATGATGATATTGTACGCTCAATTACCGACCCGCCATGGAACGAAGAAAAAGATGCTTGGAGTATCAGGGACCCTTTTGTTTTCAGTCCTCTTATGCCGTATTTTATGTATCAAGTACCAAAGGTTACAGAAATGGCTCAGGTATTATACACAAACAAAGACTTTAAGTATCAAAACCAATATTACATTCAGAATACGTTTTCAAGTCCAACAACTACAGGATATGAATACTATCAAGGTGCCAACAAATTCACGGGTACAGGTACTCAATTAAAAAACCCAAAACCCCTTAAAAACCAAGATGGTACATATACTGACCAAGCGGTTCATAAAGGAGTATTCCCCGAGCCTGGTGACAATGCCCTATTAGGTAGAGGAAGCGCTGATGTCGTAGTTAAACAAGATGAAGTTTTAATTAGAGCAGGTAAATTTAAAGGAACTCAATTACAACCAAATATTGTTCCTGTTGGTAACCAACAAAGAGGTTTTTTACAGTTGTCAAGATTTAACCAATCAAAGACTCCATTACCAAGTAAACTTGTGTCAAGAACAAATGAGATTGTTGTTCAAGTAAAATATCTTATTGAGTGGGTTATTACTAACCCTGAGAATACACAAGACTTATTTGCAGGTACAGTTTATCTTTATCAACTAAAACCTGATTTATCAACAAATTCTAAAAATTTAACTGTTGGTACTGAAGTCAGTGAAAGTTTAAAAATAATGGTCGCATCTGAATCGTTCTCATTATTATCCAAAACTGAAACAATTAAATTCATAAATGAGTTTATTAAAACTTGTAATGAAAAAACCACAACGACTTCAGGTATTCAATTATTTTCAGACCAACAAAATAAATTCCCGATTTTTTATAGACCAAATAATTTAACATATTCTATAATTAATCCTTCTTCAAATTCGGGTTCAACTGCAACAGATTCATTTATTAATGTTTCTCAAATATTCAATCAAGTAAAATTATACCCTGCATTAAAACAAGGTGGTTATGGTTTAATTTATGCCAAAAATAAAGTAGGGGTTCCTTTAGAAATTAAAACTACTTTAGTTCCTCAACAATCCTATTCTAATAGTCAAACAACTTACGGAGCATTGGCTAGCGACACCCTATACCTATTATCGAATACTTCATCAATACCAGGTAAAGGTAAAATTAATTTTGCCAATACATTATATGGTGTGTCACTTGACCAATTTGTGGATGAGTTCTTACCAAAAACATCAAGTTTGGTTAGGGGTGAAGAACTTTTAGAGTTGTTAAATCTTATCGTTAGATTCTTAATTACACATACTCACGCGTATCCAGGACTACCACCTGTACCTGTCACTCAAGACGGTACAAGTGTTCCAAATATCCTTACGGAAATGCAAAATGCTTATACAAAAATTCTTAATGCGAATATTCGACTTAATTGATATTTATATTAAAAAGATTAATGTCAATTTTAAGGTCGTACGTAAATAAGAATAATACAATCATTTCAGATTCATATGTTAATACGGGTAGAAACCCTATTATTGAACTGAATTTTGGTGCGTCAGATTATATAGTACCAAATTATGGGTATAGTCGTTTATTGTTTGACTTAGATTTAGATTTATTAAGACAGAACATTTCAACAGGTGTAATATCTACAGGATGTACTACAGGTATGACTCACGTTTTACAAATGACAAATACCTCATCATTTGATAATGAGTTGTTGAATACATTTATGTCTAATGAGAGAAGAAGAGCGACATCATTTGATTTGATTCTTTTTAGAATTCCAAAAACTTCAGGTAGTACTGGTAATCCACAACTTTGGGATGAAGGTGTTGGATATGATTACAACGATTTTAATCTCACAAAAAATAGTGCCAACGGTGGTTCAACACCTTTAACTTATGTAGATAGTAGAGCGTTTTCTACAAGACCTTCCAATTGGTATCAAACAACAACAATAAGTGGGTGGTCTCAATCAGGTTTATATAATAACAAAAATGAAGGTTCAGTTAATTTTTCAGGTCTAACTATTGTTGCAAGACAACATTTTGAGTTAGGTAATGAAGACATTAACATGGATATGACCAGTGAAATTAATGGTATTTTAAATGGCACCATTACTGGTGTAACAGGTTGGGGGATTGCATATTTACCTCAAATAGAAAATATCACAGGTTTGACCGATAGTTATAGTGTTGCGTTTTTCTCAAGACACACACAAACATTCTACCAACCATTTTTACAAACAACATATGATGATTTAATTAAGGATGACCGAAATATCTTCCTTAAAAATCAAGTTAATAAATTATATTTATATGTTTATCAAAATGGTGATTTTGTTAATCTTGATGCAAACCCTGTTGTAAGGATTGAAGACCGAAATGGTAATGCAGTTCCTGGTATGGCAACTTTACCAACATGTCTAAGAACGAGGGGTGTTTATGAAGTTGTGGTACCTAATTCATTTACTGCCGCAACTCCATGTATGTTTTACGATTCATGGTCAGGTTTAACTATTAATGGACAGGCACTACCAAATGTTATAAATCAATTTGTTTTACAAGAGTATACCGCAGGGATTCAAATAGGTTCTACATCAAAAGAACCAAGTAAATTTGGATTTGAGTTTTACGGTATATTACAAAACGAACAAATCCTTAATACCGATATTAGAAAAGTTGGGGTCACAATTAAAAGAGCGTATACTGCACAAGCACCATTAGAAGACGTATCGGCATTTTATAGGGTATATGTGAAAGAAGGTACTACGGAAGTATTAGTACAAGATTGGACACCTGTAAATAGAACACCAAATGAGTATTATTTCATGTTTGACACCAGAGATAAAATACCAAATGACTACTATGTTGACATCCAAGTGAATACTTCGGGTAATAAAGATACTTATAAGAAAGAATTAACTTTTAGTATTGTTAATTATAAAACAAATAATACATCATTTAGACAATAATATGAAAACATTAAAATTAACTGAATCGGATTTAAACAGAATTGTTAAAAAAGTTCTATTAGAACAAGAAAATGAAAGATATATGTTTTTTTCAAATCTTGAACAAATTCGTAGACAATGTGATATGTTATTGCAAATGGACAAAGATATGATTGAGTCTATTTTAGATAATGGCCACGATTGGGCACAAGACCACATCGCTGAAGCCAAAAATAATATGGACCAAGTTTTCGATTTTTTAATGAACGAAACAAAAAGAGACGACATGGAATCATCTATGGAGGATGAAGATGAAGATATGGTGATGTATGAAGGTAGGAAAAAAACGGGTACTAAATTATGTGCTCGTGGTAAAGCCGCGGCCAAAGCTAAATTTGATGTGTACCCATCGGCATATGCTAACGGATACGCAGTTCAAGTATGTAAAGGTAAACAACCAGGTACTGACGGTAAAAAACGTTGTTCTGGCGTTTATTGTTAATATATTTTCACCAATAGTTTTTTTATCCAAAAAAAGGTTTTATCTTTGTCGTAAATATTGACATAAGACCATGAAAAACCTTTCCCACAAATTTAGAAGAGCGGTACAAAAAGCCTACATCTCATTCAAAAGATTATCAACACCACCTACAGAAAAATCGGAATACGAAAAAGATTGTATTGCGATTTGTAAGAAACTAATTAATTTGGATGAAACCATTCTTCTTCTCACACCACTTTCAGACAAAAGATATATCCGTAATGAAGAACACGATATTTTCGTAATTTTAGAAAACCACAACGTAAAAGTAATTAATCACGTCTATTCTTATACCGTATACTTGGAAGTTGATTCTTGGCGTAAAATTATTTCATTGTTCGATAATGAAGTTGAAAAAAGACGTATTGAATTCGAAAAGGAAATTACTTCAAATATTAAACATTCACTTCAGAACATTTTACACAAAATCTAATGAAAAACAGCCCTTTTAAACTAACCTATTATTTTGGATTGATAATGTTATCAATCCCTACTTTTTTATTGTTACTGATTGGCATATTCAGTCTTAATTACGGTCGTAAAGATGAATCGTATACTGAACCAAAAAAAGTGATTGAAACTAAAGTTGTAACTAAAATTGTATATGATACAATAAAGGTTGAAAAACCCAAACAAAAATCTATTCCAAAAGTAGATACTGAACCTAAAAAAGTCGATACTAATATTATTAAGGATTCTTTATAATATTTTTGATAATATCAATTAACTGACTTTCAGTAATTCTAATTTTATTATCATTTGATTCGTTTCTTGGTTTGTATGATACCATTGTAGGTTTATTACCTTTACCTACTTTAGGGTCTTTTTTCTCAGCTCTTCTTTTTTGAGAACAAGCGGCTTTTTTCTGTGAGTCCGACATTTTGGCAGCAACACCTGCAGCTCTACACTTTGGGTAACCTTTTGGGTCAGCATCAGGTCTTCCACATGGAGGATGCCCACCACCTTCTTTTTTTCTACAAATATTAACCCAAGGACCTTTTGGTTGTTTTGAACCTTTTGGTTTTTTCTTTGTACCAAACCAAACCGCTAAATCTTCTCTTAATGGGCCAACTGCTTGTTGTATAATTTTTTCAGGTTGTTCGACATCACCAATATTACTACCATCTTCATCATTTTGTCCTGTGTAAAAACTTTTTAAATATGCGTCAACTTGAGCGATTTTATCAGTTCTTTTTTCAATCTTGGCTCTTTGTTCGGGACTTTCTTTAAAATCTCCGTCAGCTTCTTCATATGCCAATTCGGCATTATCATAACTATAAACAGAATCAATAAATGGTGCAACTTGATTTTCTTTCCACGGTTGTGGTGATAATACAATAGGTACTTTGAAATGACCAGCATTTCCTGAACCTGTAGCTTCACTAATTCTATTTCTTTTCATATACTTACTATAAATATATCGACAATACGTTATGGAACAACAAACACAACCAGTTGCATATCTTTTCGAAGATGTGGAAATTTACAATCCTGAAGATATTGAAAAACTTATTGATGGTTTAACTGAAGAACAAGCTAAATTCATGTTGGTACGTGCAGTTCAAATGGCGTACAGAAGTGGTTTATACTCATTAACCGAATCTGAACTCATATCTAAATCATTAAGGATGTTAAAATAAAAAAGGGGTCTCACGGAACCCCTTTTTTTATTTGTTATAAAATAATCGCTCTTAAATTATCCTCACATAATGATGGTTTATGTATTATAATTGTTTTTCCTGAGTGTATTTCCAATAATTTTGATAAAGATAAATTAAAAGTTGACATCGTGTAATGTTTACCATTAATTATCTCATTAACATTCTCAGTATATCTAATAATTGTCTCTTTTTTAGAATTTAAATCATACCCACAAGACGGACAAAACTTATATTTTGATTTTGTCTTGGTACCGCATTCGGTACAATAATGTTTAATATCGTCTGTAGTTTTATTTTTATTACTTAAAGGTAATATTTTAAAAGTGACTGAATTACATACATTGTACTCAAAATTTTGATATGAGTTGGTGAATTGTTGATTTGACTTTTCACCTTTCTCAACTCTACCCGTTTCAATAGATTTTTTAGATTTTAATTTTCTAATGTTTGGACCTTCAAATGTGTTAGTTGGCCCATTAAGAGATGTTGTAGAAAAATATGCATTTGATGAACTTGTTGTAAATGTTATATCACCATAATACGGAGAACCTGTATTGATTACGGTTCCAATATTATTCAACCCTAATGTTGTAAAATAACCTGGTTGATACGTTTGTTCATTATAGAACTCAATTCTGACATCCCCATTTAAGTCAATTGCATCACGATTCTCGGACGTATCTTTAACTTCATAGGTACTGAACTCAAACTTGTTATTTGAATCAAGGAAACGTTCTAAAAACACCCTTTGTCCTGGTTTAATAACAATCCCACTTGTTGAGATGTACTCACCATTAAGTTTGATTTTACAAAGTACTGATTTTTGTGTTGGATTATGAATTTCGAATTCGAAATTATCTTTGTCGTTAAGGAATACGACATTACCATTGTAGATTTTTAAACGCGACTTTTTCTTTGTGATGTGAGCAGTCGGCTTGCCCACTTTAGTTGTTGTGTAATACATTTTGTATAATTTTAAAATAGTTAATGACTATGTTACCAATACCTTCGTGTCCGTGAATACTCAACAGCTTGTTAGGGCTGGGGACTGATAAACTAAAATCTAATAATAAATATATACGAATTTAAATTTGTGTAAATAAAAAAAGGAGACAATTTCTTGTCTCCTTTCTTATAGGGTAAGATATTGATTATCTCAATTCTCTTAAGTCGAATGTTCTAACACCATCAACTGTGATACGACCGTAGAAACGGTTGTTAACCATCTTCTTAGCGTATCTAGTCATGATACCTTTGATTGGTGTAAAGTTGAATGGGTTATACATTGTAGGTGTTAATTGTAGAGGTACATACGGTGCGTAGATGTAACCTGTGTCAAGTAAAGACGTACCTTTGTGACCCAACAATACTTGGTTTGGTGGGAAGTAAGGGTCTCTATACACTTGGTAACGACCTGCTAATGTACCAACTCTTTCAATACCCATGTTGTATTGGTCTTGCTCAGGAGCCGCATTTGATACGTGGAAGTATTCCAAGTCATCAAAGATAGCACTGATTTCAGAAGATACAACAATCCAGTTAGCTCCACCTCTTAATGTAGATTTGTGGATTTGTGCTGAAATTTGGTTGATAGCCGTGATTAATGTTTGGTTCCAGTCTTTTTGAGTGTAAGGAACTGCACTTGCTCCAAGACGCTTCCATCCGTTGTAATCCCAACGTAAGTTCCAAGCCGCACCTTTACGTAAATCTCTTAAGATTTCACGGTCGATTTCAGCCGCAACTTGCTCAGACAATAAAGCTGTTAATTCAGCTTCAGCGTCAATGTTGTGGAATGCAGCAACGTCTTGAGCCATTTCAGGAGACCATTGTGCTCTTAATTTTCTTTCTGTTACAGATACAGTAACTGACATAAGGTCGAAAGAAACTTCACCGATTCTATCTTCGAATTCTAAGTTCTTGTAGATTCTGTAAGTTGCAGTAAACGCGTTGTTAGCAGCTGCTGTAGATTCGAAAGTTGAACCTGTGTAACCGTCCATAGAACCACCACAAGTGATACATACTGGTACTTGTAAGTCAACCTCTAAATAGATTTTACCATCAGGAGTACATAAGTTGTCATATTGACCACCATCAGTTTTACTGTTAGGGAAAATCGCAGTAGCGTTGTTGTTACCATACTGAACGATACCTTTACCATATCTTTGAGTTACTACTCTGAATAAGTAAGGGTTTGTAGTATTACCTGAAGTGTAAGCATTACCTGCAACACCCAAGATAGTTAAATCAGACAAGAAAGCTTCGTTGTCCATTGGTTGACCATCAGGACCGATTAATTTACCAGCTCCGTCAGTTGCGAAACCTGACATAACTACTAATACTTTTCTGTAGTTGTCAAGAGTGTAAGCTGAAGGTACTAATGAATCACCTAACCAAGCAACTGTACCAACTTCTGCAGTGATTGCAGAATATTGACCTTTAGAATAGTCGAACAATCCTGGAGGGTCTAATGCTGGTTCGTTACCTTCGTAGAATCTATCATAAAGGTCTCTTGTGTTATTGTAGTCGTAACCACTGTTTGGTGTTTGGTCAGCTGCAGCGTTTGGAGAACCATAAGGTGCGTAGTGAATACCAGTACCTGGATAGCTAGCTAAATCTTCGTTAGCGTAAGCTTGGATGTTAGGTACAAAGTAGAACAATTTACCGATAGGTAAGTTCATTGCTTGTACAGAAACGATGTCGTTTGCTAATAATTTAGAGAAAACACGTCTAACGATTGGGAAAACCACTGTTTCAAATGCACCTGTGTCAGATGTAGATGATGCTTCGTTGATTAAGTACGATGCTTGGTTTTCATACAATTGTGCTACGTTTTCTTTCATGTGACCTTTAAGACCCTCTAAGAATCCTAATTTGTCCCATTTGTTGATTGTATCTTCTTTGATAACTTTAAGGTGCTTAAGACCGATGTTACCAACAAGACCTGATTCTAATAATGCTCCCATTTTAGTATTTGTTTTGTTTTTAGTTTATTTTTGTTTATTTTATTTTTTTAACCTATCTTACCCATTAAGTCCTTCATTCTTAAGAATTGAGGATTTTCATAAGTTTTTGATTCGATTAGTGTTGTTGATGAACCTGTAGATACTGTTTTATTTAATTTTGTAACTACTGACTCATTCATTGTTTTTGTTTCTACCTTAGATAACTCATCTTTAATTGACTTATAAAGATTTTTAGATTCTTTTAAAGTTTCAACATCGTCAAATCTTCTAAGGATATTGATTTTTTCTTTTTTAGTAGTTGAGTGTTCTGTGAACAATCTAGTTGCGTAAGCTAAATTTGAATTAAAGATTGCAACTTCGTTAAGTTTTTCTCTAAACACATTTAATGCTTTTCTATATTCTTCATTCTTTTCTCTCAACATTCTAACTTCTTCTGAAGTAGATTCATAAGTCATATTACGATTAGGTGTAATACCTTTTCTTAAACCTCTACCTTCTTTGGAACCCATTCCGTATGTTCTAGCAGCTTCTTTAGTTTCTTCTTTTTCAAAAGCTTTTCTTTTTAAAGTGTCACCTTTTTTAGTCGTATAATCTTTATCACCTTTGTGAGTTTTAGATTTATCACCTTTATTCATTCCGTAATCACCTTCTTTAGTTTCTGCCTTAACAGTTTTGGACTTACCTTCCATATTTTCACCTTTCTTGTAATCGAATTTCGCTTTACCAGTACCAACTGATTTAGGTCCTTCTTTTTTCTTTTCATTGAATCCGCCTTTAGCTTTATCTTTGTAAGAAAATTTAGGTCCTGAGCCCATTCCAACACCTTTAGGTTTGTAAGTTTCATTTTGCATTTCGTCCTCTTCTTCTTCCATCATGTCGTCATCATCTTCTTCCATCATTTCAAGGTCATCCCCTTCCATCATGTCGTCCTCTTCTTGTTCCATCATTTCATCCTCATCTTCTTCGTCTAATGTGATTTCATAAACAACTTCTTCGTCGTCAAATTCTTCAACATCAGATGAATCAACATCAGATACATCACCACTGTCAGAGAAAATTGCGTTGATAACGTCATCAACAGATTCGTCAGTTTCTTCGTAACTCATTTCGTCTTCCATTAATTCGTCTTCTTCAGACTCACCAAGCTTAACAAGATATTCTACATCAGCATCGTCATCACTTAAATGAACACTGTCGCCATCTTTTTTTACAATGATGCCGTCATCTTCACCCATAGCTTTAAATACTTTAAGAATTTCTTCGTCAGAAGCACCAGTTAGGTCGATTGGACTTTCTTCGTCTGAATCCATGTCCATATCCATGTCAAATTCCATGTCGTCATCATCTGACCCCATGTCCATATCCATGTCCATCTCCATTTCATCGTTATCAGCATCCGTATCAACGTCTGCATCTAATTCAATCTCATCCTCTTCTTCTTGTTCGGATAATGATTCTTTTACTAATTGGTTGATTTCTTCCTTCATAGTTGAAGCAAGTATTCCTTTTGCATTCTCGGCTATCGCTTCTTCAACTTGTTTCATTTGAATAAGAGCCTCTTGAACTAAAGATTTGTTTTCTTTCATGAAAATCTATTATTTTTACAATATAAATATTACCAAAACACAAAAAATATCGTTTCTTGGTAGTTTTATTATTTTTTTATTTATAACTAATAAATATTTCAAGGCATAAAAAAAGTGGTCCGTTAAGACCACTTTAATTTAAAATGTTTGTTTTTGATTAATCAATCACCTCATCAATTTTACTTTCCGATACTGAAGTGATTCTCCAATCGTTAGTAAAACCTTGGTATTTTTCTGTAACTTTCGCTTCAACGTCTGTCACTGAAAAACCTTTAACTAATTTTTCTTCTCTGATTTTTTTAATCTTACCAGTATTCTCATCAGGTAAATCATACTGAATTTTCGCTACAAAATATTTTTCGTCCATAATTTATTATTTTCCCAAATAATCGGTTAATTTTCTCATTAAGTCAACACCTTTAGATTGGAATTCCGAATTTTCAGGAGATTTGTATTTCTTTTCTTCTTCTAAATTCTCCTCATATTTTTCACGGTCATTTGGATTACTAAATAAATAAGCACCTGGTGTAGATGGTGATGATACTAAGTCAAAACAAATTAATTCAAAATCATCCTGTACTTCATTTCTTTCACCGACTTTTTTTAAGGAACCAACACCTCTTGAAGAAACACCCATAGTAACACCTTGTCTCATTAAGTTTGCTGCTTGGTCTCCTTTGGTAGATACTATACCTCTTTCATGGAAACCTGGCGATGTTAACAATTTAAGTTTACCCATCAAGATATTCTTATCCCACCAAATGTCGGTAATAATATGAGACACACGGTCCAAGTCAATTAACGATGATTCAGGGTGGTTAAGTTCTGAAGTTGATAAACCTTTAGCAATTGCCTTCTTATAGTTTTCCGCTTCTCTTTTTAATATTCTTTCAGGATAGAATCTACCATTCCTATTTGGTGTGTCATATTTCTGTAATACCGCATAAAACTCAAAAGGATTTCTATAATCCATCTCGGCAGCTTCTCTTAATATTTCAGCATTTCTAACGTCTTTTGGTGATATCCATCCCGCATCTGTTTCAACCAATATTCCATGGCCCACTTCACTTGCTTCTAAAATTCTTAATTGTTTCATGAATTCTTTTTAAGATAAATATACGCAACAAGTATCTTTTTGATATTAATCGTTTTTAGACGGTGAAAATTCAAAATATTTGTTTTGAATTACGTTCTCTTTGAATATGTTTTTTATGATTTGTTTTACTGAATTTTTGATTTCGGGTGATTTGAAATCCATTTCTTGATTGGTGTATAAATTTACTTCTAAATTTAAAAATGATTTTTTTCCGTGGGATATACCACTTGTTCTTAAGTCTAAATCAACAATAGTCTGTTCTTTAAATAATTCTGTGTTTATTGAGTTGTATACGGAATGTTTGATGTCCCTACTTAAATTACATACAATCCTATTCCAATTATCATAGTCAGATTTGGGGGTAACCCATGATTGAATGTTTATGTATACAGATTTTAGGTTTTTAGAATCTACTGTTCCATATACCGATTTAATTGGATTGTAGAGATTTAACTTTACACTTTTTCCCTTTTTCATTAATTTTCATATTGTCAATGTTTATTTGTTTGTTAAAAAATAACAAATTTTACAACCATTGTCAAAAACTTTCAGAAAATTTAAGATATTTGTATAATATGCTAATAGTAGATGTAAAAAAGGACGGGATTGAAAGAGCCCTCAAAACGTTAAAGTCAAAAGTGATTAAAACCAAACAAAATCAGATATTGTTTGGAAAGAAAGAATTTGTAAAAAAATCTGTGGAAAAAAGACAACAGAAATTAAAAGCGTCTTACATCCAAAAGATGAAATCAAAATTAGATTGATTCTTCTAAGTTTTTTAACTTAAAGAAATTTAATTGATTAAATTCTTCAATTTTTAATCTATCAATAGTTTCTGACAATTTTGTCTTAACTTCAAAATCATGCTCGGTTTCTAAAATAAAATTTAACTTACTAATTGCACTTTCACGCAATGTTTCAAATTTTTCTTTTAATGATGAAGTATCTTCAGACATAATTTGAATAAACTCTTTTTTCGCAGATTCGTCCAAATTATCAAGATAACTTTTCATAGTTTGATTAGCAATACTAACCATAGATTTTAAAGGTATCTTAATACTTTCTTTTATTGATTCTGTCTTTGAAGATGTAATAATTTTAATTAAATTTTTCTTTGCCTGAACTCGTTCTAATAAATCCAATTTGTTTGTATAAACAAGAGAATCAATGTCAGAATATGAATTTTTTACATTTTCCGATATTGTCTTTGGCGTTTTAATTGTTGGAACTAATTTTTGAATTAGATTAATTCCTTCCTCCAAAAAATCTTTAGCATCAGATTCGTTTAAGCCTTGCGGTGTGCTTAGTTGGTCGTATAAAGAATATAATTTTGACATATTTTTATTTGCCAAAACATTATGTTTGAATTCCTTCAACGATTTCTTAAACTCCTGTTCATTTCTGTAGGATTCTAATAAATTATTTTCAATAGTAGATTTTATTTGTCCGAATGTCATCTCAAGTATTTTAATATAAATATTATGAGTTTAACAACTTATCCAGTTCTTTTGAAATTTCACCCAAAGATTCTTGAGCCTGACCTAAATCTAAAAATTTTGAACCTTCAATTATATTATTTTCAACTAACAAATTCATGTTCTTTTCTTTAATTGATTCAGGTGTTACCTCACCTCCTGATGCTGGTTCAGCTGGTGGTGTTTCAGTTTCAGGTGTGGCAGTTTCAAATCCACCACCTAAATCAGGTGGAGGTGTACCTGCCCCAAATTCTTCACCTCCTGTAGTTGCCGCTGCAGTGGCAGTACCACCAGAACTATTTCCATATAATTTGTCAATATTGTCAAATAGACCTGTTTTAGTGATAACTGTAGGAGTTGCTTTAAGTTCTTCACCAACAGCTCTTTCAATTCTTTGTTGTTGTAAATCCAATCTGATATCTTCATCAGACCAACCAAAGATATGTTTCTTAGCCCATGTTGAAGATGTAGGTTGAATTCCGTTTCCTGGGTCAGCAACTAAATCTTTATATAGAAGAACTTTTTCTTTCCATACATCAATTTTTAATAAATCCGCCTGAGTTGATGGGTTTGTAAGACCTAATGTAAAGTTTTGTAATTCATCTTCAAATCCTAATAAGAATAAGTGGACGATTGCAATTTTGTTTAACTCTGCAATCATACTTTTTTGGATTCTGTTGATTGTACGAGCAAAACGAATATCTTGTAATGATAGATTTTTACCATCACCAACTACTTCTTCAAATCCTAAAAATGCTTTAGGTACACGAAGAGCGGTTAATAATTTCTTTTGGATATACTCGATATCGGCAATTTCAGATAGGTTAGTTGCACCTGGTAATGTTGTAATTGGGTCTGGTGCCGCAGGGTCACGAACAGGAATAAAGTAATCTTGGTCAACCGCCATTTGGTTGAATCTCATATCTACATTACCTGTTTTAGAGTCAACAATCTGTTCTCTTTTGAATTTGTTAGCAACACGATTTACGTATGCCTCAACATCATCATCATTCATGTTACCAACGAACACTTTAAACATTCTTCGTTCAGGTGCTCTTGAGGTACGATAAATCAACATTGCATCTTCCGATAATAATAACTGTTTCCAAATACGTCTAGCTTTCTCCAACATAGATGTACCATAAGGAAGTTTTCGGTCGTCACCTAATAATCTAAAGTGAGCAATTTCCCATGATTGAAATTCCATGTTTCTGTTTTTCCAAGTAAAGTGAAGAGCTTTTTTGTTCTCATCTTTTTCTTGTGTAATATCCACAGTAATCTTAGCGGTAACCCCAACCTCGTGACGTTCAATTTCAATTGTTGGTAATTGTTGACAACCAACAACCCCTTTTTCAGGGTCCAATTTTAGATAAACAAAGTTATCACCATACTTACAAGTGTTTCTTGTCCACATTGGTAAGTTGGTATTAATATCAAGGTTGTTATTAAATAAATCGGCTAATACAGATTTAATTCTTTTTGATTCAGAATAAATTTGAAGAATGAATCCATCTTCATTTGTTGTTGTAGATTCTTCAGAATAGATGTCTAACGCCGCAGAAATTTCAGGGGTGTACTCCATTGATTCATAATCATACTGAGCAGACAATCTTGATGGTTCATAATAAATCGCCTGAGAATATAAGTTGTTCTCAACTTTCGCCCATTGATTTGTTAAATAATAAGTTTGTTGTGCTTGGAGTTTTTCACGTTCATAATCATCACGATTTGTTGTACGCAGAAGTTCTTTTTTATCAAACTTAAAAGTAGGGTAGTCCTGTTTCAATAATGAATTAGGACCGAATGTTTGGGATAGCCTCTGCCAGACCGTTAGATTTTGTTCACTCATAATACAATTTTACTAATTACTTCGATAATATAAATACTTATCATGACCCAAATAACCATCCGTATTTTTGGTAATCCTCTTTAGTTGCATTGCCATTATTACTTAATCCGTTACCTCTACCCATTTGAGGAACCATAGGATTGAAAAATTCTGACGAATTTTTATTTTCATTTACGGTTGTTGCCCATGAGTTAATCATAGCTTTAGTATGGTTTGTAACCTTCTCTAAAGATTGGAATGATTTCTCAGCAACATATAACGCCATCGATACACCCATGATACAATCATCATGGTGTCCTTTTTGGTGGTCAGGTCTTCCATTAATGTATACGAATGTATTCATCTCGTTATACAATCTATTTGAATAAACCTTAAATCCATGTCTAACCGCTTCCTCAAATGCCGATATAATCTGAACACGTTTTGAGTTAAAGTTAATACCAGGAATTCTGTCGTTAATCTTGGGGTCCCATTTCCATTTATTGGAAGTGTCCACATTATCAACATATAACCCACCAGGGTAACTTAATTCTTGTAGTTTTCTTGCGGTGGAAATACCCATACCACCCGTAATATCAATTACACAGTATGCGTTATACATGGTTCCCCATTTATATGCAACTTCTGCCAATACATCAGGTGGAATCTTGGCAACATATTCTAACACTTGTTCTCTTGTGTCAAAATCAATAATTTGAATACTTGAGAAGTCCTCGGAGTCACCTCTTGATACATCGACACCCATTACATACTTATGTCCGTTTACAGGTTCTTTAAATATCCATAATGAACCACCCATTAGTTTTGCTTGTGGGTCACGCAACATATTTTTGGATATGTTTTGCATCAATTCAGATTCGAATACGTTATCACCCGAACCCAAAAAGTTACATTCCAACTCTTGTGCGACTTTTCTCCTATCAAATTTTAACTTCTTAACCATACTCTCAAACCACGCAGAACATGGTTTGTACCCTTGTTCCATATAGTCAGTGGTAATTGAATGGTCTCTTTCATATGGATTTTCCATAGACAAATCCACAATGTCTTTTTCTGAATACTCTTCTCTATTCAAAAGATAGTGAACCAAGTCATTAGTCTTAACCATATACAAATCTTTTGTATATCGAGGGTCACGATACCAAAACATCTCAGATATTTTGAAATCGTTCATATTTCTTAATGACTGGTCATAAATTTCATAATAAATTGGGTCATAACCATTAGGGGTGGATACAACGATTACTTTACCACCCGTAGATAGTGATGCCATACACGCAGACCAGAAATCCGCATCTGCCTCGATAAACGCCGCCTCGTCAAATACAAGAATGGTAGGGGTATAACCCCTCAAAGCATCTCGTGAGGTTGCAACGGCTTTAACTTCACAGTTATTAGTTAATTTAAAATGTCGTTGTGAGTTTTTTTCTTTTGAGAATCCAACACCAACCCATTCAGGCCACTGTTCAGTAAATCCTCTAACCTTATTTGCCATCTCCATAGATGTATCCAACTTGTTGGCAATAATAAGAATCTTTTCGGGTTTGTTTTTCTTGGCAAATACCAATCTTTTTGATATCCAAGCGGCAGTTACTGTTGATACACCCGCCTGACGATACTTTAACGCAATGTTTTCGTTGTAGTTATCGTAGTCCTCAATTAAACTAACTTGGTCGGGGAAAAGGTCTAATGGGACGTATTTTGATACGGTATTATCGTATGTCTGTAAATAAGTACGAAGTGCATAAGGTGTGTTCCTCATACACTTCGTTACTTCAATAATCAGTTGTTCTTTATTCACACATGTTACTTAGGTCTGCTTATGCCTAAACTACCTAAGAAATCATCTAAACCATCATCATCGTCGGGGTCGATATCCTCTTCCTCTTTGTAGTTGTCATACTCATCTTTCATTTGTTTAGCTTCTTTAACAATTTCTTCAAATCGTTTTTTAGCCTTACCAACTTTAGATGAATCTTCAGAGATGGCATTTCCAATGATTTCCAAGAATTCTTGGGCTTCAATTTGATATAATAAGATATGGAACCAATTAATCAATCCTTTGTATTCAGGGTCAAAAATATCATCAGGTAATGCAAAACGTATTTTCTCTACGATTTCAGGACCAATACGTAATTGCATTGGTTCATTTGCCAATGTGTCAACTTGACCCATAACTTTTTGTCTCATACCAGGGTCAGATGGTAATCCATGTCTACCTTTGGCTTCTTCTAAACCTTTAATAATTTCATGACAAAGGATTGGGAAAATTAAACCTGTGGCGACAATTCTAGTATCAGGTCTTTCTTCACCTTCTTCTCCTTCTCCACCACCATCTTCATCATCATCGGTATCTTCTAATTCAACTTTACCTGCAACTCCTTGACCTGTTTGACTCATCATTTCAATCATCTGTTCCATACTAAAGTATAAGAAGTCGTTGATTGCCATGATACCCAAATAGTCACGATATAATGAAGGGTCGATTGCATCCAATCTTGCTTTTACATCAGGTTTTTGGAAAAGGTAATGTCCTTTTTTTGCAGCTCCTTGGATAAGGGCGTTAATAATATTTCTTTTGTGTTTTTCTAACTCTAATATCTCTTCGTCAGTCAAATCCTCAATATCGAAAGAAGGGAATTGTAATTTTTCCTTTTTCTCTTCATCATCGTCTTCGTCCTCATCATCCTCGTCCTCATCATCTTCAGGTTCAGATTGCATTCTGAAATTATCTGTAGATGGCATCCCTAAAGAAGCTTCAATTTCATACCAATCAGCAGGAACCTCTGCATCTTCTAATGACGCTTCTTTTGCTAACTCAATTAACTCATCTCTGTGAGCAGCTTCAATTCTCATGATGTTAGGTAGTTTTCTCATCATTTCCTGATAAATCATACCTTGTACTTGTTGAGAACTCAAATCTTCAATACCAGTAACCTGACTTAACTTATCCGCAACTTTTTGGAATCTGCTACTAACCAATCTTTGTACGTCTTCAGCACCTTTTTTCATTGCAGGATTCGTAGCATATAATCCTTCAGGACTAGCCAACTTTCTTTCAAGGTTGGGGTCCATTCTTTCGGGTCTGTTCCCGTAATTGATTTGTTCTTTAATTTTTCTTGCCATGATTATTTTTGTAGTATTTGCATTATAACGTCAATCACTTTTTCCTTTGCATCTTCAGGTGATACCTTTTTAGCTTTTGGAGCTGGGTTTTCACCAGGATTAGGATTTTTACCAGGGTGAGCAGGTCTTGGTTTCTTACCTGGTGATACACCTGGTTTTGTAGGTGCTGGTTTTGTTGTTGGTGAAGGTGAAGTACCTTGTTCAGTAATGTATTTTACTAAGTCACCTTTTGTAATTTTTGGAGGCATGTGTTTTTCCACGATTTTTTGTATTTGAGATTCTAAGTACAAAGATACAGGATTTTTTCCTTCCTTCAACTGGTCTTTAACAGATTTAACACATCTTTCAAATTTTCTTGTCTTTTTTGGTCCAACTTGAGCGTGACAAATTGCCCATGGATTTGGTTCTCCTTGTTTTTCTTCTGACATTCCAATCATATTACTATCATGATTTTGTGGAGATGTATCATCATCCATACCATCATCAGCTTCTTGGTCTTGGTCATGAGAACCTTGTTGACCTGTATATGCTTGGTCAGCATCCAAATCAAAATCATCCTCCTCACCTAATCCAAGTTTTTTCATTTTAACTTCAAGACCAGTTAATTTTTGGTCTAAAGCATCAATATCTTTCATTTTTTCAGCAACCTTGGGATTAGTTGCTTGTTCGGCAAACATTTTTTTATGTAATACGTTAATTTGAGATTCGTTTAACTTACTAACAGTATTAGAAGATAAACCTTTCTCAATTAATTGGAGTGCTTTTATATTAGTTTTCATAAACGACTTTATTTTCAAATTCTAAAATTAAATCTCTTTCATAGAGTTTATCTTTTATTTCTTGTTCTGTGTTCCCAAATCTAAAAACGAATCTTTTTTGATTTTCATTTTCTTCAGGTTCCCAGGCCAATGCAATTACATCATCCATTGCATCTATCATAGAAAAAAAATCGGAGTTCTGAATCAATTCCAATTTTAAATCAGTATTTCTCAGAACTCCTACTTTCTTAATGTATTTTATTTCAGGTGGTGATGGGTATCCGTTGGAAGGTCTACTTTCCCAAGAATCTCCCCAAACATCCAAACTATCTGAAAAAATAAACTCATATAAATTATCTCCCTTATAGTTAGGACCAAGTCCATTAACATAAGTTAAATAACTCATAGTATTTCTCCGTTTGGTGTAATTTTAACTTGACCTGACTTGGTTTCAAAAACCAAATTCTTTTTATTTGTAATTCCAACAAATTTAGAATTTACGTTTTCTTTTACAAATCTTTCTGCAGCTAATTCTTGTTCAATAGTCTCAGTCATTTTTGTAACTGATTCCATGATAGTTTTAACAACTGCTCTTTTTTGTAATTGTTGTTTTACTTGTTTTTCTTTTTGTTCTCTAATTTCTCTTTTAGATACTTCAAAATATTTTGAAATTACTTTGTCAACTTGAGATTCACCAAAAATACTATCGAAGATTGCTCCGTTTCCGTAGTTTTCCTCTTCCATTTCAAATCCTTCAACAGGAAGGTCCATGTCAGCTTGAATATCTTCAACTTCAGTATCATCTGTAAAATCTTCACCGTCCATATCATCTTCTTGACCAAATTCTTCAGTTTCATCCTCTTCAAATTTTGACATAATATCTTCCTTATCTTCTTCAGATAATGATGTTAAATCAAGAGCGGATAATACCATATTAATAACGTATTTAACATCTTCAGATGTCATTCCCTCTTCATTATCAAGAGTTCTGATTTTTTGAGTTAATTTACCTGTTAACTTTTGAATTGTTTTGAAAGTAACTTTATCCTCAAGATTTTCACCACCTTCTTCTGCGTCAATATCAACGTCAACGTCAAGTTCTTCACCGCCCATGTCATCCATCGGCATTTCTTCATCACCCATCGGCATTTCTTCACCACCCATGTCAGTAGGTGACGGTGGTAATTCAGGTGATGGAACTGATGGTGGTGCCGCTGGTGGTGCCGCCATTGGTTCAGGTGCGGGAGCTGCAGGTTTTGGAGTTTTTAATGTGAATTTTTTTTGTTCACCATATAAAGAAACTCCTTCCTCATTTTCATTAATTCTATTTAATTCACCTGCGACAATATTCAATCTTTTTAAAGCTTGTGAATATGAAGAATAGTATTTTCTATTTTTCATAGGTTCAATATAATCACTTTCTGATTCAGAAATTGTTTTCTTGATTATATAACCTTGTCTTTCTTTAACGATTTGATAGTTATTACCGTCCGCAAGAGATATTGAATACTCTGTCGAAGCATTTTCATTAATAGTTTTAGGAACCACTTCTTTGAATCTAGCGATTTCCATGATTCTATTTAACTTGTCTTGGCCTGTAAGTTTTTCACTTCCAATTGGTTTTAAGTCTGCCATATTTGTTGTTCTTTATATTTTAGTTATTTAGTCCTTGGAAACCTCCAAGAGTAATTCCGTTTAATTGTTGTACTGGTACTCCATTAGCATCTAAGAATACAGGGTGTGGTGCGTAAGCTCCTGAGAAATCTGCAGTACCTCCACTAAATCCACCTAAAATATCTAAGGTGTATGCGTATTGGTCATCTGCCGAGAATCCTGTAAATCCAGGCGTAATGGACGGTGTTGGTGTTACCGCTGGTGTACCTGTCTGTGTTTGTGTTGGAGTATTAGTAGGTGTTTTTGTTGGTGTTACCGATGGTGTACCTGTCTGTGTTTGTGTTGGAGTATTAGTAGGTGTCTTTGTTGGTGTTGGTGTTTGAGTTGTGGTATTAGTTGGTGTTTTAGTAACTGTTGGTGTTGGTGTAACCGCTGCAGTACCTGTTTGAGTATTAGTTGGTGTTGGCGTACTTGTCGCTGTTTTAGTTGGTGTATTAGTTGGGGTAGTTGTATTTGTTGGTGTATTAGTAGGGGTTTTAGTAGGGGTTGTTGTATTTGTTGGTGTATTTGTTGAAGTGACACTTGGGGTTGGTGTTGGTAAAGGACACGGTCCTATTACTGTAAATGAACCATCTCCACTAATAACCGTTACAAATGTACCACACCTTATAACACTATTATACGGACCTATGTTAAATGTTGTTGTTATTCCGTCACAATCTTTGAATCCAAAGAAACTACCTGTTGAGCCCCCATTTAATTCATATGTTTTACATACACCAGGAGTCTCACTTGGTGTAGGTGAATGACTTGGTGTATTTGTTTGAGTTGGAGTATTTGTTTGAGTTGGAGTATTTGTTGGTGTTTTAGTTTGAGTTGGAGTATTTGTTGGTGTTTTAGTTTGAGTTGGTGTTACTGTTGAAGTAGTTGTTGGTGTCGGAGTACTAGTTGATGTTACTGTTGGAGTTGGCGTGACATCTGGTTCGACACTACACATGGTAATAGATTTCACCAATCTGTCTGATGTGTTATTGGCATCCCTCGCTAAAACCCAATATGTTTGACCACTAAAGACTCCACTAAACACAGGAGTATTACCTGGTGTATTGTTTACAGAACTAAATCCGCTATTATAACTAGTCGCTCCAGATTCACTACTAAAAGTTGTTGGTGCGTATTCATAAACTCCCGAACCTCCCGTAAACCCACTCATCCCAAGAAATACTGGTGGAGAGTCACAATTTATCGAATATACTGAATAATTAATTGCCATCGATTTTTTTCTTAATAAATATACGATTAATGTGAATTATTTGAATATTCTTGAATTGTTCTTTCAACAGACAACTCTTTGTCGGTTTCCTTGTTTGCAGTGTCAAATAATTTTTCAATATGACCTGACCTTCTTAAGAATTTAAATACAAGGTTTTCGTAAGATAATTCACCATCTTTTTCGAGTCCTGACTTTCTATATTCTTTTAGTTTTTCTTTGATTTTTTCCAAGTCTTTACCCTCATCAATTGCGGTGTCAATCTTCTCAACCCAACATTTAATCTTATTTGTTAAGACTTCTTTATCAACGTTATTTTTGAATTCTTTAGGTTTTGTAACCCATTCGTTATTCATAATAGAATATACTCCTGAGCTTGTATGAATCTCCTCAACATCTTGAGCATACAATTCAACATCATATCCAAAGATTTTGATATTGTGTTTGTCATTGAAAACTTGTTTTTTCAAGTTAAACAATTCTTTATATAATTCCGATTGGTTTTCATATTGTTGTAGGTCAACAATAATGTGTAAGTCAAAGTCAGAAAACTCGGACCAATTATAATTTGCCAATGAACCTGTAAGATGAATATCATCAACAAAAACCTCATCACCTAAATAATCAATAAACTTTTCAGCGATGAGCATAAGTGCCTTTCTGACCTTTGGTTTCATAACCGCTTTGTCAGGATTGTTTGGGTTATCCCAAATTTTCGGATTCAAACTATCTTTGACCGAAAAACTATTAAGGATTTTTTGGAAATTACTCATCCTTAATAAATAGTATGAAAATTAAACTTTTTTATATGAATATTGTTTAGCAATGTCAGTTGTAAAAAATTTACCCTGAGATTCTGCCAATCGGAACTTCGTATATACTTGGTGAGGTACGTTGTCGTACTTGTATTTTGCTCCGTTATTGAATTCTACAACCAACTCTTTTGATTCAGTGTCGTATTCAGATGCTTTAATATTTGAAGATTTAATTTGATTTTTAATCTTCGTCCCATCGATTTCTTCTTTGATTATGGCCATGTTCACTTAGTGGTGTTAGTTCATTTATTTTTGACATTAATGGTTGGATGTAGTTTATCAACTCATTTAATGACATATCAAAACCATAAGAATTAGTATGTTTAAGTAAAGATTCTTTTAAGTCATTAAACTTATTAAATAATCTTATCATGGTTGGTGTGTACGTTGGTGGTTTTTTTAAATCATTTTCACTAAAACCCAACTCTTGGAAATGTTGTCTCAATTCAAGATACGTGTCAAGTAATTCTCTCAACGTAAGTGACTCTTCCAAAAATTTTTCATATGGTCTCATGGTTATAAATATTAAACCCCCACCGTTTTGGTGAGGGTTTCTGTTAAGACCTTAATTTTTTTAATTTGTCTCGTAGTTCGATAGAAAGTTCAAAGTTTTGGTCTTCGATAGATTTCTTTAATGCCGATTCGAGCTTTTCAATTTGTTCTTTATTGGTTCCCAAATTTTTGATTTGGTCTCTTAACCTAACCGCCTCTTCGAAATCTTCTTTTTCGATTGCTCGTTCAAGTTTAATTTTAAGGTATTCTTCCTTGCTCATCTCTTTTGAATTGGGAGCGTCAAAGTCAGATAAGTCAAATACCTTAACATAACTAGTGTAACGGTAATTTCCATCAGGAGATTCATAAGATTCTTTTTTCCAATCGTCTTTATTTAAAGAACTTATGTTTTTATCAAAGTCCTCCATCATTTTGTTGTAACGAGCCATCAGCTCATCAATGTTTAAATTAAATCTTCTACCAAACATATTTTTTTTGTTTTATTTAAATTTATTAATTACTTTTGTTCTTGTCAAGTTTCATACCATCATAAATATATGGTCAGAAAATTAATAGTATATGACAAAATGTCAGTATAAAAAAAATTTTACTGACAATTTGACAAACCGCTTGGATATGTATGAAATTTGACGGACATTTGTAAAACAATTAAAAATATGAACGATTTAATGGACGACGACGACAAAACAACAAACAAAAAGACCAAATCATCTGAAGGTTCTAACACTCCTGTATTGGATAACTTCAGTAGGGACTTGATTAAACTGGCGGAAGCTGGCAAACTTGACCCTGTTATTGGTCGTGACCGAGAAATCTTAAGGATTGCTCAGATTCTTTCTCGTAGAAAGAAAAATAACCCAATTATTATTGGTGAACCTGGTTGTGGTAAGACCGCACTTGTTGAAGGTTTGGCAATTAAGATTGTTAATGGTGATTGTCCTCGTAATTTGGTGGATAAACGTCTTGTCAATCTTGACCTAACTTCAGTAGTTGCAGGTACCAAATACCGTGGTCAGTTCGAGGAACGTATGAAGGTGATTATCGAAGAACTTCAAGCAAACCCGAATATCATCGTATTCATCGATGAGATTCACACTTTGGTTGGTTCAGGTAACTCATCAGGTTCCATGGACGGTTCAAACATCTTTAAACCCGCATTGGCACGTGGGGAAGTTCAATGTATCGGAGCAACTACTTTGGATGAGTTCCGTAAAAACATTGAAAAAGATGGGGCATTGGAACGTCGTTTTCAAAAGGTGATTGTTGAACCATCTTCAGTAGATGAAACAATCCAAATCCTTAAGAACGTACGTGACAAATACGAATCATTCCACAAGGTACACTACAGTGATGAGGTTATTGAGACTTGTGTGAAATTGGCAGACCGTTACATTACGGACCGTGAGTTTCCTGACAAAGCGTTCGATATCTTGGATGAGGTTGGTGCAAGAATGCAAACTGACTTAAAGATTCCTGAAGCAATTGAGGAATTGAAGAAAAAGGCGGCAGACATCAAGAAAGAAAAGATGGAGGTAGTTAAACGACAAAACTACGAACAAGCTGCGGAACTCCGAGACAAAGAACGTAAGTTATTGTCAAAACTCGAACAAGAGAAAATCAAGTTCGAAGAAAAGTTAGAGAAGGAGAAACAAACCATTTTGTTGGAACATGTTTATGATGTAGTGTCAAACATGACTAAAATCCCTGTAAGCAAAATGAGTGTGGATGACACCAAAGCTCTACTTGACTTGGACAAGAGCTTAATCGACAAGGTTATCGGTCAGAATGATGCGGTTGTCAAGATTGCAAAATCAATCAAACGTAATCGTTTGGGTATTAAAGACCCTAATCGCCCAATCGGTTCATTCGTCTTTTTGGGTTCGACTGGTGTTGGTAAGACATATTTGGCAAAACAACTGGCAAAAGAAATGTTTGGTTCCGAAGATGCTCTCATTCGTGTCGATATGTCTGAGTACCAAGAGAAACACACAGTATCCAAATTGGTCGGAGCCCCTCCAGGATACGTAGGTTACGAAGAAGGTGGATTGTTGACAGAGAAAGTCAAAAACAAACCATACTCGGTAATCCTATTTGACGAGGTGGAAAAGGCACACAGAGATGTGTTTACCATTCTACTTCAAATCTTGGATGATGGTCACGTTACCGACAGTCTTGGTCGTAAGATTAACTTCAAGAACACCTTGATTATCTTGACCTCAAACTTGGGTGTTAAGAAACTTCAAGATTTTGGAACAGGTATTGGTTTCTCAAGCAACTCATACAGTAATGAGGAAGCAAAGAAACAAATGTTGATGAAGGAAATGAAAAACTTCTTCTCACCTGAGTTCATCAACCGTATCGATGATACAATCGTATTCAACTCTTTGGGTCAGGAAGACATCAAAAAGATTACTGACATCGAATTGAAAAAGTTGATGACTCGTTTGACCGACTTGAACTACAAAATCACATACGATGAATCTTTGGTGGAATATATCTCAAAGATTGGGTATGATGAATTGTACGGAGCTCGTCCTATGAAACGAGCAATTCAGGACAAGGTGGAAGATTTAATCTCCGAAGAAGTTCTGACGGGAAAAATGATTGAAGGTAAATCATATCTCATCAAGGTTGTTGATGAGGATGTGATAATCCAAAAGAAAGGTCGTTAATAAGAAAAGGGAGATTTATTCTCCCTTTTTTATATTTATAAATGATGAAAGATTTAATCAGAAAAGTCCTTAGAGAGATGGTGACCAAAACAAAGGTCATTTGTGATGAGTGTGGATGGTCTTGGGATATTGCCGATGGTGGTGATGACCTATATATCTGTCATAAGTGTGGTCATGATAATGAACCCGTAGAAAAGGGGGAACACAAAGAAAGTGAACTAACTGAAAGATGCTGGAAAGGTTATACCCAAAAAGGTATGAAAACCATGTTTGGTAAAAGATACCCTAACTGTGTAAAAATAAAGAAATAAAAAAAATCGGATGATTTCTCACCCGATTTACATTTAGAATAACCATTGTTTTTTCCAACCGTATTCAACCAACTGTTTGTAATGCAATTTGTGACCAAGTTTTTCAATCATCTTACGACCCATTTCAATACCATTCATTACATCCTCAACAACGACGTATTCGTGCTTGGTGTGATAGTTGTAATATCCAATTGAGAAGTTAATACAAGAGAAATCGAACTTACCTCGTAGAGCGTACACGTCAGTGTAGGGGTGAACCATGTATCTCATTCTATCACCCATACCTTCTGTTAATACTTTATCACAAGCATCAAAGAATTCTGTTTCACGGTCAAACAAAACTTGACCAAAACATTTTTCAGTAATCATCCAATTTTCAGGTGCATCAAACTGAATACCATAACCTACATTTGTAAAGAATGATGGGTCAGCTTTCATGGAACCATGACAACCAGTTTCTTCAGATACAAAGAATGCCGCTTTAACATATTGTAATTCTTTTAACAAAGTAAGACATGCAAAAACACCACACTTGTCGTCACCTCCAATACCTGTTGGGTCTCCGTTATCATCATATCCTTTATATGACAACTTAATCTCTTTTTGGGCATTTGGTAACATTTCCTCAACGACGTTAATCTCATTCAAACCATGAACGGTATCCGTGTGGGAAATAACACAAGGGAAATAAAAATCTTCAGGAAGGTCTTTGGATTCTTGTTTTGTTGCGTAGACGTTATTATATTGGTCTACATAATGTTCAATATTATTTTCAGTTAACCAATTAACCAAAAATGCAACCATTTTGTCTTCGTGATACGTTGCGGTTGGCACGCTCAAAACGGCTTTGAGTAATTCTAAATTTTGTTCCATAGAGCAAATATATAACTTTAATTAGAACTAACCAAATTAAAATAACTCTGGTTGGTGTAATAAATTATAAAATTGTTCTTCTGAATATTTTTTAGTTTCAAATCCTCCTTCAGGTGTTCTCATTTCAACAGATACTGTCATATCATCTCTATCAAAATCTTTTATTTTGAAACTTTTTTCCTTGTCTTTTGGTAATTCATACCATACCTTTATTTTATATTTAGATAATATTTTTTTCCTAAATTCAATAAATTCATCTAGGTTTTCATCCTCTTCCAATTTTTCAAGAATTGAGTCTAATTGTCTTTCAACATAATTATTAAATGACTCACTGTCGAAATTATCATAATCTTGATATTCATATTGGTCCTCAGCCCAATTACCTATATTTCCTCCGTGGTCTTCAATAAGTTTTTGAATTAATGACATGGCATCAATTTTAGTTATTCCATATCTTGCAGTCCACATTAATAAGTTTGCTGCGGTTGTATAAATCTCATCATGTTTTCTTTTAAATGCAAACCCGATAGATTCTAATGCCTTGTCAAGTTCATTATTCATACTCTCCCTTGCAGTAATTGTCATTTCCCTATTTTTTTCCACAAAATAGTCGCTAAGAATATTATCAGTTTCTCTTTCAAATAAATCCGACAATACTGAGGATAATTCTTGTCTATATTCGTCACTATTTAAATTAAATTCTTTTGATGGTAATATAACTTCCGAAATTTTTTTTAATTTTTCTTTATTCTCATCATTTAAATCACCATAAACAATATACCCTTCTTTCCAATCTTCATCAACAGTATATGAATCCATAAATTCATAATCACTGTAATAACTATTTATTACGTTGAAGAACCAAATATCGTCGTCGGTTAAATCCAAAAATTTAAGGAAGTTATCGTCGTCACCAAAATCAAAAACAATTTTACTTTGTCCCAACGGGTCTGCAGGAATAATTTCAAGAATCGACCCATCTGAATTCTCAAGGTCTCTAACACTTGTTTGATTTCGAACAAACTCACGTAGTTTTTTGACAAATTCACCCATTCCAAGTAATTCATCAATTAAATCATTTTGATTTGGGAATTGTTCTCTCAACTCCTCTAAATCTACGTTTCTGTCTTCGGCGTTATATACATCCATTATTCTTTCTTTTTCATTTCTGAATAACGCCATTTTTAATCCTGTTTTCTTGTTTAAGAAATAATATAAATTACCATCTCTAAAATATTTGTCAAAGTAACCAGGATTACCTTTTTGAGTTGTACACCATTTTGTATTGGCTCCGTAATAACAAGATGCGGCATGTGATTTAGGTCTAACAACTAAAACATCATTGTCTTCGTAAATCTTGTCGGCTTGGGTTTTAATTTCCCTTTCAATTTCTCTTTGTGTTTTTCTTGCATCAATCGTATTCATCAATTTCTTGATGAATTGTGGGTTTTCATATTGATTGATATCTTTTGGTGAACGAGCAATACCTTCAATATTTGGTACAACATATTCACTGTTCATATCATTTCTAAATGCCGTCTCAGCATTCCAAATGTCATCTTCCTTAATTCTATTTACGTTTGCATGGAACCAAGGAATTATAGTCCCGAATAAATCTTGAAGTGCCTCACCTTGTTGGACATTTAATCCACCTGTTGGACCAGCCAATTCAGGAATGATTTTTTCTAATTTTTTGGCAATGTAATCTACGTATTTGTATCGTGTTGGGTCAACGCTCAATATCCTGTCAATAAATGGACCGTCATATTGAAACTTTTGTTTCAGTCTTTTTGCCGCGTCTTCTGTTTTACCTTCAATTATAATCTTCACAGGATATTTTTTTACTATAAATACAAGTTTTGTTTGGAATATTCATATTTATACTTACCTTTGTAAAACAAATCACGGGTG